TTTTTCAAGTGAAAAGTATATTCTCCTTTTGGGTGTCCATATTCTTCAATCCCTATTATATTGTCCAATCGCTCAATATAGGGATAATTTTCATTGTGAAGAATAATTGTCTTTGGAGTTTGAAAAAAAATACATGGTAACATTTTGTCTCCTTTTAAGATGTTATTACACCATCAATGATTTCGTTTACCTGTTGTTCGGTAATTTTTTCACCCAATTTTTTCGTCAATCTCTTAATAGAAGTTTGAAGACTCCTATCGCTATTATATTGACGCGAACCAAGTCGATATGAAATATCGACTATTTCAGCAAGATTCTTGCGAATCGCAAGAAATTTTTCGTAACTTGTGTCTTTCATAACATTCTCCTGTAAGGTTTTGTATCAGATTTAATTTATATTATCTTAAAAAGGATGCCCTCGATAGGATTCGAACCTACGCTTGATAGGGTTTCGTCATGCATTACTACTTCCCTACCTTTGACCACCTGTCGTCTTACGGGACGACTGTATCTACGATATATGTACATATACCATACATACGATGCGCTCTACCACTGAGCTACAAGGGCATAATCGAAATAAAGAATTGAGTGCATCCCTCGGTTCTCGTAGTCCGAGCCATTCGTATTGAATGGTGAGGCCGTATCCATTCGGGCGAGGACGCACCCGATTATATTACCCGTTTGAAACGCATAGTGCATTTGCACCCCTCTGCTATGGAAGATACTTACACCCCGTTTTCAGATGCACTCAATTCTCTTTTGCATCGGACTCATCAGTACACTCTATGATGCATTGAAATAATGGGGAGTGAGGAATCGAACCTCACAACTTGGGATTGTACCAGTTTGAGTGAACAAACCAGAAAGCCCAATAAGTTACCATTACTTCATCCCCATAATTTCATCTTTTAAGTTTCGTCCTTTCAAGTGTAGACGGCGGGTATACTATCCATTATATTATCTCCCCAATTAAGGAGAGAGGGGATTCGAACCACCATTTCCCGCCTTGAATGTGCTACAATAAAAATCTTTATATGAAATTTAATAATTTTTCATTTGTTTAATGGTTTCTTTTTATCATCCTCTGCGCCAAGATACCGTTTGTATTATCCTAAAAAGGCGGTCTGACCGCTTCGTATATCTTCGCTATCAAAGCAATGATAAACTTTATCCATCTGTTCGCCTGTCGTATGTCGGACTTCATGCGCCAACCCACCACTCGCAAGTGATGACGTTACAGACTGATTCAGTTGTCAAAACAACAAGTGCTTTCGCGTCACTATTATAACGATTATCGACCATAAAACAATAGGCTTAATTAAAAAAAATAAAAAATTTTTTAATTTATTGAACAATAACGACTTACAAAATTATTAATTTCTACATTTTCGAAAGTGTTTGTTGCCAAAAAATGTCCACATGTGTAACATTAACAATATCAATAAGTTATAAACGGGGTGGTTCCATTAATATAGACTAATTTTGTATATGATAAAGATTTTTGATTGATTCCTCTCTCATTGGCGTATAATAAATGAAACAAGGTATAATAAGGAGAATACAAATGCCCACAAGATGTCAAATTGGTTTCTATGAAGATGATGCTATTCTAACAGATTGGGTAGCGTTAATTTATCGTCATTATGACGGTATGCCAGAAGCAGTTATCGGAGATTTGGCAGTAATTAAATATTAAGCGTATAATTAATGGAGCAGGATGAAATGAATGTTTTAAGTTTATTTGATGGGATAAGCTGTGGACAAATTGCTCTAAATAAGCTACAAATCCCAATCAATAACTATTACGCAAGTGAAATTGATAGATACGCCATAGCTGTTACACAATATCATTACCCTAAGACGATACAGCTTGGAGATGTTTGTAATATTAAGCCGGACAAACTTCCTACTATCGATATCTTAATGGGTGGCAGTCCCTGTCAGGGATTCTCAAAATCAGGAAGCGGATTAAATTTTAATGACCCGCGTAGTCGTCTGTTTTTTGAATTTGTCAGAATTTTGGAAGAGGTTAAACCTACTTACTTTCTTCTTGAAAACGTGGGAATGAAAAAAGAATGGAGAGATACAATTACACAAATAATGAAAGTAGAACCACATGAAATAAACTCTTCATTAGTTTCGGCTCAGAATAGATTCCGATTATATTGGACTAATATTCCCAATATTGTTGACCCATCCGACAAACATATATTTATTAAGGATATTATTGAACATGATAAAGAAAATAAAATGTATAATAGTATAAATTATCTTAAGTATTCATATGTTCCAATTAATAATACTGTTAACATTGTTGGAAATATTTATCCAAAAACAGGTCAGAATGGAAATATATATGATATCTCCGGTAAATCAAAAACATTAAGTGCCGGAACCGGAATAAGAGGAAGGGGAATAGGAAGCTCAAATGCACCTAAAGTAAAAGTAAATAGTCACAATTGCAAACAAGTTGGAATTGCCAATATAAACGGACATGATATATTAAAAAGAATTTATGACATTAATGGAAAATGTCCTACCGTTAATTCCATGAATGGTGGAAACAGAGAACCAAAAATAGCTATTAATAATATCCGATGGAGAAGATTGTCTCCGTTGGAATGTGAACGACTTCAAACTATTCCCGATAATTATACATTGGTTCCGTTTAACAAAAAAATGATGAGTGATACACAGAGATATAAAATGATTGGAAATGGATGGACGGTGGATGTAATTACCCATATTTTAAGTTTCATAAAGGAACAAAATAATGTGGAATAAATTTATCCGATACTATACATCGACTCATGATTATCGGTATGATGAGATTAAGGGCATGATTGTAACAGCCGAGTGGATTCTTCGGCAGAAATACCAAAACATTGGGATGAAGGCATTGAATAATCTTATTAGAAGACAAGTAGGTCAAAGAATCCAAGAAGAGTATGGTCGCAAAAGAACCTATCGTGATGGAGAGTATTTCTATTCAACTATATTGGTGTCTCTTGATATAGACCACTGTGAAGCAAATGAAGACAGTAAAAAATTGCTTGATACTATTATTAACGTCACTGCCCTGACAGCAGAGGAAATTAAAATTATTGCATATTCATATGGGGTAAATATCGCTAAGGGAAAAGACAACTTTAATCCTAATCAAGAAAAACTTCAACATACAAAAATTATCCAGAGATTTTTCCCCGATAAAGATGTCGCTTATATAAAAGAGATAAAAAAGAGTGCAATACAAAAACTTAGGAGAACATGTGAACAACTATCAACCTAAAAAGTTTTCTAATTTTATAGGACAAGCATCAATTATTGAGGATATTAATATTCATGTAACCGCTTCTGCTATCATGGATGTGCCGATTCCTCATGTATTAATGTATGGGCCTCCGGGTCTGGGAAAAACTACTTTAGCAAGGATTATTGCCAATGAAAGAAACGTAAACATCATCGAAAAAAATGCCATGTCGATTAACTCAGATGTGGAAATGAAATTTTTATTGTTTGATTTGAAACCCTGTGATATTCTTTTTATTGATGAAATTCATAGATTAAGTAAGGCTGTTATGGAAGTCTTGTACACTCCCTTGGAAGATTTCCTAATCGACGGTCTTTCAATCAGTCCTTTTACGCTGATTTCGACTACCAATTATGCCGGGTCATTGGAACGTCCCTTGCGCGAGAGAATTCCTCTTAAGTACGAATTAATGCCCTACCCTGAAAACGAAATTACTCAAATGATGGAACAAAGAGGGGCTATTCATGAAGTCGCTGTTGAAATTTCTCAGAGGTCAAGGGGAATTCCTCGCATTGGGAGAGATTATTTAAGAAATATCGACAATTATGCAATTTATCAAAAACATTCCCATGCCACGAAAACTGATGCTACTGAAACCTTTGCGAGAATGAAAATCGAAGAGAATGGGTTAACTCAACAAGATATTACTGTCTTGCGTCACCTTATTAATAGCGGTTCTGGCAGTCTTAGCAGGGCAGTTGGAGTAGATGCCCTTACAACTGCCTTAAATATTGACCGTTATGACTATATAAACATGATAGAACCCTACCTTGCCCAGTGTGGATATATTCAACGAACTAATAGAGGTCGAATTATAACTACTTTGGGAATCCAATTTATGAGAAATAAAATATAACTCATTTTGTTCTCCTTACTGAAGAAGTGAAAACTTATTCAGTTGTTCACTAAGTGCCTGAGTTTCAATATCTTATATTAAACTCAGACTTTTTTTATTTTTTTTTCTCCCTTTTCCCGATTTTTTGCGTATTTATATATAGAACACCAAAATTAGCCTACGAAAGGGATTTTAATATCAGTTCCCACAATCACTTAACATGTTAACGGAGAGGAGTCAATGAAGATAAGAAAAGAATTAAAATATGGAGATTATCGAGAATATAATCAATGTCTTGATTGTGGTGAGGCTTGGGGGGATTGGTCAGGGGAAGGATTTTGGATTACTCAATCCAACATTCGGCTTTGTTCTCAGTGTGGTGGAACAAATATAAAAAAGGTTATAGGAAGATTTGCTGAGACTGTAATAATCGCCACTACCATTTTTCAAATAAGAAAATATTCTATTTATAAATTTGAGAGGAAACAGATTCTTAATGATAACCAAATACCGACCGAAAAATCTAAGTGAATTTTTAGGTCATGACGTTCTTATCGGGTCTATCGAAAAACATCTTAAAAATAAAACCCTTCCTCATGCTATACTAATCTCAGGAGAATCGGGATGCGGGAAGACTACATTAGCAAGGATAATCGCCAATTATTTGGGCTGTACCAAAGGTGGATATCGAGAGATAAATTGCGGTGAAACCGGAGGTAAGGATAAGACTATTTCTATTTTAGATATGATGAAGTATAACTCGATTCTTTCAAATGTATCTGTTTATGTCTTTGATGAAGCACAGGGTTTAACAAAAGACAGTCAAAGAGCTTTATTGAAACCGATTGAAGAAGTTAAAAATAATGTTTATATTATATTTTGTTCTACGGAACCAGAAAAATTAGACAAAGCTTTGAGGGGAAGATTGGTTCACTATACTGTAGGCAAAATAGACGACACCCCAATGTACAAAATTCTTTCCCACATATGGGATTCAGAAGGGTACAACCAACCAGAGAAGGAAAAGTTTCTACAAAGTATTATTAAGAGAGTGGATGGTATTCCTAGAGAAGGAATTACTTTATTGGCTAAATTAAGAGACACTTCAATCGAAGAGGCCAAAGAATTAGTCGATGGGTACACCCCCGAAAATGAATCTATGACAATTGATTTTGTCAGAGCCCTTGCCGGAGTGGGGGGTCTTAGTTGGACCGCTATCATGGAGATTTATAAAAAAATAAATAGCCCCGTTTATTCTGTCCATGTTATAACAGCTAAATATTTTAAGTCAATGTTTATTAAAAATCCATCCGAAAGAAGAAGCGAATTGCTTATGCTGTTATCTAAAATAGAAGATACTCCATTACATGAAGAATATTTTTTATCGGTAATTTACTTGATACATAAGGAGTGGAAATGATAGATATAAATAAAATTTATAACGAAGATTGTCTTGAAACATTAAAAAAAATTCCAGATAATTTTATTGATTTAGTTATTACCTCTCCCCCCTATAACATGAGAACAAGAATAAGAAACGGTCAATATACAACAAGAGAAAAATCCGAGCATTTTAGTAAAAAATATAAATTTTTTGATGATGCTCTACCAATAAATGAATTTTATGAATTTCATAAAAAGGTTATATCAGAATTGCTGAGAACATCTAAAATCATTTGTTATAATTTTCAAATAGTGACAGGAAGCAAAGAGGCGTTTTTTAGAATTATCGGTGATTTTAATAAAGATATTAAAGATATAATTATCTGGGATAAGGGACATGGACAACCTGCCATGCACGAAAGAATATTAAATAGTTGTTATGAATTTATTTTAATTCTTGAGGGAGACAAAAAGTGTGGAAGAATGATTCAAAACGCTGTTTTTAAGCGTGGAGAAATGAATAATATATTAAGGATAAGTCGAAATAAACAAAAAGATAAATCTCATAATGCTGTTTTCCCTTTCATGGGGAGTGGTACGACTGCTATAGTGGCTATATCAAATAATCGTAAATATATTGGTAGTGAGATTATTAAGGAGTATTTCGAAATGGCCGAGTATAAAATATCTAAAACAAGGAATGGTAATGAATAATTCATGGATAACTAAACATGCCAAATATTATCTTGATATAGCCAAACTTGTTGGTAATACAAGAGTCAGATGTCACTCTCGTCATATCGGCTCGGTTCTTGTTAAGGACGATAATATTATAGCTACCGGATTTAACGGTCCTCCGAGGGGAATCCCAATGTGTGACGAATGGGAAGGTAATTGGACTAATTCAAAAATACCACTTAAAATTCTGCAAACAACAGAACATCCTCCCGTTAAGGGAAAATGTCCACGAAAGGTTTTGGGATATCCCTCTGGTGGTGGTCTTGAGTATTGTCCTGCGGTTCATTCTGAACGTAATACATTGTTAATGTGTGCTAAAAATGGAGTCTCAACTAAGGGCTCTATCTTGTACTGTTGGTGCGGACTACCATGTAAGGATTGTACTATCGAACTAATCCAAGCCGGGATTAAAGGTGTGGTTTGTGCCACAACAGAAATCTACGATACTTTTTCTCCAATTTTATTTGCTAAATCCAAGACTCCAGTAGTTGCTTACTCAGATAAATGGTATATTTTAAGAGATGGTATTTTTGTACCATCCAATCAAGAACAAGCCTCTTTTGAATTTGACCGTTGTAAATTAATTAATAAATAAGGAGATATATGTTAGAAAAAAAAGAGATAATTACTCCACTAAACCCACCTAAATTTATTCATGTGGCGTATCATATTCACCAACAACTCTTCCAGGATGGATTGATGATTTCCGGTTTTTATAACTGGCATCGAGCTTTTGGTGGGGAGTTTGCTTATTACTCTCTGGTAAGAGACAAGATTAAGGACTACGACATCATTTTCGTGGGAGTTAGTAAGCCAGAATTAGATGGATGTATCATGTCAAGAATCAGAGAGGATTTAGGACCTAATAGTAAAGCTATCGTTGTTGCTTGTGTTGATTATGCTGTAGAGATGTGGCAGAATACTTTTTTACCTGCTCAACTTAAATACGAATTAGATAAAGCAGACTTTATTTTTGCCTCTGAAATTGCTATGCTTTCTCATTTACAGGCTCTTCTTCCTCATAGGAAAATCTATCACTTAATTCATCCTACTGATACAGGACAATTAAAAAGATTTACCAAACCTTATGATATGAGAAGGAACGCTTTACTGGCTATTATTCATAGGTACGATAACAACTGGCTTGACATGTATCTTGCTACTCATAGTTTGGAAAAGGAAACCGACGTTTACGCTATTATGCTCGACAGTGGTATTAAAGTAGACATTTTGAAATATTTTAAGTACACCAAAGACCCCGAATCATATGGAAGATTTATTGAGTTTTTGTCAGAGGCAAAGGTTTGTACGGAAAGTTACCATCGAATCCATTCTTATGGTAGAATTCCAGTAGAATGTGCTTGTTTAAAGGTTCCCGTAGTTTCAACTGACATTGTAACATCAGCAAAAATATTCTGGCCGGATACAACCGTTCTTGCGGGGGATGTTTATGGACAGTCTAAAATGCTTGAAAGACTTTTACATGATGAAGAGTTTTATATCAATGTAACAGAAAAAGCGTATAATGCGATTGAAGCAGTTAATTATCCTAATTCAGTTAAAAGATTAATTGATATGATTGAAGGAAGACTTCCTGATATCCTATCAAAACCAAAGGAGAGGTCATGAACGAACCAACAGTTATTTCGGATGCCGATATTTTACAAAAATTAATGGGCAAGTTCCCAGAGAGTGCGGTAGAGGAATCCTCTGATATGGGAGGGTTTACTGCCATAGGGATTAAACCTCAATATGTTATTGAAAGGCTTAATGAAGTTTTTGGAATTTTTGGATGGGACCATTTTATTGAAAAAGATAAAGATGGTAAATTAATGATTGAATTAAAGCCATATACGAATTCCAAAGGGAAAGAAGGAGAAACCGTTAGTTGTTATGCTACCTTAGAAATTATCCAACCAAATATGCAGACAGGAGAAAGGGCTATCTTAAAAAGAATTAGCTCTTACGGTGGGTCGAGAGTTATTCTTGGTAATTATGCCGATGCTTACAAAGGAGCTAAAACAAACGCCCTTTGTAAGGCTGCATCTTATTTGGGAGTCGCTCACGAAGCTTATAAGGGAGAGTTAGAAATCCAACCGAAGGTAACTCAGCCGACTATTACCCCTATCCAAAAAGCAAAAAATACCTTAACTAAGTTTATGGTAGCTAAAAATATATCTAAAGAAAAAGCACAAGAATTGGCAAAGAAATCTAAGGACACAGAAGAAGAAGTTGATATTTCCAAATGGAACATAAAAGATTATGAAGGATTCATGACATATTTAGAATCATTATATCGGGAATAGCCCAATGGCTGACAATATTGTCATAAAAAAGTTAGCTCAAAAAATTACTAAAGAGTTAAGATATTCTTTAGTGGGTTCCGACTGGGGAAGACTTCATACTATGGTTAAACGATATGGTGAAGATGCCGTAGAAGTCGCAATTGGTAAGATGGGGAAATGGGACTTCCCCATCTACCATATAATGAATACCATAGAAAAACAATCTCAAAAATACGTTAAAGAAAGTAAATCAGTAAAAACAATTTCTCAATTAATTGAGGAGAAATCTATTGAACACACAAGTTGAATACGCCGTTCTTGCTTGTATTATAAATCATGAACCTGCCTTATTTGATGCTATTTCTGAATTGCGTTCATCTGATTTTCATTCTACTATATGTTCACAAGCTTTTGAGAGTATTATACAAATGATTGAAGAAGGTGTTATTGTTGATGAGACTTTGATAAAAAGTAAAATGAATTCTTCTAAATTTAATGACATTTACAATAGATTTATTAAGACTGTCGATATTGAATATACTGCATACAAAGATTACTTCGATGAATTAAAAAAGGGAGCCTTAATGAGAACGGCCACTACCATTCTCAGCGATGGAGTTAAGGCATTAAAAAAAGAGGATGTGCAACCGGATAAAATTGTCAGAAACATAGAGGGACAACTTATTACTCTCGTAATACGAAAGGGTGGACTCACATTCTCTACCCTACATGATGATATTGACGGTATTGTAGATAGATTAAAGAAAAAACAACAAATTGAACCTGCCATAAGAACAGGAATTGATTCTCTCGATAGTCTTTTGATGATAAATAAGGGAGATTTTATTATTATTGCAGGACGACCAAGTATGGGGAAAACCGTTTTTGCTAATAATATTTTGGCAAATGTCGGATTCAAAGAGAATAAACCTATTTTATTTTTCTCTGTGGAAATGAATAAAACAAATCAATGGCAAAGAATTTTATCATACTTAACCAAAATTCCATTGTATAAAATAAGAAAAGGTCAAAATATTACAGAGAGTGATTGGAAAATTTTTAACAAATATTATGATAATATTAAATCTAATAGAAATATCATGATAAATGATTTGGCATCTATTGATATCACTACTATTTCAGCAATGTCAAGAAAAGAAAAAGTAAGGAATCCTGATATTTCTGCCATTATCATTGACTACATTGGGTTGCTTGTAGAGGGTACTGATATGCTTAAGGAAGTTACATCTATTTCGAAGGGACTGAAAGTTCTTGCCAGAGATTTAGACATTCCTGTAATTGCATTATCCCAATTATCTCGCAAGTGTGAAGATAGAGAGGACAAAAGACCCCGTCTGTCGGATTTACGCGAAAGTGGTAGCCTAGAACAGGATGCAGATTCCGTTCTTTTATTGTTTCGCCCTTTTTATTATACTAAAGATAATAGTGATGCCACAAAAGCAGAAATAATTATTGCTAAACAAAGAGATGGAGAAACTGGTACGGTATTAGCATCTTTTGAAAAAGACACCGTAACATTTTCATGAGGTAATTATGACTAATAAAATAGAATTTACTTGTCATGGCTGTGAGGGTAAGGGATGGGTAGATAGTCAACATAAAGGGGCAATGATATGTCCCGTTTGTGGAGGAAGTGGTAAACTTGGTACAGAGCCATTTTTAATTGAACCCTATCCAAACTATCCAATGGTTGTGATGTATGGAGTTAATCTAAATCCCTTTGATTTTAACCATAAAGAATGGAAAACAATAGGGGTTCATACAACAGGTGATATAGAATGGGTTGAATTTAATTCAGGTTATAGCGTAGCGAGTCCTGAAGGTATAAATAGAGATAATTATCCTGAGTTTTTTAGTATTTATGAAAAAGATGGCCTTACTACTGCCCTCCCTGAATGGTTTAGAAATGCTATTGTCCATAAGAAGCAAATTAAAAAACTTGAACCATATAAAATCAATGTCGTACCACCACCCCTACCTAAGAAAAATTAGGTTAATATGAATATAATTAATTTTACAAAAATAAAACCTCATATTGAATTTTGGGAAAAAGTTTGTAGTGATAACGGCTTATTCCCTACTACTGTTTCCATAAGTAATACTGACAATAGTATCCCCCTTTTGCTTAATGGTAAAAATCATGGAATTTTAATAGATAGGCAAAAACTCTATAACATTGATGAAATTATGACCTATCGCGGAGTATGTTTTGAATTAGATAAATCAACAATTATTCATATAAATATTAATAGATTTGAGACTCCCAAAAGTATCGATTGGGTATTTTGTCATGAATATCATCATATGTTAATGTTTAACGATAAAATAATGTCTTGTATCTTAGAGACATGGGATAACAGATTCAATAAATTAGTAAAAAATGTTTCATTAAAAAAGAAAGAAGAACTTAAAGATTCTTTTTCGCCATTCGAAATTATTGCCAGTTTTTTCGCTACTAAAACAATTGGAAAAGATTATGGTGACGAATGGTATCTTAACCGTATTAACAAAAAGGAGAAGTAATGCAAGTCACAGATGCTCAATTCCGTAGTTATGAAAATGGTCCTATGAAGGCATTTGTAAACGTAACTTTTAACAATGCCCTTGTTGTGAAGAATTTTAAGGTTCTCTTGGGTAAAAATGGTCTTTTTATATCATTCCCACAAGAGAAGGGTAAGGATGGGGTTTATCACGATTCCGTATTTCCTATCAACAAGGATGTCAGGAATGAAATTCAAAGGCAGGTTCTTGATAAATACAATACTTTTGTTGGTGGGGTTCCTGCAACAGAAACATCAAAAGATGACGATTTACCGTTCTAACAAAGGAGATAAATAATGGAAAGTGAGTCTTTGGCATTAGAAAAATACGAAAACGAATCCATGGGAACATGGTATCATGTTCCCCAGATTATGTCTTTTATTAAAGAAAATAGAGATGCCGGAGTCTCCTTTCTCGATATTAAAAATAGCATTGAGAAAAAATTCAAGAGACATATTCGCTCTGAAGATTATTTAAGAAAAAAATATACTTACGTATCCTATAATAGAACATACTTCGATAATATTGTCCAATCAAAAGATGTTTACGTAAGAACTTATACCGACATCTATAAAGAGTATGACTCTTTTATAGAAAGAGCGAAAATAAAATCAAGGAAAAAACAAACTGAAGCAGGTAAGATAATTGTGGCGGGGGATTTCCATTCCCCCTTTCACAATCTTGAATTACTTGCCCATTTAATTACTCATCATTCCGATGCTGAATATTTTATCGGGCCGGGAGATATCTTTGATTGTTATTCTTTCAGTCGCTTCGACAAAGATATAGATATAAATATCAAAGAAGAGCTGGCGGTTAATACTGTCTTAATTGATAGTATTGCTTCGATATGGAAAAATGTAAAACTCCAACAAGGAAATCATACCGATAGAGTTGGTAAATATTTTCGACAAAGAGTTCCTACTGATATGATGTTTCTTGTTGAAACTGATATCTTGTCACTTGTTTCTAAAAAACACAAAAACATAGAAATCATATCAGATAAATATGAATTTGATAATGGTATGGGCTATGCCCTAGTTGGACATTTTCATAAACATGGAAATGATATGGTTATTGGTCATTTTGAAAACGCAAAGAAAACTCCGGTAAAGACAGTACAGGAATGTTATAATCATTTGGTATCATGGGACAGTTATTATAAGTTGCTTCCAATTAAGTTATTCCTTCAAGCTCACACTCATTCACTTGGTAAGTGGTATAGACATGGTGGCAGTTTGGTAATAGGTGAAACTGGATGTTGCTGTAAAATACAGTCATATCAAACTAAACCGAAAATCGGATGGGAACCAAATACACCCGGCTATTGGGTTGTATATCAAGACAAAGACGGTAATACCGACCTCAATAGAAGCAGACCTTTTAGTTATTATGGAGAGTAATATGAATGTTTATACACAAGAAAATTATGTGGAGATAAGTGGAGTAGAGGGATGCTATACCATATCAATTTTTCAGGATAAACAAAGAATAGCTATGACATGTAGCATTTGTGGAAAGGGATTTGTTGAAGATATTAACTCCCCCATGCTTGGAAGTCAAATTAGTGGTATAGTTTCTCATATTTGTAGAAATTATACCACTGGATTAGTGGAGGATGATAATGGACTTTGAAATACAGCGTGATAAGTATATAGTAAAACCGGAGATTACTAAGCCATTGAAATATGAAATATTTACCGAACAACTTGATTTGTTGAAAGAAGTATTACCTAAAGTTACCGATGGGAGAATACTTTTCATTAGTCTTGAAAAGATGAATAAATCACATATTAAACAATATATAACTCACGTCATTAGACCTCTTGTTTCAAAAAAAATACCATGTGAAATTCAACTCGATTTCTCTAAACATCCAGATTTCAAAGAAATATCTATTAAAATAAAAAGATATCTTAATGAAAACTTTATCAGGTATGACATTTTAGAAAACTATAGGCTAATTAGATATGTCTCAAATCACTAATTTTATTCACTTGCATGGTCATAGTGAATATTCGGCTCTTGATGGTTCTGCTTCAATAGATGAAGTCGTCCTTACTGCCAAGAATAACGGCCAATCAGCTATTGCTCTTACTGAGCATGGTAATGTTGATAGTGCATTTAAGTTTATTAAAGAAGCCACTAAGCAAGGTATTAAACCAATTATTGGGGCAGAGATGTATTTTGCCGCCAATGGGATAGAGTCGAAAGACCACAATACCCACATTGTCCTATTGTGTAAAAATTTTCAAGGATGGCAGAATCTACTAAAGATGATTCAAATTTCATCGGTTGATGGGTTTTATTATAAACCAAGAATTGATTTTGATATTCTAAGAAAATATTCAAAAGGCTTGATTGTACTTACTGGATGTATGAATGGTATTATTTCACATTATCTATTAAATAAACACCACGATATTGCTGTTAGACACCTGACTTTGCTTAAAGATATTTTCCATTGTAATTTATATATCGAAATTCAAAATCATAACACAAAAGAAGATGTCGAAGTTGTAAGAGAATTGGTAAAATTAAGCAAAGAACTTAAAATAAAAATGGTAGCTACCAATGACTTCCACTATGCCAAAAAAGAAGATTCAATTATCCAGGATATCTTAATGTGTTCCGGCAGAAAACAGGGATTTTTCGCAAGTGACCGGAAAAAAATGGGTGACGACAGCTTCTATATCAAATCATATGACGAAATGTATGACACTATGGTCAACCTCTTTAAGAAAGTTTACGAAGGAGCAGGGGGGAATCATAAAACCATTATCAAAAAATTACTTGCAAATAGTCTTGCTATTGCCGATAAATGCAATGTTAAATATCCCGACTATAAAATCCGTATTGCTCCAATTCATAATTCTGTGGAGATATTTGATAATCTTATTAATTCAGCCATGAATAATAAATTCAAATACCTTTTCTCTGATGATAGATATATAGAGAGAGTTAAAGAAGAAGTTGAGATTATAAAAGAAGCCGGATTGGTCGAATACTTTTTGATAGTCCATGATTTTATAAATTATGCTAAAACTCATGGTATTTCAGTCGGGGCAGGGCGTGGCTCCGTAGGAGGTTGTTTGGTTGGATACCTACTTGGTATTCATACTGTCGACCCCATTAGATATAATCTTTTATTCAGTAGGTTCTATAATCAAGGGAGAAAAGGGTCTTTGCCTGATATTGATATAGATTTTGGCTCAAGTGATATCGTTCCTATGTTAAAATATATCGAAAATAAATATGGGTATAACAAGGTAGCCCATATCGGGACTATGACTACCTATGCTCCCAGAGGGGCTTTTAAGGCCATTTGCAGGGTCATGCAAGTCCCTTATCAGGAAGCCAATAGTATGGTTGACTTGATTGACAAAAAATCCAAGAATCTTACTGAAGCATTGGAATTAAACCCTTCGCTTAAAGACAAATATATAAATGAAAGGACTCTATATAGTGGCAGTTTAATGTTCAAGGAGCTTTACGACTATGCTATTAAAATAGAGGGTAAAATCTCTCACAAAGGAATTCACGCCGCAGGAATAGTTATATCTCCGTTTGATTTAAATGAAATGGTTCCACTAAGAAAAGAAAAGACATCTAACCTTTTAGTGACCTGTTGGGATATGGAGGACATTGAGGCGAATGGGTTTATTAAATACGATTTTCTTAAGATAGATATTTTAGATGCACTTAAGTATGTTTTCCAATATGATGTTTTGTATAAATCAATTGATGATATCCCCGTAGATGATGGTTCTATTGAATCAAAAAAGGCATATGAATTATTATCAACAACTAATAATGTCGGTATTTTCCAATTAAGTGGTGGGATGGGTGTTAAAATAGCCAACAGTCTCCGTCCAGAGAAAATGGAAGATATAGCTGTTGCTATCACTCTCAATAGGCCGGGATGTATTAATCTCGACCTACATACAAAATACATCAAACGCAAAAATGATGAAGAAAATGCTGTTTGTGATTTCAGTATTTTAGAGGATGTTCTAAAAGATACTCAAATGCTTATGATTTATCAGGAGCAAATTATTAAAACATGCATTAAAATTGGTTTTACATCTCAGGAAGCTGACACCGTTAGGAAAATTATGGGCAAGAAAAAACCGGAGTTACTTGAAAAAGTAAAACCAGAGTTTTTTGATAAAGCACAGAGTAATACCAATCTTACGGTAGTGCAAATAGGTGAACTATGGAATCATATATATGAATCATCTGGATATATGTTCAATAAATGTATAGATGGAGATTGTTATATTAATAACGAAAAACATAATCCAAAATATACCATTGGTGAAATGTATTATTTGAAAAACAATAAAATACCACACAATGGTAAAAAATATTCCATGAGTTGTCGGTATAAAAGATTGGGATATGGATATGCTAAAAACATTATCGATGGAAAAATTTTTATTGATAAGATTAAAGATATTTATTATCAAGGGAAGAAAGATGTCTATTTAATAATATTAGAAAATGGAAAATCAATTACCACAACAATCAATCATAAATTTCCAATAGTTGATAATGGATTTAAAACAGTTGAAGAATTACAGGTCGGGGATAAATTATATTGTATAGGGGAATATCAAAAAACAAACAGTATATACAGTTTCTCAAATCAAAAACAAATATGTAAGGGAAAAACCTACTCAAATACCAAAAGTGGGTTCCCTGATGGAGAAGATAATCCGGGGTATATTGACGGTGAATACACTAAATTTTGTGAAACAAAAAATCGAATTGAACATGTTAATGTTTGTCAATTATGTGGTAATGAGCACAATCGTTTAGAACATCATCACAACGATGGTGATAGGAATAACAATAATTTTGAGAATATTTCAAAACTTTGTCCATCTTGTCATAAAAAAGAGCACTATAAATTGGGTCGAAAGAAAAAATGGAGTAAGGGACTCTCGTCAGAAGTATCTTCTATAGTTTCCATAAAACACATTGGAACGAAGGATGTTTATGATATTGAAATGGAAAACGAACCTCATAATCTTTTTGTTAATGGAATCGCTACATGCAATAGTCACGCCGTTGGTTATGCCCATATTTCTTATTACACGGCCTTCATGAAGGCCAACTATCCTATTGAATATATGTGTTCTTTGTTGAACACTTGTTTAACTGATGTCGATAAATTAAATATATATCTGGAAGAATGTCGTAATATGGGAATTGAAATTCTCTCTCCCTCTGTTACAAAAAGTAAACCAATGTTTTCTATTTACGAAAATAAAATTGTTTATGGGTTATTGGGCATTAAAGGACTTGGGAAAGAAGCAATTGAATCACTTCTCAAAAACCAAAGTTACGTAAACTTTTCTGATTTCTGTGAGAAAACAAGATTGAATAAAAATTATATAGAAGTATTAGCAAAGGCAGGAGCTCTCGACGATTTTGAATACAATAGAGCTACCATTATTTCAAATTCTCAAACAATAGTGAACTCACTTAATACTATTAAAAAACATGAATCAAAAAAAATAAGTCCATTGTTCAGTTACAATGTTAAAATTCCCATAAAAGAATGTTTAGAATATGATGATAGAACTTTAGCAGAAATGGAATACTCTGTTATTAATAGTTATATCTCAACCGACCCACTGGTAAAGTACAGAGAATGGATAAAAGATAAAATAAAATTACCTGAAGAGATTCCTTTTAATTACCCTATTAAGGTGGCAGGGTATATTCAGTCAATTGAATATAAAACTACGAAAAACGATAAACCATATGTCGATATTAAACTATATGCTCCAGAAAGAACGTGGAGAATTCTTGTATTTTCCCAGGAGCTTGAAACAAGTCGTTTTATCATAGATACATATAAAGTAATATGGGTTGATGGGATTTATAAAGAAAGCGGATTAATTTTTGCAAGAAACATTGGTATTGTTTAGGAGAGGTTATGACTTCAAAATTAATGACGGTAAGTGAAAAAATTATAGATATTCATCATCCTAAAGTTGATGATATCGATATCGAAGATATAGCCAGAGGGTTATCTCATTTATGCAGATATGTCGGGCAATGCCCAAAATTTTACTCGGTCGCTGAACACTCTTTATTGGTATATCAATTAGTTAGTACATATCATCCTGATATTGATTTGAAAATGTGGGCATTATTGCATGATGCTCCAGAGGCATATATGGGTGATATTGCTGCGCCGATTAAACAGCTTGTTAAAGAATTTGTTGTTGCTGAAAATAAAATTATGGCCACAATAGCAAAAAAATATTTTCTTGAAGAAAGAGAAATACCGCGAATTGTCAAGGAATATGATATAGTGGCAAGACATATTGAAACTGATAGGATGAGAATGAGTTCATTTTTTTATGGCACTGTTGATAAAGAATATAAAGATTTTAAGATATATAATTATGACCCTGAAAAAGCAAGAATAGTTTATATGAATGAATTTTATAAAACTCTTTATGAATATAACAAAAAATATCACATTGGTGGTGGAGTTTCGGAGTAAAAGATGTGTCCAAAATGCAAAAAAGATAATGTCATATATATAAGGGGTTCTTCCTTTGGTATTTGTTATTATTGCAATGACTGTGGTAAATGGTTTTATTCATATGTTATACCAGTTAGAAGAAAATAAATGGAGGTAAAATGATTGAATATTTTTCACATAGTCAGTTTGCCACTTATGCTCATTGTGGTTTGAAATACAAATTGCACTATATAAATAAAATTAAGTCACCAGTTTTTTCGACCAAATTAATTTTTGGCAATGCCGTCCATAGAGCTTTGGAATATTTTCACAAAAGTCAAATATGGACTTTATGTACTAAGGACGAACTATTTAATGAGTTTGAAGTCCATTGGTATAATTTAATGACAGAACATGATGCGACCCTTAAATGGAAAACAAAAAAAGACCCTGATAGGTATTTTAATATAGGCCTTGATATTTTGAATAAGTATTATGATATACATAAAGACTCTAACCCCCCTTTGATGGTAGGTATATTTGAAGATGATTTAAGTTACCATGTAGTCCCTGCTGTCGAGGTTCCATTTTATCTTGACAGGGGTGCAGATAAAATCCCCATCAAGGGAATTATAGATTTGATTACTACCGATGAGAATGGGGCATTAATTATAGACCATAAGACTACTGACAAAGAATATGACTCCTTTCAGATAAAAACCAATATGCAATTAGCAATTTATTCAATGGCTTTTTCTCAGATGCTTGCCAACGGAGATGTGATAGACTATGACATCCCAGAACATACCGTAGGGTTCGATTTTTTACTTAAAGATACCAAAACTGAGACTGGGGAAATTAAACTAATAAAAAGGAGAATAATCGAGGAAGATGTTTATAAGATAAACTCACTATTTGATGATATCGAAAAAGGAATAACCAATAAAATATTTTTACCTAATTATGGAATTCATTGTGGGTATTGTGACTATAAAGATAGTTGTTATGAATATAATTTTATGAAAGGAGAGGTCAATGGGACAGAAAATGCTTGATGTTTTTAAAAAAGAATTGGAGCAAATTCGTTATGCACCATTCAGGGGAGAGGTTATTAAAATAATTAACACACTTCCAGATTATGTTTTAACTATTCCTTCTTCATCTTCTGGTAAGTACCACCCTCTTGATGAAATTAAAGAAGATGGGATGATTCGTCATATAAAAAGATTCGCTATTGCCGCCGATGAAATGGTCAGGATGTATTATGACGAGAGTGCGTGGTATTATAAATATAAAGACATTTTGATTGCTACTGCTATCTTACACGACGCCCTTAAACAAGGGTCTGAAAAAGCAGGGGGTCATACAGTTAAAGAGCATCCTATATATATTTATGATATCATTAAAAAATATTCCGAAGACACCTTTTCTGACTCTAACAGAAGTCTTATCCAAGAAAGTGAATATTCAATGTTCGATGAGATAAAAGAAAGACTCCATTTACTTGGTATTGCTTGTTTGTACCATGAAGGAAGATGGACAATTCCAGAATCTTTTGAAAGATATCCTAAAGACAAATTGAATTCAGTTGAAAAAAGATTGGTTATGATGGCTCATTTAGCCGATTATATCGCTTCAAGGCGGTCTTTTTACGATATGATGAAAGACAGTTTTATGGAGAATAAATGAATACAACAGATAGGAGAATAGTTCAAGCAGTAAGAGATATGTTTACCTGTGGTATACCTCAGGAAATAAAAGACCTACTTGATTTAGTATTAAGACAAGATAAAGCATTACATCCCTCTGGATGTCACGATGTGGCTAAATATTATGAAGATAATGAAGAGTTCATAGGACCGGGGGCAGGATGAGTATTCTAACATCAAAAAAGACAGTAAAAACAAAACCATCTTGCTTATGTTGGAAAAAATGGAAGATTGGTGGATATGTATACTATGAATTAAAGGAAAAATTCAAACCAACAGATTGGAAGGGTCAATATACACCATGGCACAATGATATATATAAATATTGTTCTGTTTGTGGTAAGAAAGCCGAGGAAATATAATGAATCCATTTCCAGAAACATTTTTTGGTAAAATTAAATGGGAAATTTTATGGAGACTTTCTTGGGTAAAATCAAGAATACAATGGCCATATTTATTTTTAATATCTCGATTTTCTTTTGTTTATTTTTTAAAAAATAACATAGGAAACTATAAAACAAAAGAAGAAAACGATATATGTGATTTTTGCGTATTTAATCGAAGAGATAAATGGTGGTGTGAACATCATTATAAATTTAACGACCCAATAGAAACTTGCGATAATTTCTTATGTTTTATTTGTGATAAAGAGTATATAAGGAGCGTTTATGATAATTTTAGGAATCGACCCTGGTACAATCGATATGGGATATGCAATTGTAGACAAAAAAACAAAAAAGGTTCATAAAGCGGGATGTTGGAAATTAAATAATAAAAAACCAATTATGGAATTTTTAGAGGAAATTATAGAATTAATAGACGACATTTGCGATGAATTCGGAGTTGATGTTATTGTTGTAGAAAAAATGTTCTCAACCGGGAATAATAGTAATTTAGCTTTGCTTAATGTTCTTCCGAGATTAATTTCAAATATTTGTACCAATAGAGATATAAAATATTTAATTATCCATAACTCTACGATTAAAAAAAGAGTGGCAGGAAACGGAAAAGCAAGTAAAATAGAGGTTGCCGAAATGGTTGTTAAAATTACTGGTATTGATTATGACAGCCTTGTTGCTGTTTATAAAAATAGGGTTGGTAATGTAACTGATGCTATTTCTATAGCATTAGCGTATGAGGAATAAATGTCACAAAAAATTCTCAATGAACTCACACAAGTATATCATGATTATTTGTATAAAAAACAAAATCAAAAGGCTTATAAATATTTTACAGATATTCGCGGTATCAACGACGATAGTATTAAATATTTCAAACTTGGGTACTGTAATTATAATATAGGCAGAGAATATTTACTATTGAGATATCCAGTAAACATAATAAAAGAATGTGCCTACATGAATGTCGGCAAAAAAAAGATTTCCGATTTATTCAATAAGAGGGTTACAATTCCGTCTATTTTTAAAGATGACACTTCTTTTATGACATCGAGAACAATTTTTGACAATCCAATAACTCACTTACATCAACAGGGAACCAACAATACATTGTTTAATTTACAATCTCTCGTTGGTGGAAAAACAATAGTAATTGTAGAATCACCCCTCGATGCTATCACGTTACACCAAAACGGAATTAATGCTATAGCTACCTATGGTGTTAATGGACACATTGACAATTACCTGACAAACTTTCAAGGTAAGATGGTTTTTATTGCCTATGATTACGATGTTCCCAAAAAAGGAATATATAGTCCGGGTTTAATGGGAGCATATCGTCTTGGTGGTAAATTTTTCGATTATGGATACGACCCATATATAATTAAGTTCCCTACCAACTATGGTAAAATGGATGCTAATCTATTTTTTAAAGTTTATAAAAAACAAGATTTTATAGATTTAATGGATTCGGCAGAACTGTATTCATCTTCTGAATATAACAAAAAAAGAAGCACTTATAGTATGAATAATAAAGAAAATTCTTATGGCACTGTCCCAATTGAAATAGTCGCTAAAAGATATTTTTCAGAACTAAAACCAACGAGAAGAGGATTTAAGTGCGTTTGCCCATTCCATCTTGACGACAGCCCATCTCTTCATATCTTTACCGATAAAAATGATTTTTATTGTTTTGGTGTTGGGTGTGGAATGGCTGGAGATGCAATAGAATTATGTAGAAAAATGGAATCCATGAAAGGAAATATTATTAATAGAGAAGAAGCCTTCAATCTTCTTGGCTTTCCCTATAAAGTCTAAGTATAGCATAATTCATAAATTGCATACGTAAAGTGTCCATATTCATATTGGGACATGTCTTACCTTGTTTAACGCCTGAGTTAACCTCATAATGACCCCATATGTTCATTCCTATGGGGTATTTTTTTACTAGGTCATATAAAAGATTTAACAATGCATTAATTTGTTTTTCCGTAAAATCCTTATCTCCTATTAAGCAAATCCCCACACTTGTCTTATTGTCTCCAACAGCATGAGCTCCTACGATAGATATATTTCTTCCCTTTTCTACTAATCCGTCATTATTTTTTCTTATGTTGGATTTATAGTCTTTATATTCTGGATACCCGTTGCAAATAACATAATGATATCCTATTTCATTAAACCCACGTTCATGATGCCATTGGTCAATAACCTTAGCATTGCCCCACTCAGATGCAGAACAATGAATGATAATTTTATCAATCTTTCTCATATTGAGAACACTCCTTCTTAAGTTGAGAATCCTCCGTCTAATGCTATCCAAGAAAATGTTCCCATTGGATTCCCCGACGATAAAGTATTAAATTCATCTACGTAATATGTGATTGTCATGGGATTACATGATGCCCACCCGAAACTCGCACTTGGTGTATGTAAATGCAAGGCAACCGAATTAGCTCCATTAAAATCTGTATTTGTGAAATGCATTCCATAGAAAGAAACAGATTCTGATAGTGCAAAGTAAGCACTATGAATCGCATTCCATCCACCATTCGGATATGACGTTGATGCTCCACTCGTTGCCCAAAAGGAAACCTTTGCGGTTCCATTATTCTTATTGGATATCATCGCAAATGACAAATATCCATAGGCATTTCTTGATGTAAAATCTAAGACAGCCGCGCCGTAACGTATCATTACCCCTCCTTAATCTATATTAGAAGCATTTGGATTGTATGCATATAATGTCTTATTACTTGCCGTTGAATTGGCTAAAACGGGGAACCACTCAGGATGTGAATCAGTTAAAGATTGATATAAAAATGCATTGCAATAGAATCCCCCGGATGTAGCAATTTTTATTATCTTTAATTTTTGTGGTAAACCAGTATCAAGTGCTATAGATGTACTTGTTACCATGACATCATCCATTGTAACAATTAAATATGGAGCTTTCTTTTCTCCAAAAGCCCCTAAATATGATTTATTAAATGCTATGGTTGTATCAAAATAGGCAACTCCACCTTCGATATGTTTTGTTATAGTATATCCAGCAGATGTTGGCATACCTGGTACATGATATTTGAGATTATTGGGGCTCATATAAACATAAGCACTGTCAGTAGCCTGTTTCCCAACTAAAACATAGCTACCCTCTCCGGCTGCGTTACCTATATTAATCGCGTTATCTACCATAGCGTTCATGGTAACGGTGTTTTCTTGAATAGTATTACCGAGAATTGTTTTTAATGGTACGTTGTACTGAGTCGTTATGTAATTTTCTTGATACTTTGATGGTGTTAGTCCATATTCTACTTGTAAATTATCACCATAAACACCATCGCCAGCTCCAGAACCAGATAATTCTATTCCCATTACCTTAAAAGATGACACACTTGCCAAAGCTGTAGCTGCGACTGTCGCTGTATAACGATACCAAACACTGGGGTCACCAGTAGCGTTGTATAATGTAAATGACTCCCCGTTTGGTTGAGCTACCTTAAATTCTCTTTCTAACTCTTCTCCACCTAAATTATATCCCAGCCAATAAAAATATTGATTCGTGCTTGGCTTGTCGTAAATCCACAAGCTCATACAATAAACTGTGGCCGAATCGTATAATGGAGCAGGAAACACAATTATATTGGATGTTTCTGACGGAGCTTTATACTTAAGATGAATGGCGTATTTACCAAACGGAACCATATATTTTCCACCACTATATTTTTTATCTGCTTTATAGACTTCTTCCCATCCTATTGGAGTGGCATAGTTACTAAATCCGGTAAGTTTTTCTACCCCGCCGTTCATGGCGAAGTTTTTAGGGACAATAGAGGCTTCCCCGGTTATATAAACAACATTAGCAGTATCATAATTACCCCACACATCACTTGGTAAAACATATAATTTATGAATATTTGAATCCCATATATTATACCAAACGTATTGTTGTTGTGAAGAGTAGTTTCCATAGACACAAGCATCGGCACTTGAAATAGATTTCATTCTGTCTTTAAATAAATATGCTTTATAGGTATCTTTTTCAGATGGCATAGTCCAGTTGAAAACAACGTAATCCATATGTGTTTCAGATGCCGTAGCTGTAACAGCCGATGGAGCTGTGGTATCGCCAGCATTAATTGTTCTCTTATCACTTTTTGCTCCCCTATTACCATAAGTATCGTAGAAATCGAGAGTATATTCATATAGTCTACCGTTAACTAAATTGTAATTATCGAAGTACGGTTGGATAAATCTCCCTGAAACAGGAACATCTGCAAGATGACTATTTTGTGCATAAGAAAAATAAGAAAGACTATTGTATGAGTCTGGATGATATTGTCGTGCTATACTTTGAATGTATGTATATCCATCATCCCAAAAACAAGTATCTATTCTTAAATTTGTATAAGTTCCATCTGCCATATATCTTCTATCGTGGTCTGTGCCTATTAATAAAGAATTTACAGAAGCTACATGTAATCTTGTCGCAGAAGTATGATATCTATTAATAGTAGGGTAGTACCTTTCGGGAGTCCATCTTAAGGAAATAAACACTGGAATATTAGTGTGAATACCTACACTGGTAGCAATATCTGTTATATATTCTGTTCCATCATTTTGAATAAAACGATATCCACATGGATTAGAAGTAGCCCCATCCCATTCCATTTTTATATAACTATTATCATTTTTATATCTTTCGAGTAATGTTATCTTTTTAATTAAACTCTCATATCCACTGCTATCACACTGAGGTGTCCAATAAAATGATAATGAGCCGTAATTGCCAAATAATGAACTTGCTGTGTCAAGAGATATTACTTGCACTGGAACAGTGTTGTCAGTAGAACTTTTACTAAAAACAGATGGTATATTAGAATAATAACCATATCCCTGTGTTACTGTAACCCCGTTTATTAAAATAGTTCCTTTCGAATACCTTGGGACACCAATAAATCCTTCTCCTATATATGCAGTAACAACACTTGTTGCGGTTAAATTTGCTTTAAATTTATATCTTTTCCATTCAGATGTTAACCCAAATGATGCCGAAGAAACTGTTTTATATGCAGTGAATACCGGAGCAAGAGTAACTCCAAGCATTAATTTTGGATTGTCACCAGCAGCAATGGGAGTTGCTGCTTTTGCCCAAGCACTTATACATAACGATGTCGCTCCGGTAAGGTCATTTCCGCTTCCCTCATATGATAAAAATGGTTTATAAATACATTGAGAAACAGAACTTAACTGACTGTTAATTTTAACAGAATAACCTCCACAAAACGCTGTGTCGGAATAACTTACATATGGGGTAGATAAATTGTAATAATAAACACCCGATGATGTAGTATAAAAATTTCCGTCAGGAAATCTATTTGATGTTGGATGAACCGTTCCACCTTCAATCATTTGGTATCTCGGAACATTTATTCCGCCATTAAAAAGACCCCCAGTTCTTGTTTTATTAACAGTATAATTTATAGCGGGAGCACTTGCACTAAATGTGTTACCAAAATTTCCTACTGAAGTATCCATTTCAAATATATCAAAAGTGTGAGAATTACTCGGAACAGTCAATCTATCGTTAAATGATACATATGTCAATGGTTCCGTTGAATGATTTATAGTATTGTTATCTGAAGATAATGTGTTATATTGGCCAATAAACAATCCAGAAAAATAAAACTTGCCACTACAACTTGTTGAACCTATAGCTGTATATATATATGGTTGTAGATATCTGCATGTTTGCGGAATTGTACTTTCGTCACCATTATTGTCTATGTTATAAAATAACAATGTTTTTCTTATTGTTCCCCATCTATTATTGACTGAACCATAACCTACCGATGATGATACAGTGCATTTTGTCCCATCGTTGCTTGACAGATACATTATTTTAATTATTGGCGCAATCGGTGTTGATAAGTCAGTTTTTGTTTTATAAGACAAAAGAACATCAATGTCATATGGAATACCAGCAAGTAATTCTCCGTTATACCATGGTATTTTTACTTTATCGGTTGATTTCATATATGATGTTCTGCTTGTTGCTGTAACTGTATGGGAAACACAAATACAGTCACCACCATTAATTGAGTATATTGGGACGACATTAGCGGTAGATGCATTTAATACACCCGTTCCTCCGGTATGATAAAATTCCCATCCATTTTTACTATTCATATAACCATTTGTAAATAAATTTGCATTAAGTGTTTTCGAAACAATGGGTACATATTCTACATCATTATAATAAACTGTCGTCCCTGCTCCATAACTTGAAGATACATAAGCACTGCTTACTCCAATTGAATTGATATATGAACTGTTAATTTGGTGTCCAACGGTTTCTCTTGAGTTTCTGTAAATTCCGGTTCCGGCAAAATTAACCTTATTGTCGGGGTGTCTCCATATTAACATGGTGCTAACATTTCTTGTAACAGGGTTGGCACTTGAATAAAGACCATTCGAAAACCACCTTGGTTGTTCCATAGTCGCGAATGAACCCTCTTCCCAACTTAATGCAGTAACATTAAACATTGTTTCAATGGTAATGTTATTAACAGAATTTGAGGGTAAAACAACCGTTGACGAATAAATAACAATAGCAATAGTTGCTACAATATTTTCTGGTATTTGAATGTTTATTGGTTTATTTTTTGAGCTGTTACCACTTCCCATTATGTACCAAGAGTTGTTATAATACATGCATACACTATAAATAATCTCATTGTCTTCATTGTTTGGGTTATTTTTTATGATTATTGTGCTTGATAATCCACTACCAGACCTTATAATACATGTATACGCGGCATTTTCACCGTTTGTAAGAATATCAAAAAATCCTTCTGTATATTGAGGAATTTTTTTATTACTTATACTTCCGTGATAATTGGAAAAATCATTAATATCATATGTTAATGGAAGTCCCCCGCTACTGCTTTGTCTTTCGAAAATATAATAATTTTTTGTCCATTGAATTGGGATGGTATATACATTTGAATTTTGTTTATTAACTGTAAAATTGTAATTTGTAGTAATTACAGTCGGGTCTACATTACCAATTTTATCTCTTTCCCTGAGATAAATTTGTTTATCTACATCTTTCCTAATCATTACACCCTCCCAAGATATCTATTAATATCATCGTGAGAAAATTTGAAAACTGTAAATGGAAATGAACCTGGTTTGTATTTAGATTTGAATGCTTGACCATACCATAACCATTCTGGGGAATTAGCCAAAAGTTGATTATATGATTCGTTTAATGCCAAATAATAAAAATCCCATCCGTATACTCTATAAACATAACTAATTATTTTTTCCCTGTTATTTATAAAGTTTTCATCTCTCCACAATACCCACGCTCTTGTATATTCATGGTCTAAATTATACGGGTCATAATGCGAAATATAGAAATATTTTTCCATCAATAAATTATCCTCAATAGATATTGAATTATCGTATGGTGGTGATGGAATTAATTTATCGTCTATATATATATCACCATCTTTAATATTGACATTCCTACCAAATAAAGATATAAAATCAGAATCACTTTTTTGCCATCTGTGCCATTTACCGTCTGCCAAAAACATAAGTCTTCTTAATTCATATGGAGGTATACCTACATTTTTACCTATATGTTCAAACATACCACCGCCATTTTCACATCTATTATGAACAAGACGACCTGACCTGTCGTAAATAGTACCATCAAATATTAAATAATTATTTACAAGAGAATTAACTCTATATATTCCCTTGTCCATCCATATTTTCCATTGGTCTAATAATTCAGGTGGTAAATATGTGATAAAATTATTATCATCATCAACTGCGCCCTTTGGGTTGAATTTTAATGTTATTCCATTGCCCCCGTTAAAATATGTCCTAAAATTGTCATCTTTTATTATTGTTTTAACCTTTTCATTTATTCTTGGAACAACCAACGCTTCATGTGGCCCTCCATCATACAATGTATTAATTGAAACTGTTACAATATGGCACTTAATTTCTATTTTGTATTCTCTCTGTGCATATTTATCATATTGTGTATATAAATAATTGCTCAAATATGGATATGTATTAGATGAAGATAAATCAAATGAAGCATCATATAGAGTCAACCTTACCCCATCTCCATTGTTTGACGTGTTTTTAATGTATGTTTCAACCAAATAATTATTTTTTGGTTGAAAATAAACACTTTCTGTTGGATAATCAACACCACATCGATATACCCTATACGGAGCATTATCTGCTATAAACTCTCCAGTAAAGTTTGTGGTAGCAACACCAGAAAAAGATGTGGCAGCTTGGTCTATGTAGCCATATATACCAGAAGTATGTAGTTTCAAGAATGATATCCCGACAGGCCCCCTTCTAGTATAAATATGTCTATCACTATCATTAAATCCACCAGCAGTTGCCCCGGTATAATGGTATTGTTCTCCGTCGTCTGATTCAAAATCAATTGTTACATAAAATTCCCCATATGGAGAAAGTTTACCATTATTAACAATTTTATCATCGTCAATTATACCATTCCACATTTTATCAACAACACCTGGCGTATACTGTTTATATAAACTAGGATGTTCACAAACATAAAAACCACCACTTCTTACTTCACCTTTTGATAATAATTGATTGTATATCCCAAACTGGTCTATTGCTTGCCAAACAAAACTATGGTTCCCCCATTTTATTTTTTGATATCCAGAATATGGATAATTTTCATCATCATCTATACCAGTAAGAGTTGCAACATGATAATCTTCAGCAACACCACGTCCCCATACTTTTATCTGTATTTTCCCATTTTTCATACAATCAAAATTAACAGTTGGCAATACTCCTATTGTTTCACTCATGTATGGGTCATACGCCATAGATACTGTATATCCTTTTCTTAGCTCTTCTATATGTGAAACTCCATAAGCATTGAATTTGCCATATGGGAGCGTATGAGTTCCTTGTAGCCCTCTTTTTAGTAACCATATATATTTAGAGGTTGGTGAAGTATGTTCATACAAAACAATTTCATTATTAATTCTCAAATATCCTGTTGATGGAATTTTTTCTAATACATTATATTGAACCACACCAGTTTTATGTGTATACATTGATGTATCTATTTTAAGATAATTTACATAGGAATAACTACCAAAATCTTCATCACTTGCATCTAATCTGAATAGACATCCACTATTTTCTATATTTATATTTTTTATGTATTGTCCATTAATTACGCTACTTGGAATATCGGGCTGATAAAAATATCCAGTGGGTGGTTTAATTTCTGTAAAATCAACATCCATTGTATAATCAATGCTGTTATTAGAATTATTCATTTTAGTTGTAATTCCATCTATCCATACATTATTACTTTCATTTATATAGTTTTTGTAATTATCAACAATATTAACACAATCTAAGATATCTATAAGAGGATTGGGGATAATACCGATAGATGGTTTTAAATGTTTTTGTCTATAGGTTTGAAGAATATTATAACTAACCATATCAGCTTGAGTGTTGTTACTTATTTTTGGGTCTTGAATTAAAATCCTTATCGGCCTACCTCTATAATTAAAAGCGGTTGATGTATAAATAGAATTTATATCTCTTGAAATCGAATAATAATAATTATAAATAGGGTTATTGGGATTAACGTCGCTTCTATTCCCATCGGTGTCTTTTGTATAAACAACCCCTCTTAATGCACCGTAAACATAAACCTCATTGCGGGTATCTTTAACAGAGTCTTCAATTGATAGATTTGTAATACCGCCACGACTATTTGAATCATCGGTTTCTATAACAACATTTCCTGTTTCATAGTTTTCATCATAAGTCATAATACCATTAAGAGCGATATCATATGAAGTTCCATCGGGATTTGTTTCAAAAATTATTCTATAGGTATCGTAAGCCATTAAATTCGTTAATTTAAAAACCGATGGATTATATCCAAGCGTAGGAGCAATTCCATTATTATATCCCCATGTAGTTGCATAATATAAGTTTAAATATTGTGTACTTATGGTATTCCCGTTATTTTTTATAGTTATTTTTAGGCTATATTCATCAGACTCTGGGGAAATCACTCCACTATTTGGAGAAACCCCACAAACTACATCAATTCTTTTCCCAGTAAAATCAGCCGAGGAAGTAACAGTGGCAGTGGTGTGGTAGTACTCTCCAAATAAATACTTTATCGATTCAGTACTAGAAAAACTGTTAACCCCATCGAATGACGATATATGAGTTATCGATGTTGGAGTATTATATGGGAACATAAATGGATGCCCATATCTGTCAAAATAAAAATCTATATAGAATGGAGATAATAAATTCATTGCAATATCATAGTAATATTCTCCAAATCCAGCCGTATTTATATATGCATCATCAGGCACATTCCCATCACCACTAATTACATTTGGGTTCCCATAATATTCTCTTGTATCCATTTTTAAAATATTGGAAGTGGAGTTAGTCCATCTTATTTTGAAATTACCATTTATGGAGCATCCATAGTTGTCTGTATGTATTTTATGTTTATAAAATAAATACGGGTCGATAAACGATTCTGTCATAAGAACATGCATGACTTTATATAATTCCCATCCATCGAATGTTTTTGGTTTACCTATCCCCTCAACAGATTTATTGGGCAATTCCCCTCTTTTAGTGGTATATCCAACTTGGATATAATCCATATAGCTAGGAGAGTAAACATTAAAAGACTCTTTCATAAATGAAGTAAAATCTTCGCAATATACTTGAATCGAATCTATTTCATCGGTTTTATAATTAGTTTTGAAATCTTTTATATGACCAGTAAATTTTTTAACATATTCATCTCTTTCAGATATTTTGCCAGTAATCCACGTTGATGACGTTATTCCAGAAATACTTCCATGATTTGTGTTATAGGAGTCATTAACAACTGTTCCACTTCCCTCGGAAAATCTCCAATAACCCCTTAGTTGTTCGGTGGAATAAACATTTCTTCTGCCATTTCCATTATTATAGTGATATTTGGCTTCTGCCGATGAAAGTCCTCTCCCGAATATTTTTATTTCATCTATAACAGATTCAAGATGATTAGTTCCAAGAATATTGGCCCCAAATCTTATGTTTTTGCTATTTACATTTCCCGGTACTTTCGTCGTTGTTTGTGATTTCGCCGAGCTTCCATCGATGTACCAGTTCCAGATAGAGCCATTAGCACTAAGAACAATGTGATGCCACAAATTATCCCTAATATCAGTATCATAGGTATACCCCTCCCCATACATATTAAAGGTAATACCACCAGTATTGCTTATATACATGGCATATTCTGCCGCCGCACCATCCGCATTTTGGTATGGCTTGGTAATAACATATCCACCATTGCAACCTGGGCTTACTTTTACCCAGGACTCAAGAGTAATTCCACCTGCCGTACAAGCAAGAGATTGATGGTATGGGACCTCTATATAACTACAAGCACTGGCGTCTATCGCAAAATTATCATTATGATATATTCTATACCCCTCATAATATTCCACCATTCGGTCTTGTTGTAATGTAATATTATGAACGGTATCTATAAATCCATTAGAAGTGTGTTTGTATCCTCCAGCGTAAACTGTTGTCGATGCCATTAATGGGATGTCAAATGTTAGTGTAGCTATTTGTTCTTTTTTGACAGAGTAATTTATATTAGAATAGTAATAAGCCGTATGGGATTTTATGGTTTCACCATCATCAGCGTCAGATGTATCTTGGTTTATTGGAGCACAAACCCCTGCTGATAATGGAATGTAATTTGGAGTTTCACTATTGTCCGATTTCCACATGGCTATTAATCCATACGAATTATTGGTTTGTTTGTATGCATTATATAAAAAAGAAATACTATGCCATGTTTCTGACGAGAATGACGATGTAGCTATGCCATAACTGGTATCGTTATAATGTAAAATAATACTATCGCCATTTTCATTACCCCTTTGAATTTGTTTTTTTGAATTATCAATATAAACATTGGAAATTTCACCAGAACCGCCAAAAGCCAAAGTGTAATTTCCAGTATATGGAGCAAAAAACTTCATTCTATATTTAGTGGCCCAGTTTATCCCGGAATCATTGGCTGTAAAGAATGGTGGTAAACCATTCGAATAATAAAATTTAACAATTGGGGTAACGCCACTAAACGATGTATTAATCATATTGATAGCATTAGAAGTAGACCGATAACAATCCATGGTAATGCCATCGTTCTTAACCGTTCTTACGGTATTAGTGTATTTAATTAATGAAATAGGGATGGCTCTTTTACTATAATACGGTTGAACACCATCTAAATCATTTTCGAAACTATTTTTATCTGGAATATCAATTCTTTCTATCATTTTATTCCTCTGGCTGGATAGTTAATGAAATGTTATCATAAACTATAGTGCCACCTTTCCTGAATGACGATGTTATATTTACTATTCTTATTTTTTTCCATGTGTCGTTTGTGGGCCACAATAAATTCATTGTATCCATATCCTGAAAATTTATATAATAAGTCATACCCTTTTTATTTTTAAAAAATGTAACAATTCCCTGAATATCAGAATTAGATGCTTCGTAACCACTCCAAGATAAGGCTCTTATTCTGTTATCGAATTTAACTTCATGCCAAACTGGAGCACCGTGTAGAATTTTTTTTGATAAAATTGTTTCATCTTCATCTGTTGTATAAAACGATGGATTATACGGTAGTGTGTATTCAGCAGTTGGAGTTGCTGAAGTTAATATACAATTAGCCATTCCCCCCCCTATATATCATATCTTTTATTGGTTCTTGAAGTTCTAACATCAACCGAATATTGTTTATTTAATAAATCGCCAACTTTTTTAGCTACATCACCAGCGTCATTAGCATATATAACTATCCTTGTGGCCTCTCTAGAAGGAGCCCCTTGAGTTGAAAATGTTGGTAAAACAAACGTAGAGGGAGCATTAAAAAGGACACTATCAAGCTGTTTTAGAGCATCAGTATTAGCATCTATTGAATGAGTATTCTCGATAACAACACTACCCAAATCAACAATATCTTTATCTAAATCTTTTTCACTGTCAAGTAATCCACCGAATAGTCCTCCCACAATACCACCAAGAGGACCACCAAAAATACCTAATCCAGAAATTAATCCACCTATAGTAGACCCCAGAGATGCTCCTGTACTGGCTCCAGTGCCACCACCCCCAAGGGCCGTTCCTGCCATTGTTCCAGCAATTGTTTCTATATAATCCTTCAATGCTTTGAACCCTATTTTTAGTTTATCTGATTCCTCTGTAAGACTAATTTCCGATGTTCCAAAAGGAGTTCTTTCTACTTTTGTTATTGGTTCATTTAAAATAGCTCCAAGCTCCCATATAAATTCGTCAAAAATAGATTGTTGTCTATTGAGCATGGTTACATTTAATATATCAAGTTGAGTAAGATATTTTGTTTCAACATTAGCAATAGCAGCTCCGATTCTGGCTCCTATGGAAACCCCTCCAACGTCTATATCCGACAGAGCGTCGGCAATGTTGTCGGAAAGGGCTTGGATTCTGGCAGTTGATAAACCTTCTGTAATGTTCTTGGCGAATTGAGCTAATTCATATAATCCAGCTCGATAAGAATCTAATTGCTGTTGAAGTTCCTTTTTCTTGTTCTCTAAAGATTGGACTTCTTGTCTATCTCCATCGGCTCTGGCAGCATTGATTTCTTTTTCGATGTCTTTTATTTCCTGAGAAATATCTCTTCTCTTTTCGAATCCAGTAGACATATCTTTGGGAACATTGGAAAGTGCTTTTGATAAAGTATTTTGCAATTCTTTTTGAGCATCGACAGCTTTCTTTATATTTTCAGTATAATCAATCGCTGCTAATTGTTGTTCTAGCTCTAATCTTTTTTGGGCATAGTCTACGGACTCTGCATTCAATGCTTTTTCTTGGTCTTCGGCTTCAAGTAATAGAATGGCTTGTCGTCTTTCTTCATGAGATATTTTTAATGCATCAATTTGATATCTGACTATATCTTTTTGACTCTTCCCAAGAAGTTTATATAACTCTACCATTTTTTGTGTAGTAGATTCCGTTAACTTATTATATAAATTGGAAATCTGCATACCTTTGACGCCAGACTCTGCCATATCATTCCATTTTTTAAATCCCACAAGTGCCATGTTAATCCCATTAAAAATGATAGGAAAAAACATTGCGGCCATTTCATTAAGAACATTCAATCTTACATTAGCACCAGCGACAACACCGTCAAGGTCTTTAAATAATCCTTTTAATTTTTCGAAATCAAGAACTCTATTAGATGCCATATAATCTGATATAAATTTATTTTCAAACTCTTCGGCAATAAATCCAATTTCTATTTTTTTGGTATTTATATCGTCAACCACATTTGTGAATGTCTTTAAAGCTGCTTTATAATAAGAGGCAATAGATGAGGCGGTTTCTTTGGCTGAACTCCCCATTTGTTCATTATATTTGATTAATCTACCAACAGAATCTCCCATCAATTGAACATCACCGACAGTTTGTTGCAATTTTGTTTTTAATTCATCTAATCCACTTAATGGTATCTCATAAAATTTTGTTGGGATAGCTGTTGGAGCTTCTATAGCCTCCAAAGAAGCGAAAATATTCTTTTGTTTTATTAATTTATCCAAAGCCTCTGAATCTTCTTTATATTTATCTGAAACACCCGTATATAAATCACCGAACATAATTATTGCATCTGATTTAAATTTTTTAATTGTTTCCTCTGCTTTTATTGCTGTATTTGGGTCAACCTTAAATAATTCCTCTAATGGTAAATTTTCATAATCTTGGAGATTAAGTGTTTTATATACATAGCTTATATCAGATGCAAATGTTTCTATTCCCTTTCCGACTTCATCAAATCTTCCGTTAATTTCGTCTACTTCTGCTTTTGACAAAAAGGGAGAAAATTCCTTTAGGAACTTTAATTTAAAAGTTAATAGTTCCTTTGCGGCATCATTCATATCGTCTATATTTAATGCAACGGGTCTGTCTTTTAATATAGAAATATCAGGAGATTCAATAGCTTTGATGATATCTTCTTCTGCTTTTTGTAAACCGTTTATAGATGCTTCTAGTGAAGCTTTTTTAGTATCATAAGTTAGTTCGAAAACTTTTTTATTAGATGCTAATATTTTTTCATTTTCATTGGCTAAAGATTGATTTATTCCCTTCGTTCTTGTTGCTGCTTCGTATAATGCGTCAAATGCTATTTTTCCTACATCCAAAGAACGTATAATTCTGTCAACCGATATAGCCAAATCGGTATTAATACTACTTAGTAAATCTCCCTGTACACTCATTTGTTTTTCTGTTTCTGTGATGTCTTTACCTAATGATTTTAAAGTTTGATATTTTTTTGCAAGAATTTCAAATTGAGAAACAGATTCGTCAATAATATCGTTCTGAGCTCTTCTTGCTTTTATATTTTTTGTTAAAGCTTCTATATCTATCTGGGTGTATTTAGCATGGGCTCTAAATGTTTCATTAGAGTCTCTTGCTAATGAGTAATATGTAGCAATAGCTCCACCTACTAAAGATAGAGCAAGTGCTATAGGACCAAGTGCTCCCATAACTGCCCTAATTGATGCAGCAAATCCGATATTTGCACCAGTAGCAGTAGTAGTGACTCCTGCTAATCCCAACACGGCAGCACTATGACTTGATACCGCAACAGTTGATTGTGCTAATGCTATAGTAACCTGCCTTTGAATCAATCCCCATGCAGCAGCAGCTATTTTTATTGTACCAAAAATCAATGCCATTGAACCACCAACCCTAATAATAGCACCAAACAAAGGAGCCAGTGGTTTAAGGATTTTTAATATTGCCGCTAAAGATTGAATAACATCAATAATCCCTACAGCCAATTCTTTACCAAACACTTCTCCGAAATCAGACATAGTGACTTTTAGTGCTTCCATCTGTTTGGTATAAGTGGCAACTTCTATATCTGAAGCCTTAAAAGCTTCATCAGTAGTAAGATGAGCCTCTACGATAGCTTGTTGTTTTAATGCATAGGCATCCATCAAAGCCAAGAAATCTACATATCTTCTTATTCCACCAGCCTGTTGAGCTATATTTGTTTTTTGGACACCAGTAAGAGTGCTCCACTTTTCAGAAAGTTCATCTAAAACGTCATCAATATCCCTAAATTCATCTGCATTAGCCTTGACCGCGATACCAACGTCTTGTAATAATGCTATGTATTCAGGTTTAACCATACGAGCAAACATTGTTTTTAGTGATTGACCGATAGCAGTACCTGATTTTCTTGTAATGGCATTTATGGCTACAACATATCCACTTAATTCAGTTAAATCTACGCCGACTTCTTTTGCAGCCGAACCAACAGCCTTTAATGCTCCTGCTAAATCCTGTGCAGAAGTTGGGAATTTGGCTTGAACTCTCATCCATTCATTTACATATTGCATAGTATTTTGGACTTCTATACCATATGTAAACATAACAGAGGTTAATGCTTCGGTCATTTCAACGGTATCGAAACCTATTGCATTAACACCAACAAGAGTAGTTCTTGTTGCTTCCAGTACCTCTTGTTGAGAAAGACCTACCTGCGCCCATATAACAAAAGCCTTTAAAACCTTTTCTGCGGAAACAGAAAATTCTTCTCCAAGAGCAAATGAAGCATCTCTTAATTCTTCGATATTACTCGTGGCAGGGTCTAATACTTTTTCTAATTGAGCTAATTGAGTATTAACAGTAGCAAATGTTTCTAATGATTCTTTGGCAGCGTCGACGGCTTTTCTGAAAATTAAATAAGTAAGACGATATTTAATTAATTTTCCAATAGCATTATCAAGACTTGTATTTAGATTAGTTTGAGCACCACCCATTTTTTCCAATGAAGCCCTTGCCTCATTAACCATACCCCTAAATCCACTTACTTTTGTCCCGGCTGTGGCAAACGATGTACCTATTTTTTCGGCGTCAGTTCTTGCTGAAATCATTGATTTTGATATTTTTACAAAATTTGATTCTGCTTTATTGATAGCTGATGATAATTGATATATTTTATCAATCATCTGTTCTTTGGGGAAAGCGGCGTTGCCTTTATTTTTATTAAATACGGCAATGAGTTCCATATATTGAATTTTTAATTCTTTTATTTTTTGGGCAGCTTCTGATATACCCTCTCCCTTACCAAGCCCATGTGCAAGTTTTTTCGCACCTATAATAACTCTATCAATAGCATTATTTAAGTCTGCCCCGACAATTCCGGCAAAACTACCGACAGCTCCCTCTATTTGTTGTAACTTTAAGATAACAGCCTCGGAGTTTTCAGCCTGAAAAATAAATCGAATCATTTGTGTCAAATCTGCCATATTCATTACCCAAATTCTATAATTTCAGCGTGATTGGAAGCACTATGTCTTCCCTGTCTTCCGTTCCCTTTTTTGCTCTTTTCCTGTTTCTTTTTATTATCAACCCATCTTTCTAACAAAACATCATGAGCAAATGTATAATCATCGGGTTTCTTGTCTTCATTCATTATATTGTGGTAATACCCACAAAGATGGACAAAGATTATTTGTTCCTCACTCCATTGAGAAACAGCCCCCGGAAACATCGGAGAGTGGAGAGCCTCACTTATACTGTAGGCTCTTTGCCATCTTGGTTTTCTTGCAATTCTTCCAAGGGTATCGCTCCCGAAGTATCATCCTGTTCGAATAATCGCTTCGGGAGCCACTGTAGTACCTCCTTGCTTAAGCCACTGTAAAACAATTGACTTTCAGCGATTATCTCTGCGACACCTGCGGTACTATTTTCTTTCCCAAGTTCATCTATCGTTTTCCATAATTGATTTCCATCGGAGTCTTTAACACATAGGACTATTTGATACATTCTTGATTTAGATTCAGCTTTTTTATCAATAGTATGTGATAAAAACCCCTCTTTTTGCATAGCCTTGTCTATGACTTTATTTCTAAGATTATTATAATCTTCTTCAAATTTTTCAATAACTTCTTTGTTATTATTATGTCTTTTGTATTCCAGAATATCAATCTCAAGATTGGTAAGTTGCTTTCTTAGGCTCTCCATTTCTTCGTCATCTCTCTTAGTCCATATCCCCTTTTCTTTAAGAACTTCTACCATTCTTTTTTCTGTAAGTAATTTATTATTGGGGTCAATTAAAAGATTATTGAAGATTTGTGAATAATAATCAGATATTAATGTTTGTTCTTCAACATTAGGTAGATGAATATAAACATCAAAATTTTCTTTATCTTTGAATTTTGATAAATGAATAATTCTGAATTTTTGAAGCAATTCCTGTTCTACCTTTGCCATAATACCGGAATTATCGTTTTTCCCGTCCATTACTTTCCTCCGTTATAATGGGGGGTTATTCCCCCCTATTTTTAATATCCAGTTAAACTTACGTCATTACCAACAACAGAAATGTTATCGGCAGTGAATGTAAATTCTTGTGATGCGTTACCTCCAACACTAACATTCCAATTCTCACTCGACACCGCTAAATCAGAAATTGTCATGGTTCTGACAAGTTGTGTTCTGTTTTCATCTTTATAGGTTTTAACAACCAATTTATTGGTTCTTGTGAAATCATCCATACTAATGGTCTTGGCTGAAGCATCAGAAGTAGCACAAGCTCTTGCGAACATATCTAAATCTGAATCATTAGCAGAAACAGTAATTGTAAAAACGGGGTCAATCCTACTATAACCATATCTACGTTTGTATGATAACTGAACCAACTCTTCATCGGTAGCAGAATAATCGATATTAACAGATTGTAAACGTAAGGTAGGTTCTGATGGAAGAGCCGTATCACCGATAGGACCACCTGTGTTATATAAGTAGGCTGCTAAGTATTCTCTTGTAATACCACCGAAAGAACCAGATGTAGAAACGATATCGTAACCGACACCCTTTGTGCCTTTTGTTCCCTCTGCCCATGCCGAAGCTGCGGCGGCAGTACAAACATATACGAAGTAAACATCGTCAGTTGAAGCTGCGGTGTTTAGTGTAACACCACTTGTTGAAACCCATATCTGACCAGCATGAACAACACCATTGTATGTTCCTGCGGTGGAAATTTCAACTGTTCCACTTCCGTATCCAGCTTTTGAGTTTCTATAAATATGTTCGTTCTTACAATAATAAAGAATTTTTGAACCATCAGGAACTGCCGATGCCATATTATTCCAAGTTTGGGTAGTAGCATCACCGGAATGCTTCTGAGCCACATTGTGGGGTTTATAAACTCTGGCAACTTTCCAGTCATTCAAGAACCACCTTTTGTTATCGGCAGTGAACGAATAGTTTTCGGATGCGTATCCATTAACATCATAACTCCACGATAAACCACTAATCGAGGCACGATGAATCCAAGCCGCCCTTGTGATGTTGGTTCCGTCTTCAGTAATAGGAATCATAAAATCACAATAGCAATCAAGCAAATCATCTGCGGTAATTGTTCTCTCGGTAGCATTAGATGAAGCATTTTTAATATAATTTCTGAAAAACCCACCCCTTGGGCCATTTGTCTCCGTAGCCAATGTTTTATCTATCATCTTATCGGAAACTAACGCCAGTGTGTCGGTAGAACCGATATCGTTGGTATCTATAGTAACATTGATTGCAGGAAGACTTGTTCTAATTTCTGTAGAACCTCTATTAGTTAATTCCTTTAGTTTTTCGGTGGGAATATCTCCAGAGCTTCCTAGGTTTTGTACACGATGGGCTTGAACACCATCAATGGTAAGTGCAACCCTTGTGTATTTGATATTTTCGGTCATTCCAATTCCTCCTTTCAAAGGCTATTTATTGGTAATTGTATTGTTATTATTATCATTTCGTGATATTTTTCTTGTTCTATTTTTTCAAATTTAGATGATGGCATATCAACAGACGAAAATCCCTTAACAAGCATCTTACCATAATTCGATATTCCGGTATAAACACCAACCGCAGAAGGGAATCCAGTACTAAAATTGTATACAGTCAAATATTTATCAACAATATTTTCTTGTAACAAATCAACTATATCACTTTTCTGTGCTTCGCTATTAGCAAAAACATCTATTGCAACCCTTATCTCTATACATGGTCTTGAACTTAATTGAACAGGGACAGAAGACCTGTACGGACTCCCGACTGTTATTAAAGGGAATACAGGAGAATCGGTTTGAATGTTCGGATAGGAGTCAATAACGGTATATCTCCCATGTACAAATCCGAAGTCTTCCATAAGTTCCATGATGTAATATATAATAGACATTTTTGCACTATTGGTTATTTTCATTTTATGTTACTCGCCTCATTAATCCATCTTTTTATCTCAGCACTAATATCATTCCCAACATTTTGTAATCCAAAAATAAATCCAGTTAATAAAAATTCCCTGTTTGGTAATCCTGGATGCATAATATTGACAATCGTTCCCGTTGCCTTATCTATTTTTTGCCCCAAAACATATGGGGTCATAGGTGACCCTTTGGTTCCACCCTCTTGGAAAATAGAATAAAAAGGAGCCCCCTGACCAAGTGGATATAAAGTCGGATTGCCTATAATTAATTCCCATCCATTGTCAATTTTTGAATATTCGGAATAGTTTATCTGTCTTCCAAGTAATCCATCTAAAGGATTTATAGAGCCATACAATTTCATTCTTCTTTTCATCATATCTTCAGAAGTGCTGGCTGTCATGACATATCTTTCAACAACAGCACTAACAATCTTCTTCCCGAATGTATCAAGAAACCCTCCCATGGCATTGCTGTCTCTGGAATTAAACTTTTCTTTTATAATTTCGGCAAACTTACCCAACTTACCAAGTTCAACTTGAACTTTTGCGTGTCTCCCACCACTGGTTATTTTAACGCTCACTTTGCTCCCCCAAAAAGTAACGGTAGAGATTGTTAATCTCATCCATTATTGTTTTGCGAAGTTTTTCTCTTCTCCTGCTGAATCTTTCCTCTGGGTCTAAAATAACGTCAACCATATTTAATATATTTTTTAACGCTATATTCTTCATATTTTCCATACTCTGGAAAACAACATTTTCCATTTCTCCATTCATTCTAATCCCCTTCCTTTAATTCAAGATTAATTACAGCAACTCTTGCCTTGTTTATTCCTGTTCTTTGATAATTTTTTACAGTATAAGTGTTATTATAAATAACAACAGCATCGGCACTATCGAGATACGTCTTTCCCCCGGTAGAATGGTCATCAACTAAAACATCATTTAACCAACAGGTAACTCTTGCTCTACCTTCTGGAATTAGGTTATAAGTTTCATTGCCATATAAAATAAAATTAGGATTACCTATAAAATTGTTTACAATTCCGTTTATATAATAGGATGTTGAAACAGTATATTTTCCGGTTCCATTACAGGTTGTACAATAAGGATTTAAACTTTCATGAGTAATCGGATTAACCGTACAATAAGAACAATTATATGAACTGTGAAATTGTATTTCTATCGGTTTACCGTATTCATCAATTAATCCAGTGACCTGTCTTATGAAAGTTCTTTCTATGGAATCTTTACTCATGGAGTGTCTCCGGGGGTAACATATGATGCTCCATATTTATTATATCCATAATTGTCTACGATTGAACCACCTGAATAAGCATTCATTTTTATTTGTTTTAACATGGCACTAAATTCACTTCTGAGAGAATCCCTTAAAGACTTTCTTCCTGATATGGTATCTCTCATATTGATTCTAATATCAGCTACGTTAATATTAGCTCCATCGAATAAAACATCAAATAAAACTCCGGTTAAGATAATCTCGGCACACTTTATCTTAAATAATGATTTCGCTAAAGCCGTTGGCGCAGTTCCGTCAGATTTTACTATAGAAAGAGAGGTTGGTGTTACGGTTGCCGTATATCCCATGTTATACTCCATCTGAACGGCATCGACAGCATCAGCTATATAAAAATAAATATCTTGGGTTGATATCCTATAATTGTTCGGATTGGTATCCCCTATCATCCTTCTTACAGAATTAACAAGTTCTGAAGACAACCCCATCTGCCATGGAACTTTTTGAACGGCCAGATATTGGGGAACATCCATGGTAACGAACTGACCATTAATTGTCCCTTCCCAATATGCCTGATAAATTCCCTCTGCATAAGAAGAGGCAAGAGACATGGTGTAGTAATAGACACCAGTTGTTTCTTTAGTCGGAGCCGCCGAAACAACCCTTACGCCAGAAGGGTCGTATACTCTGACTATAGGAGAAACCGGGTCAGTTTTTTGATTGTCGGCATCGCGGAATTCCCTATAAATTGTTTCCGCTTTGTCTAATAATATAACTTGCAGTCCATCATTATTATAATTCACATTACCTCCTACTCTATATACATATTTTTTAGGGTTTTTAGCCTAAAAAACATTTAATAACAAAATTATCAACATAACATCTTGAATAACAACCGTTTATAGTACTTTTCTTTTTCTTCTCATATTCTTATGCCTTGGAACCACAATAATACCACCTCCGGCCAAAAATTCTCTTCCACGAAATATAATATTTCTTGTCGCACTATCTCCCTCCACTGTGTTCATAATAATAGAACGAGCTGTATAATGTAAGTCTTGCGTTATTAATATAATATTGCTTGTGCCTGAATCAGTTGATTTGGTCTTAAAAATAACATCGACTTCTATGTGGGGATATGTTCCCGTAAATATTATATTTTTTGTTTCATTTGAAATGTCTTTAGTATGAAAAATTACATTACTTAATACATTCTCAAAAATCCAAGAAACAAATATAATATCTCTACTTATATTCTCGGTATCCTTAACAGTGAATACAGTTGTTCTGTCAACATTAGAAATATCACTTCCATGGAATATTAGGTTTCTTGAGGTATTATCAATTTCACCAGAATTGAATATTATTGTTCTGTTTGTATTATTATAATCTTTTGTTATAAATGTTATGTTTCTTGATATATTGTAAAGGTAAGCTGATTCGAATATAATATTTCTGTCGTAATTATATACATCTTTACCGACAAATATAATATTTTTGTTGTCATTGGAATTTTCTTTGACATTAAATATTATATTTCTTGATGGATTTGAATCATCTTTAGTGTAATCACTAACGATAAATATTATATTTTTATTTTCACTATCGAGAGTTCCATCCATAAAAACTGGATGGAAATCCCAATCCCAACCTGGAGTTGGAGAAAAATCATCAATACCCATTTTAACCTACTATTCTGGTAATACTGTGGTACTTGTGTCTAAAACATTTTGATTATTGCTATGATAAAACCTAACAACCATTTTAGCAACATCAAGATTATCTAAATAGACAACACTATCTTTATAAGCGGTTCCGTCATTCGGATAGTAAACTTTTTTTCCACTTGGAAAAGCACTTTGAGCTAATGCCAAATAATACAAATAAGACCCTTCTGCTTGTAAACTATCTCTCATGTTGGCGGTGCTTGCCCATAATGAACTGTCACCTGCAATTACCATTACATTCCCGAACATATAAGCAGATGAATCAACAAATGTTGTCAGGTCATAATTGACAAGATTAGAAATAATATTCTCGGTATCGGAAGCCATCATGTATGCATATCCAACCCTAAAATTGGCATTTAACATAGAATCAAGCCTTGCTTCCGTAATAGTAAATAAACCAGTGGTGTCAGAGGCCATCATATATTCATAACCAACTCTGAATGTTGCCCCTAATAATGAATCTACTTTTGCTGTTAATTCTGTTACATCACAACTTCCTCCACCAGTATATGCAGGAATATAAACGCTATCCACAGTTTTGTCGGAAACATTATTCTGTTCATCAAGTACAAACACAGAAAAATATGCCCAAGTCGAAGTATCGGCATCAAATATTATGTTAATAGTTGTATCTTCCCATGACCCTGCGTTAACACATCTTGTTCCAGAGTTTGTATCAGTTGGGATAGTAGTTCCGTATTGAATAATTAATCTCGTATAATCAGCAGAGTCAACGGTTCCCAATGTAGCTCTTAAACTATCTGAACCAAGACTTAATAAATACAGTATTGTAAAAGTGGTCATGGAATCAGGTGGATATGAATCACCTGCCCATGTTGTAATGGTTCCCATGGTTGATAAACTTCTACCGAGTTGGTCATGTAACATAAACCAGTAATTATATTCAGTAGCGGCGGTTAATCCTGTTGCTTGAAGTGTATCTGGTTGCGTAATCCCAGTAGTAATATAAGCGGTATCGCTTCCTGTGGTGTCGGCGTCGGTATCCCATAATAGCCAAAGTGTGTCTACATCATTGGCATTATAATTATTCCTTACTGAAAATGTCGTTAAATTTGTATCCACAACAGAGAGCTCGTGAGATGGGGTGTTTAATGTTGTAATACTCCCAAGTTCTGATGTATCGGCAGATGTGGATATATAAAATACCGTTCTGAAATAATATAACATATTATCTGATAATGAAGTGGCGGTTAATTCTTCTGGGTCTGTTATATCAGAGGTATGTAGGGTTGTATCACCATCGTAAACACTTGAATCCAAATCGTAAAAAAGAATCATCGAATCGGGAGTTCCACCTGCCGTATAGTTATCGCTTACAGTAAAAGAGACATCGTTTGTGTCTACAACCGTAAGAACATGATTATTTGCAGCCGAATAAGAAATTTTAATTTTTGGTCTACTTGTTGTTGTTGACCATTCATCTGCCCAGAATGTTGAGGCATCATATCCCCCCATACCAGTTCTTACAGCTATCATGGTTCCATTGTATATACCAGCACCATTATCCCATGTTTGTGCTAATTCGGTTATATCAAAGGCATACCATCCGGTTGATGTTGTATCTTGTGAGCCAGTATGTAAATCATATATGGTTGCAGTTCTATCTGTTCCACTTCCATCAGCACCAGCAGTGTTCCATGTATTCCCAGTTGAATAGCTATTCCATGTTGCTTCAGTTTCCACCCAAGATTGTAAAATACCATAAATACCAAACTCCAATGTATCATTTGTTCCCCCTTGATAATCAACAAATAAAGAACATGATGATACAATAATTCCAGCACCAAGCGAATCATTTAATGTCGGCCAATAAATAATGGCTCTTGCCCTACCGGGGTTATTGGCCGCAGCATTAACTCTCAAATATACATCAACATTATAGTTTGAATCTGGTACAATTGCGCTGATGGTAACAGAATTACAGTCCTCTGTCCCCCCTCCCAATGTAAAATCTGTTGCATACGAAAAAATTGGCAACATAATTAAAGTTGCTAAAAGTAAAAATAGACGTTTCATTTTTTCTCCTATTTTTTAAGTTTTAATAAATATCTTGTTGTTGATTCTATATCCAAAGTGGTAACACTATCTATTGCCGATGTGTCTACAATAGGAGCAACAAACAACATTACCCTTAAATAATATTTTGTGTTTTGTATTAAACCAGTGGCCGTTAGTGTATCCGGTGTCTCCAATGTTGTTATGTCTTTTTTGGTACTTCCATTATACACAGAACTATCTGTGTCATAATATAATACGAGAGAATCGGCTATACCAGTATAAGCATCTTGTATTTTAAAAGTCGAATTTGTTGTATCTATTATAGTTATCGTCTGGTCGTAAACATGGGTTGTTATATTTCCCAAGGACGAAGTATCTGTTACTGCTCCATCAAACAATAGAACTCTGAAATAATATTGAGTATTTACAATTAATGATGTCGCAAATAATGTATCTGGAGTTGATAAAGATGTTTCATCGAGATAACTACTGCCATCGAATACATCAGAATCGGTATCCCAAAATATTTTTAACGAATCTACTGTTCCAGTATAAATATCTTGAACAGTAAAAAATGTCTCACTGGTATCAATAATTGTTAAAGTTTGGTCGTATGTTGGAGAAGGAGTTTCTCCTTCTGTGAATATTATTTCTGGTAACCACATATCAATCATATATTCTTTAGCGGTATCACCAGCAACAGCATTTGGATGATAAGCATTATTTTCATATATAGTTTTTATAAAACCATATTTAGTGCTATCTTGACTTTTTTCAACCAAAATATCAAAAAGTGATATTGTATGAAAATTAGGGTAATTAGCAGTATCCTCAAGTGTGTCTAACCAAAATGTGTTGAACCAAAACTGATTTTCTATTTCAGTTTCGCTCATTCTGTTTCCTTCTGTAGTACCATACATAATAGGATTTGGCAGTTCATATACAAATTGGATATCAGGGTAATTTAACGCAGAATCTCTCCATTTGAATGCTTCTGTTCTTTTTGTGGCTATATTAGCCGCAGACATTTGGTCATCACCGTCATTTTCACCACACCATATAGGTGGGCCAAATCCAAAAATTAACATATCAAAATCAGTAATATCTATAAGAGTATCCTCAACCTCGTCTTTAACTGTATCAACAAGCAAAAATCCACCCTTAATGCTGTCTTTTGACATCCCTATATTCCAAAAATATGTATTAATATGTTCAATAAACATATTATTACCAGAAAAATTATAACAATCATTGTTTGGCTGTGGTTTCATCCATCCATGTTGATGACTTGATGTACTATCAAATCGTGCGGTTCTCCATCCAGCCCAAGAATATGTCGATGCGGTATTTGTTCGATAATCCCACATTCTTAGTGTTGTGCTATGGGCATTACCCAAACTGTCTAATCTTGTTTTTATTCCAGTTGTATATGGAGTATAACTATCTGTCATCAAATATTCATAAATTGATGTATGTTCATACATGATTGAATATGCAGAAAAATTCAAATTTATATTACTAACATTTGAATTTGTATCTAAATCAAGATTAATAGTTACCTCTGAGGTAGAACCAATTGCCTTAAATATGAATGGATTATAATTTATATCTACTAACGGACTTCTGTTATCCTGGTCATAATATGTATTAACCGTATCTATTACTTGACCATTGGCGTTGGTCAATGCGTCAATAACCGTATCTCCCTGTGCATCTATACAATAGACTTGGATATTTTCAAGAGAATCGCCAGTGGGTCCAATACATGTCAATATAAATGTTTTCTTAAATGTTACATCCATTGGTTGTGGAATTCCAGACCTGAATACAACGGAGTGCCAAAGAGTGTCGTGTGGGGGGACAATATAAGCGTCAAGAACAACATTATCATAGCTTGCATTAGCGGTATTTTCATCCCAAAATGCTACTAAAGCGGGCCACATATCTCTTGCCTCTCCGGTATCGCTATTGGTTAACAATTGAATAGTATCTCCCTGAAGAGCTTCCGATAGCCCAGACATGGTAGCATCATAAGCACCGAAAATAACATAAGCACCATTTGTTTCTATTCTGTTATTTTTAAACTCAAAAGTAATACCTCCCCACGTAGAACCACCCACAAAAGTATAGGCACTGACTCTCGGCCATCGAGCCTCTCCGTAAGCAGCATCTACCGTAAAAAGATTAGTATCTAATGTCATTACTCTTATTAGGTTATTCTCAAATAAAAAATATCCTTTTGTAAATCTGGTATCTGCGTATACTGCTGTAACGATAGGACCATATCCTGTTGGATTACCGGTATCGTTTGTATAACTTGTATACCCATATATTTTATTATTTCTCATTATAATCCATAAATTGTCAACATTTTGTTGCCTGAATTTAATTGCCTTGGCATTAATTCCAGTACCATAACGTGTATCATATCCATGGTTTAAACGTATAACACAATCTTCTATTATTAAAGCACTATCAAGGCTTCCCACATCAGTGGGACTTCCCTCTGCCATAATTCCTCCATTTGCACCAGCTAAACTATCTCCACAAACAAGAGTACATCCTCTTATATATCCAGATGCGGAACCGTACATTACTATATTAAAAGAGTTTGCATTTCCACAATACATGTTAGATGAATCATGCATAAAGTGCGGTCTAATTTCGTTTAATTCATCGGTTTCGAAATAACAGTCTTTAGCCGACAATAATGAACTATAGCTTCCCCATTTTCCATATGAAATACCAACATTTCTTGAAAATACCCTGCAATTAGTGATATACAAAGATGAATCCCCTATACCAAAATTAGCTAATGGAGTAACCTCCACAGAAATCGCCGACATTTCATAATAATCTCTTCTCTCCATACCCATTTGGTTGCCATCAACAACACAACTTTCCATCACAACATTATAACATCCATTCAAATCAATGGTTGGAGCTATAATTCCAAATCTTGCTAAATATTTGGCACTATCCAACGGATATGCGGGGTCATGCCTCATTAATGCACTCCATCCATTTGATTCAAAATAACAATTAGTCATAAATAATGAATCACTTGATGTCGCATCAATCGCAGATGTTGCGAATGCTGTATCTGCATAACTATTAGTATCACCCAAACAACCATCATTTACAACTGCTAAATATCTAATTGTTATCCCATCTGCATTTGTCATTATTCTTATCCCGTCGGTACTGTCATATGCTTGATTGGACGCTCCTATGCCAACATATATAGTATCGATAGTAACACTGTCACTTCCGGTAAGTAAAATATTATATGCTCCACTTATTGTAATTGCAGCACCAGGGGAGGTGCTTCTTAGGCTTCCATCAACAACATAACATCTATTACTTTGGCTTATTGTATAAGGCAAAGATGTTATATAGGTTGTGTCTGGTCTTTCGTAAAATTTTGTAAATGTGGGGTATGAATGTGATGTAGTTGATAAAACCATCACCATTATAATTATAAAAATATATCTATTCATCTATCAAATCCTCTATTCTAATGTGTTTTGTTATTGATGGAACTTTCGGTTCGTATGGATAGGTATCCATCGTATTATGTATGTCTATATGTTCAATTATTTTCTTAATTTGTTTATGTGGTCTTATATACGGAGTATCGGTTGTATAATCGACTATTTCACCACCTCCGGCTCCATAGTAAATACACTTAAAGATAACATATCTTTGTACATCTGTACCACCACAATTGAATATGATATATCTATCAGAATAATTTACATCACCTGTAATGAAAATAAATTGTCTGTCGGTATTGTATAAATCATAGGTATTGAAAATAATTTCAAGTGTCTCTGATAGATAATCTTTAACTAAGAATGTAATCACTCTTGTTGTGCTTATATAATCCATTCCCTTAAATATTGTGTATCTTGTTGTGTTATATAGACTTCCAGATGTGAAAATAATATTTCTTGAAACATTATTTATGTCTCTTGTGATATAAATAATACTTCTATCTGAATCTTGGAAATCTTTTGTTTTGAAAATAATTCCAACAGTATTAGATTCCGTATATCCAGATATATAAATAATGCTTCGAGAAACACCACTTAAGTCTTTTTGATTAAAAACGATACTTCGTGTTGTTGTTAATGGCTCATGTGATTTAAATATAATATCTCTTGATTCACCATAAACGTATGAAGAGATATAAATAATAAACCTTGATGCATTAAGTAAATCATATGACTTATATATAACGGCTATTGTTTCGTAGTCTGTATTGCAGGTTCTATAAATAATATTCCTTGTCGCAGAAACACCACTTATTGAACTATATATAATACCTATCGATGACGTTATATAATCTTTTGTAGTATAAATAACATTTGCTGTTTCATATTTAGTATCGCTTGTCCTATAAATAATATCACTTGAACTTGAAATATAGTCATTTGACACATAAACAATATTTCTTGGTGATAATGATGTATCCTTGGCACGAAATATTAATGAACGGTTATCGTTACTTGTATATCTACATATAAATATTATATTTTTGGTTGACGATTCAATATCTTTAACTTTAGATATAACTGAAACACTTTGTGATTCAATATCGCCAGTTTTATAGACAATGTTTCTTGTCGAAAAAACACTACTTTTTGAATTATAAATAAGATTTCTTGATGTATTTTTGTAGTCCTTCGTAAGATAAATGACATCACTAATTCCAGACCTAACATCCTTTGTCTTATAAATAATACTACGCGAATCTGATATATAATCATTTGATATGTACACAATATTTTTAAGTGATGACAGTTTGTCTTTTGTGGCAAATACCATTGAACTGGCATTACCATAGGTATATCTACATATAAAGATTATGTTTCGAGAAGATAATTCAACGTCCTGAACCTTGGATATAATTGAAATATTCCTTGATTCAATATCATTAGACAGATAAATTACATTTTTAGTTGATGTAATGTAATCGTTAGATAGGTAAATTATACTTCTTGTCTCGCTATAAACATCTTTCGACAAGAATATTAACGGTCTTGTTGTGCCATAATTATATCTACATATAAAAGAAATTGAACATGATGAATTAACATCGTCTTTAGTGTGATAAATAACATTTATATTAGAAGATTTGATATCTTTTGTTTTAAATATAATATCTCTTGTTGTCGACAAATGATAATTTGATGTAAATATTACCTGAGATATCGAAGATTTGTAATCACTGGTTAAATTGATAATATTTATGGTTGTGTTAACGATATCATTTGACAAGAATGACACATTTCTTGTCGATATTACATAGTCTTTTGTTGCGAATATAGTAGATTTAATAGATTCCGAAATATCTTTTACATTAAATATCAGGCTTCTATTAACCGAATTACGATAGAAACAGCCGAATATGATATCAGCAGTTTTATAATCTACATCAAAACTATGGTGAATTATATTTCTATTGGTATTGATAAAATCGTTAGTTAACGATATAACATTACGATTAGCTGATTCATAGTCTTTTGTTAAATTAACAATACTTCGTGTGGTATTTTCAACATCAAATCCATGATGAATAATTTGTCTTGATGTATTTATATGGTCGTTTGATAAGAATAAAACACTTCTACTATCATCACAATGGTCTGATGATAAAAATATTACAGAACGATTTGTGTTTGATATATCTTTGGCATAAAATATAATATCTTTTGAAGAATTGGTAATATAAAACGAATTAAATATAACATTACGCGTTACTGAATAAATATCAAAACCATGATAAATGATATCATTTGTAATACTCGATATATCTTTTGTATTAAAAATTAAATCACGATTCGAGTAATCAATATTTTTGGTATGATAAATCAACTGTCTTGTATCTGTCGATATATCATAACCATGATGGGAAATAGACCTTGTTGTATTTGAAATATCATTTGAAATAAATATAGAAAATACCGAGGAATCTAATCTTTCCTGTCCCCAGAATATAATATCTTTATCGGTATATATAAAATCTTTTGTTACATTGATAATATTTCTTGTTGTACTTGAAAAATATCTCGAAAGGAATATTATATTACTATAATTATTTGAAATATCTTTTGTTTTATAGACAATAAATCTTTTATCACTCTTCCCTGACGCAATTGTGGTGTTAAGTACAAAAGTTTTTTCTCTATTACCAAGAATTTGTGTCTTGATAATAAACCCTTTATTGAGTCCTATTCTGTCTATTTTATTAACAAAAGAATCAGACATTCTATATTACCTGAAATGGATTGGGTGTTGAGAATGTTTTATAAATTCTTAAAAAATCAAAAATACCATTACTGCCGCTATCACTAAGAGCGACACTGGTAATTGTATGTAAATCCATCTTCCCGTATCCAATAGTCATTTGTTCTGAATCAATATTTGAAAAAATTAAATTACCACTTTCCGTCCATATGCTTGTTCCATTGGTACTACTTACATAAATCGTTAATTCATGATACTGTTTATAGTTTGAATTAACACTTGCAACTTCCAGCCATGAACCTCCAGTAGCGTTACTTTTGAATCTATATCCAGTTGATTCTGTAAGATGTAATCTAAAACCAAAATGTATATAATTACCATTATCATTTTCTAATTTTAATATAGCTGTTTTAGATACATTAGAGGCTCCTTCATTCCATATACCTACTCTTACGGCAACATCAGATACTGAATTTAAATCATGTTTTAAATCGGCACTTCCAGCAACGCTTCTAACACTTTTATCTCCTGAAAATATTTTATTGGTATGGTCAACAATACTATCAACAATATAAAAATCGCACTGGTCGCCATCACCATACCAATTATTTACACCACTCCATGACTGTGGAGTACTTCCTGTAGTATACTCCTCAAAACTTTCAAATAAAACCATTGCATTATGTGGGTTTGATGATGCTATATCCATATTCCCTCCTAAAATTGCCCACTCGCATCTGTGGTATCATATCTACCGTAGTATATATAATAATTACCAGCAGTATCATATTGAGTATTCGCTGGTATTGTGTGTTGTATTGTAAAATATAAATTAGTATTTGTCATTCCCATAAAATCGTTTAATCTGGACAATTCTATCGCATTGGATGAAGCACCCGAATAAACTACCCTTATATCTTCGCCATCTTCTCTTATCCTGTCGTATTTTTTTACATCAGAATAATACATAATATCATATCCGCGCCCATACACCAATTCTATAGAATCATTTGAAAAATCTGGTTTTACCGACAACATTCCAATTCCATAACCAGAGTTATTTGTAATTAATTTATGTTTCCATGTTGCACCATCATCAACAGAAGTCCATTCACATAACTCACCACCAAACCAGTTTTTTCCAGAAGGTTTAATGAACCCATAAATATGTATTTCTGGGGTATTGTCAATAGCCATACCCCCCCAATGTCGACCCTTCCATGCTAATTGGCCAGTTCCATTAACACTTTTTGCTGTATGTGTTACGGTACTAACAACCCATCCTTCACCAACAACTCCGGTTTGAGCAAATTCACTTTCTGGGTCATAATATGCCAAAAATCCCTCTACCTCTCTATTAATATCATTTCCACCAGCATCTATATTAGGATAAGCATGAAACGTAAAATACGGCATATGAATATTATGAATTCCATTGTTTATTCTTTTATTGGGGTGAATAAACATGGATTCCGTATTTCCGTGATAATATTTTTTGGCATTGTAATAGGTTTGAGAACTATCCCAAGAATAAATTACAAAAGGATTGTACTCTGGGTTTTCTCCATCATCCATGAAACCCAAAACACTTGATAGGTCAGTATATCCATGACCAGTAGATATCGAACAAGTATGTCCTTTCGCGTTAAACCAATAATAGCCAGGAGTAGCAATTCCATTTACGTTTGGTGGGCTATACATATACCCAATCGCACGACTGGTATTTTTAATTAAATAATTATCAAAATAATTAAAAGCGCAATGAATGACATTATCGCTGTCAATTTTAAAACCACATATGTAAATAGATGCATTTCCCGCAGCCTCAGCATTATCATAATAAGCGACATAACCCATTGGGATGACCGTAGAAACATCTTCATTAAATCTTACCATTTTTAGACCAGCATCACCACCAACATACCATCTGAATAAACAATTAATCCAATTATTATTATCACATCTAAATCTTGGATACGCATTATTGTCAGTAAAAAGTAAATCAACAGAAGACTCCATTACAGATAAATCATTTGGATTAACGCTTTTTAACAAATCCAATTTACCGGAATTATGTCCAGCAACACCAACATATATATAATTATTTTTATTAGATACTAAATTAGGATAGTAATGGGTATCCCAAACAGCAACGCCGGACTTAGAAAAAATACGATTAACTGTTATTTCTTTAGTTGTTTCGTCTTTTGTTGCGACCCTTACTCCTGCCCCAGTAGCCAAATAACATGCATGTATCTTACCATCACAGTAAATAATTCCTTGTCCCATGGAGTGTTGAATAGATTCATTAAAATATGCAGAAGTGGCAAATCTTTCCTGATATCCAGTGGGGAATTCTATTTTAACGGTGTATCCCTTTGGAATTGTTCCATGGTTTGATGTGAAGGATATTAAATCTCTAAAAGCAAATAAAGAACCCTTCCCAGTGGGACTACTATAGCTCCACCACTTAGATTGACTACTTGCATAAATTAATTGTTCTGTTTTGTTTTGTAAATTAATATTATAATATTGTGGATTGAAATCAAAATCATATTTCCTTGGGATAAGAGTTATTCCACCTGTTGATGCAATGGCTTCATAATACCCAGACGCATCAGATGTTGTTGTCATTTGTAGTTCTCCACTATAATATATATCTATTAGTCCATTTTGTATTGGTTTTGTATAATCGGAATAATAAACATATCCGTATACAGACGCTAAAGAATAATAATCTTCAACTTCTAAATAATAAGGAAAATCATGAGTAGTTTTCCTTGTGGTAGTTGATTTTTTGTATACATATGAATTTCCACTATCATAAGTTAAAGTAGTGGCAAGTTGAGAATAAATATGGGCATCAGTCCCCCCTATTCTTGTTGGATAAGCACTGCATGAATAGAACCCCACTGTATACCATTTACCAGCTTCAAGCAAAATTCCACCAGAAGCCGGGTATATTGATGCTTCACTTAACGATGTTGAAACATATGCCGAAGAAAGATTATTAAAATAAGCGGAGTGTTTAATAGTAAATGACGTACCAACAATATCAGTTGGGTCGGTATTATCTCGTCCCTCAATAATTCTAAATCTTAAATCTCCCACATTAGTAAAGTTAGTGGCTCCATACCAATAAGAATAGCCAGCCCCGACAACCTTACGATTGGTATCATTATAAAAAACTGGGAAATAATCCGTAACTTGTGATTCAGTTACTTGGTATTCATCTAAATATCCGTGACCATAGAGGGATTCATCTGTATTTCTACACATAATCGGCCACATGGCATTTCTATCTGACCATGTAGGAGACAGTGAATAAGGTGGAGTTGTAATACCATCAAAGTTAGGGTCAGTAGTAGCAATCCAACTTTCCCCAGATGACACATGAATAATACCATTTGCCAAAGGTTGTTTACAAAAATATGTTGTATAATGAGCAGACTTAGTTCCCCATCCAGCCCCAAGAGTACAATAAACACAATAATTTACACCACTATTTAGTGTAACATGACCAGTTCCAGCACTATTCGGTATATCTCTAAAATTCCAAGCATCTTCCGTTCCTAATGCAATAGCTCCACTTGACCCCAAGATTGTACCAGGGGTTCCACTCCCAGTCACAGAAGCTAACCACCAATTTAAATAACTGGTTGTTTTACTTGCTGTGTTTATATTGTAATACCCATAATAAATACCGTATAATTCTTTCCCTCTCCCGGTAAATTTATGACCCAATCCACCGTAATTAGCACCAGAAAGACTATCTCCAATGGTAAAGTAGTCGGCATGACCCCATCTTTTATATGTCCCTATTTTATATCTCATTTAACCTATTCCTCGATATTTTTACGTTTCCTGCTATATTATCTATCCCTATGAAATTTCTTCCCTCTTTCTTCGCTGCCAAGCAAATCGTTCCCCCACCACAACCAAGGTCAACAATATTTTCGGAAATACCAGTCATGTCGCAAACTAATTTTACCACAGGTAGGTAAAACAATCCATCTTTATAATATGTAGTATCATCGTAAAGATTTACATCTCTAAATATATATTTTCTTGTTTTTTTACCTTTCCTTCCAACTATAATTTGTCTTCCGTTTGGAGCATTTTTCTGATGAGCATGTAAAACAATATTATTCATATCAAATATAGCCGAAATATTTGAGACATAACTCCAATATTTATTTTCATCACTAAAATCTTGTGGTAAAATAAAAACAAAGAAACATCCATTAATAAGTTTAGACGTCCATTTGACTACAATATTGTTTATCTCGTTAATTAAATAGTCAAAAATTTTGTAATTACTGTTACAGATTAATGGAGCATCAAAATCTCTGATAATCAAATGTCCCCAATTATCTGGAATCGACTCGACCACATTATTGTAATCATCACAAATTATTGTATTTTTAATTTCTTCTATATTATACATTGTCTATATCCTCTATTCTTTTAACCTTATATGAGTTACCAGAAGGATACTCAATAACATCAATATCATCACCATCAACTCCGAATACGTAAAGTACCCTGTCGACCTCTCCATTGGTAATATTACAAAAAACTCTGGTAAAATGAATTATTTTTCTTCCTTCTGTTTTATAATATATTGATGGGAATCTATACGTAAAAGGATAGAATAAAATCGATTCAATTTCAGAATGATTAACATTAGAAAGAATTTTCCCATCAGATGTAACTATAGAACCATCCTTTTTAAGAATTTTCCATTCATAGATTGAATTATGACCCATATACTCTCCTTGTGGAGAGACTATGATTCGTCATACGAGATATGCATAACCATAGTGTCCCCGGTTATTTGACCTATATTAGCAGAGCTATCTACTCTAAGTTGTAAAACCAAATAACCAGAGGGACTTCCAACACCACTGCAATTTCCATTCAAAAGTACCGATGTACCTGGGGTATTGTGCGGTCTTGCGGAAGTTACGCATATTAAAGATGTTAATGATGGGGTTTGTCCGCTTGCGCGGGGAATTGCAGAACACCAAAGAGTTACTCCTTGGGCTACATTATCTGAGGGACCCCAGAATTTGAAGTTCTCACATCTCGTCTGGGGAGCTTTGGTCATATAAAAATATGTCCAAGCTTCATATGAAGTTTTAATAGTTCCATCATCGGGTCTGGCTATTGGGTAATTTGTTGAAATACAATTAACACTATCTACATTAAGTAAATTTACAACCCAGTTGGTATTACTGGAAGAGTGAAGACTTTCACCATAATCTCTATATAGTTGAAATGTCGCACTCATTACCAACTACCTCGTCATAGAATTTTTCTATTACTTCTTCTCTGTGACCCTTGATTGGAACTATTTCGGTATGAGTTTCGTTTGTTTTTTCGTCTATCCACAAATAATGTCGATAGTCACCAAAACGATAAGATAAACCGTAAGAAGATGAATAAGTCCATCCCCCTACAAATATCTGTGATGCTTTTTTAGAACACCATAGTCTATCTGGTTTATCGGAATCAACAAACTTAGCATTAGTTTTATGTTGCAGTCGTGGAGTATTATAAATTTTCCCATTTATTACCACCTGAATACTTAGGATTTTTTTGTCCTTATTTTTCCTTAAGTAATTCAATAATTGCAACCAAGGACTCAGCTTGTTTCCGTTGTTGATAAGTTTTGTCTCAACGATTGTCTGACCGTCAGACAAACTCACCATCCACTTATTATTCATCCTATCCTCCAAATAAGAGAAAGTCTCCTATTTATATTTCATTTGTTCAAATAGGAGATTTCTGCATACTTTCTCGTTTTTAGTTTGCGTATAAAAATTCAACCGCTATCGTGCATCCTATGTTGGTTCCGGTATTAACAACAAAACCATTTGTTTCTACTCCATTGGGGAATGTAATAGGAATAGTAGGGTGGTTTTGATACGCCGTATAGAAATATATCAAACCATCACTAGCGTTATAGAACGATGCCGTTGCTTCTGCTGTACCAACCAATCGATATGGGTATATCCCATTAATTTTAATATGAGAACCAGAAGGGAATGCTGTTTGAGCATCAGTACTCGATAATAATGTTACAAAACCAACCATTATCCCCCCTATTCTGCCTTCGAAACAGTTATTTTTACTTTATTAGCTTTAAATTTTTCATATATGGCAAATGGAAGATTAACCGTTGACGCCCAACCATCATCAGTTTTAGGCTCTTCTCTAAATGATAAATACACCCCATCTGACATAATCGAAACAGATACGGAACCAACTATTTCAAGGGGCTTTGCGCCTTTTGTTTCATCCATATTACCACCTATTGATAAGTTGCTTCAATTTTAATTTTATTATCAGACTCAAAACCAACTGCGGTTGCTTTTAATGAAATTCCAACATACCAATCTCTTGAATTTGCTGCCGTTGAAAATGGATGTAGACTTAAGGCACTTCCGTAAAAAGCTCTGCTCCATGTAACTTGCCCACACACTGCACTGCTATTGCTTCTTTCACAAAAATAAATTCCACAATTTTCAGTCATACCATCAACATTAGCACCAGTTCCAGCATGAATTGTACATGCTGTAATTTCAACGTCTGAATCAAATCCAAATCTAAACTCAATACCCCTTGCTGCTGGAGGAGATGCTACCGAAATAGCTTCGTATACGGTATCATTATAGCAATATCCTGCCGTTGCTGCATATGCCATTACATGCATATGAGGACTAGCACATCTATCATGAGCAGATTCTGATGCGGCATCGCAAATATGCATCGACATCGCGACTTCATCTTTTTGAATTGCCGTTAATAATGCGGTTCCCCTCGTTCCACCACCAAATGCAATTGCTGACGTAGCATTAATGGGAACCCTAACAGCCCCAGCAGTAGCGGTATTACTATCTCCAGCGATACCAGTAACTTCCCAAGTAGCTGCCATCTATAATCTCCTTTCTATTTTTTTAAACCTTGTTTATATTCTTTTTTGTTGACAGCTAACTTCGCATATTCAGCTTCTCTTAATTCGCCAATGCGACTGTCAATATATGTTATAATCGAACCCGGTAAAGTATCTTTTACTTTGTCCCTAAAATATTCAAGAGAAAAAATAGATGTCATACTGTTAATATAGTTTTTGAATTTATCTTTATCTTCTAATAAACCATACTCTTTCATAACTGCATCTATTTGCCTGTCACTCATGGCATTATAATTCGTAGGCTTAACAGTATCATCAGCCCACTCTACTATAAAACCTTCTTGAAATGCGTGACATCCGGTAATATCTTCTCTTTCTCTTGGGGTAATGTCATTTCTGATTGTTAGTCCATCGATTTTTTTATCGGAACCGTCATCACCCTTATAAAAAAATGCACCTTTTAATCTATTCTTAAAGCTATAAAAAACTTTTTCTTCATATAGAACGCCTTCGGAATTAATAAATCGACCACTTTCATTGACTGGTCTTAAGACAATTCTCTTGTTATTTTCCTGTTGCGTAACTTCAACAGATGTTTGATTATCTTTTGATTTATTTTTACTTCCTTTCGGTCTTCCTCTTTTCTTCTCGTCCATTTTCCATTCCTCCTAATAATGGGGGATAATTCCCCCTTTAAAATTACATATAAATACGTGCAGCTCTTTCGGGCTTGAAAATCGCGCAACCGAGTCTACTCCACACATGCATATGCCAATTTAGTGTATCAATGTCGATATCGTTCATTTGTTGAACTTCCTCTTTTACAACATAACGGCCAACATTATCACCAAGAACGATAATATCGTCAGGGGATATTGTAGCTTGACCGAAACCGTCGTAGTATTGAGGTAGTCCAATAACAGGAGCACCCTTATAAATTGACAAAACTCCGGTTCTCATGATTTCGTCCAAAATTCTATCAGAATAAGGACCACTGGTTGTATTCAAACCAAGAATCTTATCCAACCTGCTACGCCTTCCGACAATAGCCTTAACACCATTAGAGTGGTCATTAACCCAACTAATAGCTTGGTCAAGTGCCGCTAATGTAACCTGTCCACTTGCGGCGAAATAGTTAGCATCACCAGACACAATCGACCCCTTAATAGTGTTAAAAACAAGAGCATTGGTAGCTCCGAGGATTTCATCTCTCGCTGAATCCATTTGGTCTAAAATCGTTCCGTAGCGACCAGATTTAAGTTGCCCTAATTCATATTCTGGATGGACACTTATCATGTCTGTCGGAACAGTAAAAACCTTACGAGTCATGGCACTTCTTGGTGCATATGACCCCGGCTCATGCCAGTGGGCTTTCAGTCCGGCAAACTCAGTATATTCCGGCGTTTGTCCAAGTTCAAAATAATCCTTAGTCAACATTAATTCTGCAAGGTCGCGCTGTTGAACGTCCATTCGAAGATATTTAACAATCTTCGTAGCAAAGGCTTCCCTTGTTTCGGGAGTTTCCATAGCACTCGCAGCTTCTTCTGCAAATGCTTTTGCCAATGCTTGTCTATCTTTAATGTCCATTAAAACAACCTCCTTCAAATTAATATTAACTGTTATAATATGGTGACATTTCTAAGGTAGGATTACCATTAGCAGCATTTGTGCTACTAACATACATTCCACCCCAAACTGGTGACGACGGCACTGTTCTGAACGCAATCTTTGAGTTATTGATATACATTCCAGAATAAGGTCTAACAAGAATAAAATTCTTATTCCATGATGGCTTTATTTGAGTACCAGTATAAGCAGCGTCAGCAAATCCAGCGTTGGTCGATGTACCAGCTAAATATCCAAGCTTTCCAGCAGTAATACACGGATACAGGAATTTCATTTTTGTTCCATATGTAGTATAATGTGCCGTAGATGTCATTGATGCATACTGAGCAGAATCGTGGAACAACTGAGTTGAACTTGTATTAACAAGACCAGTATGAACGAACTTATCTGTTACATATTCTCCAAATCCCTCAAAAACGACAAGACCGGAGCCACTAGGAATAGATTCGTAAGCAGAAGCAGTATCACTGCCCTCATTATCATCTGTATACTTCTTAAACGGATAAATAGTTAAAGCAGCCGTTGTTGATGTACTAGGAGCTTTAATTAAAAAATATCCACTTGAATCAATACCAGAAATATATCCAACTGTACCCATTAATAGAGCTTCGCCAGCTTTATAACTGTACCCATTTCTAAAACCGGGAACTTTTACTTCTAACATTTATCTTCACCCCTTTCAAGTTACTTTATTTTCAATTTTTCTTTCATAATTTTATCAAAAACACCTTCACCTGCATCACTAACATTGTTAGGAACAATGGTCGATGCCGCAGCCAAGTCGCCATCACTACCAAGCTTTGCCTTCTCAGCTTCAGCTTTAGCCTTTATATCATTAGCGGTATCGGCGGCAATCTTAGCTATAATCTTTTTGAAATTTTCATAGTCTCCGTCATTAGAAGTAAGGTAGGTTGCAACCATCTCTTTATTAGCTTCGAAATCAAAACCAAGTGCTTTCAGCTCAAGAGTTCTTTTGGCAATTGTCTCTTGCTTTTTTTGCTCTGCTAAAATATCTTGTTTTTCTTTTTCTGCATCTGCAACCTTCTGTTCTAAATCAGAATTTTTCTTTTCAAGTGCCGTCACCTGAGCTTTGACTTCATCGAGTTTTTGGGTAAACAAAGATTCGGTATCTTCTTTAGCCGTACTCTTCAGTTTTTCCTCAAACATAGAATCAGCAAGTTCTTTGGCTTTGGCTTGCATTTCTTCTTCTGTGTATACCTTCACTGTAAAGCCTCCTTTCGAAACTTCCTTTATTATATCGGTTATATCATTTCCCATATCATAAGATGCCTCTATAATGTTTCTAAAAATTTCCAACCTTTCGGTATTTGAATAAATCTTCAGAACATTAGCATCATTTAACAGTCCTTCTATAGAAGCGGTTATCGCTTCTTTCGTATCTATAGAAAAAATTCCATTAATATTATCACCAAAAACAGGTTTTTCACCAACTGGTGAAACATACTTTAATAAAACATTCCTATATTTTTCATCTATTTTATTTATCATAATAAACCCCTATTGTTTTTTAATGTATTCGAAATAATCTTCAACAGTAAATCTATCACCAAGAATATCGATTAATGATATAATTGAATTAGTCCTTTGAGAAGCTACAATTAATCCCCTTGCATCATCGGCTGGATTTTTAACACAACCAGCACCACCGAATAATAGACCAATTAACTGTCTCCTTGCTGTACTACCTCTTTCGAATCTTGTTGTCAAGTGTTCACAATAGTCAATACTATCTTCAAATTCTTTTCCACACTCAGAACATTTAGCTTTTTCAAAATACGTTTCCATGGAATAGAAAAGTTTCTTCTCAGCATAACGTCTTTGGATTTCCATAGCTCTTGTGGGAATTTTATATTTATAAACAACACCTTCACAAACAACAACATCGGTTTTAGTATCTACTGGTGAACTGGCTTCAGCCTCCGGTTTATACTCAACATAATCAGCCGAATAAACATGACCGATTATTTCGTTGGGGCGATGCTCCCAGTTAATCGGTTTGTCAACCAGTGTTTGATAAGCAGCTTTTAATTCATCTTTTAAAAATTCGTCTTTATTGCGATTAGTATTAGCATGTAATAATTCAAATTTCAGATACATTAAATCTTCGGTATGATTTTTTCTGGCAATAGCTTCTCCGGCTTCACTAATAGGCTTACTATAAATTTCTACATTCGAACCCATGAAATGGGTAATTTTGTCGGCTATAATCATTTTTACTCCATTAAATTGTATCTCTAATACAAATACTTATTTTTTATTAAATATTCCCCATTTTTTTTAACATAATCATTTTGTTTAATATAACACTATATATAACAACAAATTACACCCTAAATATTAAATATAAAATTGCGTTAATTATTCCTCCGGCAAATAACCCAGAAATAAATCCAACTATTCCAATTTTAGCTTTTAAAATAGCAATACTCTCTTTGTTGCTTGCTATCTCGGTTTCATTCTTTGTCATTCTTTTCTCCAAAGAAGCTAAATCACTATCAAAATGGGCAAGAGCATTAACAATTTTACCTTTAAATTCTATTAAATCGGCAGGATTAAGCATTCTTAGTTGTGCTTTCATATCACTACAAATTGAGGACAGTTCAGAACATTTAGCACTCAACTCCTTTAAATCATCACCCATTTCACCCCCTTATGAAGTTAATAATCTTAATTTTTCATCTACCGGATGGATAATAATAACAACAGAACCATTTCCTTGAATATGTAAATTATGTTGTTCATTTGGAGATATTAACTTTATTTCTCCCTCTTTTATATGTGTTCCATCGTGAAAGTAGGTTGTCCCAGATAATTGATAAAAAATTTCTGTGCTTTTTTCATGAATATGTTTACCAACGTCTATTTCTTTACCGCCATTCATCCCCACCATTTCAATTATCTGACAATCTTTGGATGTCAATAAATTATTCAAAACATGGAATTTATGGCTTCCCATAATACCAAAACTTTTGTTATCTTTATCAATTAGACATAAAGAGTCTAATTCTTTTATTGTATCCTTTCGGGTCATACTATTCCTCATCTGAGTTTCTTTTGTTTGTTTTCTCCGGGTTGTCATTCTTGAAACCTTGTTTATTATCTTGTCCAGCCCAAGGTAATTGTGGTGGTTGGAAAAGTTTGTCATTTTTCTTTGTTCTTTTTTTAGCATCAACAACAGAGTCGTAATCATATCCAGCTTCAGTTAGGGCAGTGTCGGTGTCAATTAACCCTCTATCATAGAAGTTCATTATATGAGTCTTCAATGAATCACTATTCGACAGATTCATTCTTGCCATTCTCGGATTCGGCATAATATCAGTAAATCCATTTTGTATGGCAATCTTGTTATAAATACTGTGCTGTAACCACGTCAACCCAATTCTTCTTATTGTGTTCAATCTCTCTGTCATGGCAAGCAAATCTTCATAACGAACCTGCTGTGGTTCACCCAAAAGTCCAGGAGGGACACCAAGTCCTCTCTTCAGTTCGGTGTATGCTTCGGCATATTTATCCTTAAACGCGAGAACCTTACCATCGGGGCCATGTGTCGAAACATCTAAATCGTGCGCCCAAACCAACTGAGTTGAGGCCTTTTGTTCGGATAATAGAGAAGCTAAAGCGGCTACGCGCTCAGGACTTGCCGGGAATTCGTCAGTTCCGACCTTAAACAAAACAAGTAAATTCATTAAACCTTCTATTGTTGATTCATCCAGTTTTCTTATTTTTTTAATAATCGATAAAGCCGTAAAGGTTCTTAAAATAAATGGGATTCCCCATCCACTATAGTCCCTCCCCTTTCTCTTGATATGTGAGACAAATCTTGAATCAAGCATTAATTTATCACTTCGTTGATTTTTTAATTTTCTTATCATGTTATTGGGCAACGACTTCTTTAATTTCATGTATTCTGGATAACTTCTTCCGTCAGACCTCAAAACTTGCATAGTATTGTAATCTGGAGTAAAATATAGAACTTCATTTCCAAAAGCGACCGATTCGCTTGGGATTTGAATATGCTGAGGATTTAATAATGTAATAGATGTAGGTATTGAAAACGGTTTCTTTATACCTTCTACTTGTACCTGTTGCCAATATGCGTATGGAAAGACATTACCGAAAACAAGATATTCGGTGAATAATTTCTCGAACAATGCAAACATTCCGGGGGATTGTCCGGTTAATCCATCATTAACATTGTTATTGAAAAAGTTCAGAATTTTATTTAACTCTTCGTTCCCGGTATCTTCTGCCCACAGTTTTGTGGTTGCGAATTCAACGAGAATATCGACAGCATTGCCTATGATTGCTTCATGCTTATATATTTTATCACATAACTCCATTGTTCTTTTTATGTCATTCGAGAAACTCATTTCATAATCTTTCGAATCATGCAAAAAGTTCATTGGAGGCTTTACGGTATTGGGAACTTTAACGCCAGTTGCCAATTCTCTGGTAATTGAAATACCAACATTTTTTGTTACTATCATTATATCCACCTTCCTGAGGCAAGACCCTTTTGTACTATAGGAGTAATATTTAAATAATCTTTTGCTGCCGCATTAGCGAGAGCCAATGCTACTGCTCTATCTTTTTTTCTTCCAGATGGAGCCGAAAATTTAAAATAAATACCAGTTCCTTCTGCGATTAACATCATTAGCTCTTGTTTTGTTTGATTTATTTCAGCCAGTATAGATTCGATATTGGGGTCATTATCCCTTCTTCTTGTCATTGGGAATAACATCCTATTATGTTCCATTTCTGATTTCAGCCCATGAAATATTTCACTGTTTAGAGGCATTGTTTGTATGATAAACTTTAAATATCTCATACCAGGAAGACCCTCCGTATCTTTATCATCCATATTTAAAATTGCTGGCATTATTTTTCCAGTAACAGGGTCTACCCATGGTTTTGATATTAAATCATAAATAGCCAATCCTCCACCAAGAGCATCCAAAAATACTCTAACAACATTAAAATTAACACAAATATTTCTAACTGCTGCAGCCATTTCAGGGTAAGAGGCTCCATTCATTTTAACTGTTTTTACGAGTCTCTTAACCATACCATCGATTCTTAACACCTGAATAATAAAGTTGTCACCACCCTCGACTCTGGCCGCATCAACCCCAATAACATATTTTTTATCTACTCTCCCTATTTCCTCAATAGGAGAACCCTCTTTTAATGTAGGAGTACAAGTATCGATTAATTTAGCGGGGAAAAATCCAGAACTGACAACAGGGAACAAGTTTTTATTCTCCATCATAAATTCATCGTGAGTAGAAGACGCTTTCATCATTTCAAGATTTTGTATATCTATTTGATAAGGGGGGTCATCTACAACAAGCAAATCCTCATAATCATATTCGACAAAGCTATATAGGTCGGGACGTAATCTTGACATAACATTAAAAATAAGATATTGTTTATAATAATGATTCCAAGGATAGTAGGCAGTTCCAGATATAATAAGTTTATTGTTTATTCCTCTCCTTTTAATATTCATCATAGGGCGAATAACAAGAATAATAATTTGTTCTGGGACTTGTGAATATTCATCTATAATAACAAAATGATAACGCCTTCCTCTAATCCTATTCCCATCTCCTAACGGAAGTCCCTCTATATAAGACCCATTTTTAAACTCTATATATTCTCTATTCAAAGACCTGCTGAATTTTCGTGTAGCAACTTTTATATAAGGTGATTCGTTATACAATTCCTCGATATAATCAAACATATAACTTGCTTGACGTAATACTGGAGCTATCACTCCTATTTTAGTTTTTGGGTAAAGAAGCCCATACAAAACAACAATCACCGCAGATAACCAAGTTTTCCCAAGTCCTCTCGTTAGAAGCAACATGAAAAATCTTGATTTCCACGCTTTCCTTAGAGCTACTCTTTGTAACCAGACAAGTTCAACCCCAAGTAAGTCTTTGGCTGCTTCGACGGGATGGTCGCGATAGAATTGAATTAATCTCTCTTCTTGTGTCAGACTATTTTTTTCTTTAACTGTCAACATCTTCGTGTTCCGTTATCTGGGGAGTTTCAACATTCATAGATGCATAGTGCATCTTTTCTATCTGAGAGGTAATATCTAAATCCTTGTCGATTGCTTCTATTCCAGATTCGCTTATACCAAGTGTCGCAATTATCTTTTCTTCTTCGGGTAAAATATTAACTGGGTCCCTTTTGGCTTTTTCGGCTTCGTAATATTCCTCTTCTTCCCGTTCTTTTTTCTCTATATCGTGAATCTGTTTTAATTTATTGTCTAATTGAAGAGCTAAAGTTGCAATGTCACCAGCTTTACTTTTTATTTCATCGGAACGCTGTTCTCTAGTAATACCCAATTTACTTTGAAGGTCATGAACCCTTTTAAGAGCTTCTGTAGCCAGTTTGCTCATATCAATATCAAGGGGATTCATTAATTGGTAAACGGATAATCGTTTAGCGACTATTTCTTCAATAACTAATTTTTCCAAAAGAGCAACATCAGAACTTTCATTAAACTCAAACTCTCTCATATACGTTTCCATTTTTGTTCTGAATTGTTCCCTTTCCTTCTTTGATAAGGCAGTATCATAATCAAGATTGCCAATAAAATCTATATTCCCAATTTTGGTTGTTTCTTTTATTTTTTGGAGCCTTTCAATATTTTCTTCCGTTTCAGTTTTTTTGGGCTTTCTAGGAGCTCTAATTTCCCATCCATATCCCGTTTTCCTTTTAATCCTTGTTTCAATGTCCTTTGGTCCTCTACTCCAACCGACCTGACATATTTTCAAGACCCCCGAAATGTGGGCATTCAACTCTTCGTCGGTCTTAAATCTACCGGGAAATTTTTCATTATAAAAAGATGTTAAAATTCTCGTCCATTCCTTGACCTCTTCTTCGTTTAGTTCCACAAAAACAGAGGTTGCATCGTTTTTCCTACTCATTTTTTCTCCATAAAAAAAGCCGTATGTTTCTATATAACATACAGCTTTTTTAAAAAATAATGACAATATTTGTTTATATATTACAAACTCTTTCGAAAACAGCTCTTCTTTTTTGATATTTCTCTATAATTTTCTTTATTTTTTGTACTCTATACATAATAGTTTTAGCAGAAATGCCTAATTTCTTAGCTATCTTAGTATATTTAATAACCTCTCCAAATCCATATGTATCAATGGCATAGGCTATTTTCTTTTCAATATCATCAAAATCGTCGAAGATATGTTTGGGAATAGATTTTATGATATCAGTATTATCATCAGATAGATATATTTCATTAATATTGTCTATAGAACAAAACCCTCTTTCGAAAGATGTTTGTTTATTATTAATCGAATCATAGAAAATCCTTTTGGCAAGGATTTTAACTGCCCCAAATAAAAGTTCTTCGGGACTTTTCCCTGTTTCTACCGTCTTCTTTTCAATATAAATAAATATCGACAAGAGAAGTTTCTGCCTAAAGTCGGCATACCCATCCAACTTACCATACATATTAACATATTTATCTATCAAATGTTTATGTTCACGAAAAAGTTTGCTATACATTATTCGGCCTGTTTTTTAAAGAACTGAAGAGTTATTCCATCACTTAAATATTGTATATCATCACTCCCCTTTGAAAACCACCTAACATCAGAATTATATATTTTCATCATCTTCCCAAACATTTTCCCATCGAAGGTAACATGGGTTTTTTCATCGTAATTACCATTAACCATTATTTCTTCTTCACCTGAACGGGTTCCATCAGTAACACTTAGGTGTAGCCCATTTTTATCAAACCAAAAGTCGACACTATTGTAATCTTTTTCAGCGACAACCCCAAGTCTGTTCAAAGAATCAAGTACTGATTCCGATGCAAATGTAATATCTGTCGTATAAATATTAGAGTTCCCACCATTGATTATTTCCTCTATTTCTTTGATGGGATATTCGTCTAACATACCAGTAAAACAAAAGAAATCAATACTATCACTAGTACCATAGATAATACTGTCAATTTGTCCTATGGAGATTTTTTTGTCAGTCATGTTATTGATACAGTAAATGGCGAATTTATTAATCATGATACCACTCAGAACATCTGTATCTATCTTACTGAGACTACCGTATCCTTGGTTACAGGCCAAAAAGTAATTACTATAAACATAAATATGCTCCAAAGGAGGGTAAGCATCGTCAGCAGAAAGACAATGTGCTACGCTGTTAATCTTACTTTGTAATGAGTTGATATCAAACGATACCATTTTAGGAACTTCTTTGGGGGTGTAAAAGATATCATAAGTAGGAACCATGCTTATAAAATCCTGGTAGAACATAGTTGGTAACTTATATTCAGAGTTATTATTTAATCTAATAGTAACATTCTTCCCACTTTTATAAGACATTTTAACATTACCATATGAGACTCTCATAAGTTCAAGAAAAGACTTCCCCTCAATGCATACTTTCTCATTGTCGCCATTGTTAGTTATCGGAACGGAACATTTAATTGCAAAATAGTCATTAAAGGCACTGACAGCCATATTATCACCATTGATATCAAAGAACAAATATCTATAAGCATCCGTATCGGATTTGGTAAATGTCCCGTAAAGAACTTTTAGATACTTTTTAATATTCTCAACATTAATTTCAATATTCACTTTTTTCCTCCAAAATTTTTAATACTCGACCCCATATAAAATAAGTCCTATTAATAAGACTCTCCAAGAGGTCAATCATTAATTGTCTATATGGTATATATATCCCATTCCTCGTAATTCCATCGTGGAATTTTCTATGACACCTAAAACACATGGTAATCAAATTATCAAGAGCGTCATCACCACCATCACCTTTCATAATTATATGATGGGTATGGAGATTAAATATCGTTCCACAATTCAAGCATCTTCCATCTCTCTCTTTGCATTTTTTGAGATTTGCCTTACTGTGTATTTTATGTTTCTTAAAAAAACTACCTGCCCCATTTGCCACTTTTTTGTAACAACCCTATAATACTATAAACAGACAAATCTAACCAAGCATCTTCAATAGATTCATTCTTGGGTGATTTTGGTTTGACATTGCTAAAATCAAATTCTGATTTTTTCTTTATTTCATTTAGTTTATTAATTAAGCCCGTCAAATCTTTTTGCTCTGAATCAAGAGATTTTTCTTGTTGAATACTGTCTATTAGGGTTTGTAATTGAGGGCCAATCGCGGGGAATTCAATGCCATGCAAATTACATAACCGACAAAACTTATCCCATATTCTTACAAGAACACCAATTTCTCCTGCTACTGTAATATTGGCGGGGCTATAATCAGCATTTTTATCAAGATGGGTTTGATACATCTTATGAATAATATCTCTAAACGCCTCAGTTTGTTGGGGTAATTTCAATTCCGTTGGGTGTGGCGAAGCACAATTATTTTTCATACTTAATTTTTCTTCATCCATTTTTTTATTCCTTTCGTATGGTAAAACTTTTACGAGCTTTTCTTTGTTAAGAATAAAAACGGTTCGAGGCTTTGTCGTGAGAAATTCTCTCTCAAACATTGCCCTATCCATTTCTTTTTTTATTTTTTCCATTCTTATATTTTTTGCTCTTCTTTCTAATTCTTCTTTACATCCGTGTCGACATTCGTAGGGATTACTGCATGTACAATAAAAATTTACTGGTAAATCTTCCTTATTCCAATATAGCAACATCATTTCATCTCTTCCTTCAATGCCAACAATAAAGGCGAAACATATCCTATATTTGATTTCTTATCCATTATCGCAAAGTCAATAATTGGTTGGGCATATTCACCAAGCTGATTTTTCCATTTATCGATTGTTTGTTGTGTCCAGTTAGGAGTTCTTTGGAACTGAAGAGGAATCATATGATACAAAATCATCATAGAAACTTTTTTAATTTGATATTTATCTAACAAAAATGAGTTTTTAATAAAATTTAAAAATATAGTATTACTTTCCTCTTCATGTCCATAAAAATCTCTTGATTTTTCGTATGTAATTTTCTTACCAGTATCATGGAACAAAGCAGCTACTTTCATTGTTATATCCAATGGGAATTTTTGGTCACATTCATTTAATACCTTAAAAGTGTGTTCCAGTGCATCTATAGTAGACCGCTTGTTTTGTGGAACAGTTGCAAGGGTCGCTACATCTGGAAAATAAAATTGGAGTAGTTTGAGCCTATGGAATCTTTTTAATATATGGGTCGACCATCCATATTTAAAGATATTAATAAAACAATGTCCTACATAATTGCCTTTTGACAATAAACCATTGGCAATATCGATATCCTCAATTGTTATTGGAAAATTGTTAATACTACGCCAAGTTAGAGTATCTAACATTTTACTTAACTTACAATATTCTGTATCCAACCGAAACCCCCATTCTTTTTTCCGCATACATTGTATTAACAACAATTCTTCTGTTACACCACGACAATCCAATAGCAGGTTTTACACCCATCATGCCTCCGGTTATATAAACCCTCCCATACCAATTTTCTGCCTTGTACTTATTGACATAATAAAATTCAATATTATTATGGGGGAACCAGTAATTGCCGAATATGTTTACGAATTTGTTGGAATTGTCACTAAAACTTAAAACAAACGGTTCGGGCTGTTTCTCTACGGCTTCGGTAACATGGATGGTCTTTATGCTGTCAATATAAGTTGTATCGACAAGAGTGTCTGTCTTTATTATCCACTTAATATCTTCGTTAACAACCACCGTATCTTTAATAACATCATGGAAAACCACAACATTGGTTGCCATAACGGTGTCTGGTTTTTCAGTTTCAAAAAATGGATTGATACCATCGGAGGCCGTTTTGCCTCCGATTATATACATAATAAACGACACTACCAAAACAATAACAACATTTGTTATTTTCTTTTTCATCTAAACCCCATCTTTCCTGAATTAATATTAGATAAAATTTCTGGATTTTTATCAATTGCCTTCCAGTATCTTGAAATTTCTAATTCTCTTAATTTCATTTCTTTTTTTAGTATTTCCATTCCAACTTGAAAATTAATAATGTACATTATAAAAATTCCAGCCAACAGTAATGTAAATGGTATAAAAACTATTCCAGATATCCAATATATCACTGAAATTCCTGCAATAAGCGCAACAATAATTATCATAAACTGGTCACTATGCTTCATTCATCTCTCCTTTTGCGAATTCTGTTTTATCCCACGAAAGCAAACTTCTTCCAACTTCCAAACTACTTCTGATTTCAACAATCTTCCCTGCGCCGACATCAGCAAAGTATTCATAAACCAACCCCTTTAGGGCAATGTTAAAATAAGAAACAGGTTCCTCCATATTTGGTAGTTTTACTTTATGCGTTTCTGCCATCATTTCTTTTCTCTTTATCGGTATTTTACTATATTCTTGATTGGAAAAAATTTCCTCCATGGCTTTAGTCCTGACAAACTTTCTCAATAATTCCATCTTCTTAGCATGATACCGATAAAAAGCCGTTTCCCTTGTTAAGGTAGAGTGAACTGAAAGCAATTCTCCTAACCTCTTTCTTAATTCTCCACCAACAAGATTATCTCCTATAGTAGTATCAATATCGTCAAACGGTGTTTTTTGACCGTTTTTCCATTTTGATTTAGCTTCTTCAAAAACATCATTTACATCCATATCATCCCCTAACATTTAGAATATCCACAAACACAAGACATGCACCCCTCGGTCATCATTAATTTGGTATCACATTTAGGACATACTGCTATTTCCTGTGAATCATCATCGTTATCACCCTCTTCACTAAACCCATTTTGAGATAGCTTCTTACCAACCAAATCTGGAATAGAAGTATATTTTATTCCACCATCAAATCCAGTATCCTCACTCTTAATACCAACCAATGCTTTGGCAACATCTTTTGGGAGTATTTTTCTCTTAAGACAGAGTGATACTAATCTTCCAACCGCATCTGTAAAAGAATTTATTGTAGTCCCCGTTTTCCCCAATCTCAAAAACAATTCAATAGGCTCCTCTCCTTGTTTATTGGAATTTATTGTAATATATAATTTTCCTAAAAGAGTTTGTATCTTTTCTGTAGAACCATAGGTAATTTTTTTTCTGTTTCTTGTTTTTGTTTCTTTTTCATCTGACTTTTTAGTAAGAACTTGATTTTGTCTTGAACCATATCGATATACAGTAATTCCCTTACAACTACTGTCATAAGCCATCATAAAAGCTTTGTATATATCACCTACGGGAGTTTCTTTGGGCATATTAATGGTTTTGCTTATCCCAGAATCAACGTACTTTTGAAACGATGCTTGAATTTTTACGTGTTGTTCATAATTTAAATCATTTGATGTTATAAAAATTCTCTTAACATCATCGGGGATACCTTCGATATCTTTTAAACTTAATGAACCAAAAATATCATCTTTCATTTTTTGTGTTATTTTTATGCCCCTCTTTTCCATAGCCTCCACAAAAAGAGGATGAAAGACTTCCATTTTTCCACCATCCGCTAATGACCGCATATATCCCACAGAAAAGATAGGTTCACACCCATGTGAGGCGTCGGCTATAATTGCAATAGTACCAGTAGGAGCAATGGTTGTAGTACATAAATTCCTTCGTCTATCTACCGATACTTCGGGAACCCCATATATCTTACCAAGATTTACACTCTCTTCTCTCGAAACGTCCCTTAATATTTTAGAGATACTTTCGGCTATTTTATAAGACTCCGAAGAACCATAAGGAATCCCCATTTTTATAAGTAAGTCAGCAAAACCCATAATTCCCAAGCCTATCTTTCGAGTCATTAGGGTTTTCTTTTTTATAATATCCAGTGGGAATTCATTTAAATCAATGATGGCATCCAGAAAATGTGTGGCAATTTTTATATCATTATTTAGCAAATCATAATCAATACTATTTTTAGATTCGCTATAGTACTTTCCAAGATTAATGCTACCAAGATTACATGATTCAAAGTTAAGCAAGGGCTGTTCTCCGCAATTTGCAGAAACGATACCACTCATTAATCCGTTCTCACATTTACCACAATAACACGAATCAGCTATAATATAAGTATGGGTATTCTCAACGGTAGCATTGTAAACAGCATCATATCCCATATCTTGAATATCAATAATTTTATGATTCTTGATTGTTTCTGATGTTTTGTTGGTATAATATTTTTTTAATGATTCCGAAATCTTCTTACCGCATTCAATGCTTTTGTTGACACCAATAGAATTAAAACCATTTTTCATTCTCTCTGGATAGTGAATTGATTGATGTTTGTATTCGGGCAACAACTCTAAATTATCAATTCTATTGTCACTGGGATTCCCATTTATATGATGAACCACATACCCCTTAGGTACCTTTTTATTATTACATAATTCCCACAAAAATCTATGCACCCAAATATGTTTTGTCTTACCATTAACCCAACCATGCATTCTAATGTGTCCATCCCTATGAGAGGAGACACTAAAAGCTCTTATTGATTGCCCAATCTTTAAATCTTTAGCCTGTACTTTATCTCCACGAAATGTAAATAGATTGTGATTATAAGTACACTTTAGCTCAAGACCAGAATCAAATGTTATTTTAATAATTTTGGCATTCTTATCGGTTATTCTTGTATTATTTAAATAAGACAATTCAGGTAATTTAGTCTTTGGATTCCACGTATAAACTAAAACTGGCTCTTTCCCAACCAAATCTCTTATGGGAATATTTCCATTTAAGGTAGCTATTAATGTATCTCCTGTAATACATGGATTAGTTGACTCTATTTTTTCGTCACCCAAAACTGTTTTTGTTATATCAGGATGGGCTTTATTTGCAGTATCAATAAAAAATACCCCCGGTTCTCCGGTCGCATGAGCATTGTTTACTATTTTTTCAAAAACTTCCCTTGCATTTAGTTGCTGAATCTTTCCGGTAACAACATCTATATACGGAAGGTCTGTTCTTGGGTCAATTAAATCATATTTTTTATTTTTCTTAACAGCTTCCATAAAAACATCGGTAATAGCAACGGAAATATTGAAATTATTTAATTGAGTTGTATCTTGTTTGCAATCTATGAATTCTAAAATATTCGGGTGGTCAACTCGCAAGATACCCATGTTGGACCCACGCCTCGTTCCACCTTGTTTAATTGCTTCTGTAGTTGCACTATACATTTTCATAAAAGAAATAGGGCCACTGGAAACACCATTGGTTCCACCGACAATAGAATTGGCAGGACGTAATTTAGAAAATGAAAATCCAGTACCTCCACCACTCTTGTGAATTAAAGCTGCGTATTTCTGTATATCTAAAATACTTTCTATGTTATCTTCGATACCCAATACAAAACACCCAGATAACTGCCCGTTTTTTCTTCCAGCATTCATAAGAGTCGGACTATTGGGGACAAATCGCAAATTATATAAAACGTCAAAATATTTATCAAAATAATATTCTTTTGTAAATTCAGTATCTTTATTTTCTCTCTGTGCAACGAACTTCGCGATTCTCTTGCACATTTTTTCAAAATCTTCAATTATATGACCATCTTTATCCTTGAAAAAATATCTTCTCTCAAGAATTTCGAGTGCGTTATTACTTACCATTTATTGTTCCTTAATCAACGGGGGTATAATCGTTGATTTTTTCATTGTTCTTTTTTAGTTCTTTATATATCTTATTAACTGCTTCAGTTAATCTATTCAATGCTTCAACAATAACATTGACTTCTTTAGGTATCGGCTTTACTGTTTGTGTTTTCATGCTCCCTCGTTTTTTACTATACTAATACTGCTAAAACTCCACTTCTTTGTATCGAGAATCCCATAATCGGAATTAGCTTTTGGCAAAAAGGTTAAATAGGTTGAATGATTTATCCCATTTTTATGTCTATATAACAACCATTTTTCATACTTTCCACAAAAAAGATAAAGAGCCAGGGTATTTTGTAACAAAACAAAAGTATCATCGGAAAAATTCATACTATTACCAAGCCATTGGTTTGGAAGTTCGTGCATTAAAATAATATTTGTCGCAAGATTTCTTTTAAGTTCTTCCATTTCTGTTTTGTTAAAATGTCGAATTCTTTTCCCCTCTAATATATCTTTCGTATAACTTACAGGACTAAACCCTTTCCCAAATCCAGTAACTCCAACTGTTTCTCCATTATGAGATATGTCTATTTTTTGACCCTGTTTGAATATGAAAAAATTGGGAATAACAATCTCTCGATTAACTATACTATCAACAAGATTAAAATCTTCGATAATTCCAGGAACAACATAAATGAATTTCTTAAAAACCTTTTCTCCACTTATATATGGAGCCAATATATGATTTTTAATACCAACATTGCCTGTACATAAAACAGCATCGCAATCTGTTTCTAAAATAATTTTATTAAAAATGTTGATATCTTTATATACGCTTCCTACTATTGCTATTTTCATTTTTACTCCAAAATATTTTTAAATAATCTTTCTATATCTTTTAGTTGGCCGTCAAGTGAAAAATTATCAACAATATATTTTCTTGCCTTGTTTCTTTGTTCCATAATTTCATTTGGATTACTGTTATTTATTTTTTCAACAATAGAAACCAATTGATTAGTTGTTGTGAAAATATTCTCCCTTGGGTAAATATTATCCGAACCAAACCAATTATAGACCAATGGAAAACATCCTGAAGCCATGCCCTCGGCAATAGAATAATGGAACGATTCAAATGAAGATGTTGATATAACATAATCTTTATCAGCGAAATAATCATTAACATCTTCAATGTATCCATCGTAATTAATAGGAAAATCAAGATACTTTTCAAGATATCTAAAAGTTAGAAGAGTTCTTGGGTCTTGGTATAAACCTGCCATATGAAATGTAAATTCAGGGTCAAGTTTATGGATAGCATTAAAACATTGGATTAACAAGTCGGGTGATTTTTTATGATTAACAAATCCGATAAAGGCTATTTTCTTGTTATATGTTTTATTTTCATTAAAATTAAATTTACTAACATCCACCCCATTTGGAATAACTTCTATAAAATCAGGAGAAATTTTTAATGGAGGAATCATATTTTGAATACCCCCCAAAATAAGTTCCTTTAAGCTATCGTTAACAACAACAAGTCTATCAAATTTATTCCAGTTAATTTGTAAATGTAGTCCTTCAAAGAATTCGTAACTATGTAATCGGCATATTTGCTTACTATATCTCGGTCCTCTACTAATATTAACAACATCTTGATTGGCCCATTCATACCATGCAATATCAGAACTCTGAAGTGTTTTATAGAAATCTTGGTCGTCACCCCCATGATAATGAATCGCCTTATATTCATTATGTTTAGTGAAATACTCAATAATCGGCAATAAAAATGAGTCCTGACTCTTAGGACATAAAAATGTAATTCTTTTTTTATTCATTTCCCTTCCTTTAGTATATCGTTAATAATTTTTGCTATTCTTTTTCCTGCCTGACCATCTCCCCACATATGATTTTTGGCTTTGCTATCCCAGCTCTTATTGATTGGAATATTATTTTGTTTTTTTGCAAATTCAATGATTTTTTCAAAATTCTGAGTAACAACGGTTCCAGAAAGTAAAATTGTAATAGGTCTATCTGTATTTTTCCTATAGACAAGACAGGGTTTATTCATAATACATGACTCTTCTTGTACTCCTCCCGAATCCGTAATAACAAATTTTGAATGATGGAGTTCTTTAATAAAGTCCAAATATGAAATCGGAGAATACATAGATTCCATTAAGTTGCCATCTCTATAATATTCTAGTTCTGTTGATGTTAAAAACCTTGACATATTAACAGTAAAATGTGGATGAACATAAAATTTTACAGGAATTATTTTTTTTATACTTTTCAATAAGTCTAATATCTCTAATATAGATTCCTTCGTACTGATATTTTCCTTCCTATGGAAAGTAGCTATTGCGTAATCTTCCCCATTATATTCCGATTCTTTTATATACGATTCCATCGCTACTAATGTGTCTATCATAATATTACCAACTAAGAATTTTTTCTTGTCAACAAATTCGTCAGAAACATTTCCCATCGCACTTACATTTGTAAAAAATAAATAATCAGATAGTGCATCTATAAGAAACCTATTTAATTCTTCAGGCATATACCATAAACCAGAACGTAATCCAGATTCTACATGAGCCAATGGAATTCCCCTGTTTTTAGCTACGTATGCTCCTGCAAAAGAAGAATTAACATCACCCAAAATAATCATCATGTCAAACTCGTTTTTAGATAAATACTTATCAATTGCAGTTATTAAATCGGAATACAGAGATGAATAAACATTCAAATTAACATCAACCTTAAGTCCAATTTGATTTATAATATCATCTGACAAAACTTCAGTATAATGTTGCCCAGTATGAACAATTGTTAATTTTATTTCGGGATACTCCTGAAATGCTTTATAAAGCGAGGCCGCTTTAACAAAGTTTGGCCTCGCTCCGATTATTAAACATACTCTCTTCATATTTACCTATATGTTGTAAACACGTTTCATCCACTCGATAGTCTTTGGAATACCTTCTTCAAGAGTGGTAGAGGGGTTGTGCTTTAAAATTTCTTTAGCAAGTGTTATGTCGGGCCTTTTGTTAACGGTATTGTGCTTATCAAGAGGAAGATAGTTAACCTTAGAATCATCGATACCGATAGTCTTAAGAACAATATCACTCATTTCTTTTACGGAACGATATTCCTCACCACCAATATTAATAGTAAGTCCATCTGAAAATAGTCCAGCACATCTGGCTAAGGTGGGAATCAAGTCGTCAACATACATAAAAACCCTATGATAACCTTCATAAACATTATAAGGAAGTCCATTCAACGCATAATAACAAAACAGACAAACAACACTTCTAAATGGATGGTAATGTTCTCCCGGCCCATAAGCATTGAAGAGTCTGATTGTCATTACTGGCAACTCATTACGTTTACGATGGTTTATAATTTGCATCTCGTTAACTGCTTTTGAAATAGCGTAGTCGTTATGTGGAACTACTAATGGATTGCCAAAAGAGCTTTCGTTAATGGGATTAACTTCCGTTTCCCCATAAACCTCACTGGAACTCGCAAAAATAAGTTTATCAAAAAGCCCAAACTTTTGTAGTTCAAGAATATTTTTAGTTCCTATGACATTTGTTTCCCATACTTTATTATAATACATCTCTCCATTGATACGACCAAATTCAGCCGCCAGATGATAGACAAAATCTATATGTCCCTTTCCCTGTTTTACAAGAGAACTTTCTATCGCCATAAAAGCATTCGAAATTTCTCTAAAATCACCAACATCGGCTCTAATATAATTTGGTCTACCACTATGCATAAGGTCTATACTATAAACATTATGCCCATCTTCAACAAGTTTTCTAACCAACGGTGAACCCAAAGTCCCCAACGCTCCTGTTACAACAATATTAGCCATTACTTTCCTTTCAATAAAGTTTATTCTTCAAAAAAACTGGTGCTTCTCCATTATGGATAGCATCGTCAATACATTTGTCTATCTCATCAATCAAATTATTTCTTTGCTTATTAACAACAGAAACAGAATCACACGCCTTTAACCTTTCATCATTTGTCAAATTTTTGTTTCTACGTATATCCTCCAGATGCCATAGCCGAATATTCGCTATTGTCAATTTATCTATTAATTCTCCTATTGTTTGCATCTTTCCTCCATTATAAAGACATTAATAGTGGTATAACAACATATAAAGTTGGGTAATATATTCTTATTTCTCTGATGTCACCGGGAATTGATATTAAAATTATGAAAATACCAAAAATTATATATCCAACGGATATGATATTGCGTATTTCTATAGGCATTATTGTAAATTTCTCATTTATAAAAAATAAAGAGATGTAAAGTAATACAAAAACAACCCCTCCCCAAACTTCATTTATAAAAGTTTCTTTTGGAGAATTTATTCCTTTATAAATATTTTTTATATCCCTATAAACATCCCATCCAACGAAACTGATTTTATATTTCCGTGGATACATCTTTTTTATTAAAAATCTCCCAAGCAAAAATGTTCCTGTTAAAGCAATACCATAGGGTAATCCATAGTAATAAAAAACAAATGGAACAACAACAACAATCGTTTCTCTATTTAATGACCCCATCAAAATCACAAGGCCAATTATCCACATAGGGAAATTACTTAAAATTCCAATTAAAACTAATCCAATAAAAATAATATCAAGATAACAGTCTATATAATCAAACATAAACCCAAACGATACAAACAAAAGAAACAATAATGACCCCACCAATGGGTTAAAACACAGTATCCACAGATACCAGTAAAAGGTCAATGATGAACCCAATATTAGAAAAAATTTTAAGATATAGTATTGATTTATTGTATCTGCTTTTATATGAATGTGAATTTTCCTATGAGGAAGATAGACGACTCCCATTTGCCAATCTATAGTATTTAATCTCAAAATATGCATAAGTAAATACGACAATGGACGATGTTGAGTAGGCATACCCGCTTCATTATTTACCACTCTATTAACAGCCCCAATCCCAATTGCCTGATGGCCAATATCCCATGTCGCTCTTCTTTCCAATAGGGTTATTAAATATGAACATATTGTAATAATAAAAATGTGGGTTAACATGATTTTGGACCCTTAAAAAAATACTCTATTTTTTCTATTCTCTTTTCTAAATCACCTATCTTCTGTTTTAACTCAGTGATTATTATCTCTAAACTATTTTTATCTTGTGTTATATCCATCCCAATTTCCTTTATAATAACTTCCATCCTTTAAAGAGGGCTTATAAACATATGAACACTGATTAAAGTCTTTTTTTAGTTTACATGTATCACAAACATGTCCTTCTACAAACCATTCTACGGATTTTCCACCACTTAAAAGATAGTCAATATGTTCTGATATGATTAATGGGTCAATTCCACTTAAACTTCTCATATTTCTAATCAATGGCATTTTTTTTAGAAGATGTTGATAATACCATTCAACTAATCTGGCTCCCTTCGATGGCTTAATAAAACTATACATATCATCCCTCGGTGAAATAAAATAATTATATCTATTTTGTGGTAAGGTACACTTATCGGGTATTCCAGACCAAACACATGTTTCATCTTCTTCACAACTACTTAAAACTATTTTGGGAATATCTGCGAAAGTTGCTACCATATCCATAAAACCACAAGATGTTCCGATTACGATATCCATATTTGAAGTAACACTTAATTCGTCACAGGCTTTTAGTTTTCCAAGATTATGGCAATTGTCGAAGTTATAGTCTGGTTCCATCATCCCAGTAAAAACATAAACGTGATATTTTTTATTAAGAATATTAATAAGTTGTTGCCATAGGTTAACGGGATAAACTCCAATTTCAACTGGGATAGAAATATCTTTTCTAGGAAAATTAACGAACAGACCAATTCTTTTTTTTGTTTTAGGAAATTTGTGTGATTTGTTGTAATATAAAAATTTTATAGGGTAATTTTTCATACATATGTCCCATCCCTCTTTTGTATCTAGTTCTCCAAAAATTTTATGTGGTGAAAATTTTACATCAACATCAAAAGATGTTCTTAAAATTATATCAAAAGACATATCGTATCCACGCCCAGAGGGATTATATAGAGTTCCTAAAACAACATCATCAATAGTCGAAATATGTCGATAAAACTCAATATCTGATTCATATGGACTACTTCCAAATGTTATATGAACATCTTTGCCAAATTTCTCTCTAAATAAAGAAGTAAAAGGAAGAGCAGTTAAGGTATCCCCGAATCGTCTTGACATACTGTCTAAAAGTATTTTCATTTTTCATTCTCCATCATATATTCAATAGCGTTAGATATTTCATTATGAAGAGCACTTAAATTAATGGGACTATATATTGGTCTTAGTTCATTGGGGAACCACAGGGGGGGGACTTTTGCAATCTGCGTTCCTTTTAATAAATTATAAATATAGTGCTGTTTGGCCATCTCAATATTGGGAAATTTTTTACCCAACTTATAATAACGAGTAATTTTATAAATAACTCCCGGCAGAGAAGCTGAACTATAGTGTAATAAGTTAAATGGTAATTGATATGGATTGTCCGCATATGAAGGCCACAACCTTCTATGTAATCCTCCAACAGTTTCTATTTTGGCATCGCTTAAAACCTTATATATTCTTGGAGGAGAAACCATAGTAAGCCCTCCATCAACTCTAAAATAGGCTTCCGACAACCACAAATTAATCCACGCTGCTCCATATGAATAAGTAGGAATTCCTCTTTTTATTGAAAACTCCGCCCAATCAATTGCCTTATCTAATTTTTCTCTGTTAAACTGTGCTTCAAAAATTTCATCAGCATCAAAATTTACAACCCATTCTGCCCCCATTTTTTTGGCTTCTTGCAATAAGAAATCTTTATTAAAAGTTTCCATTTGATGTTTCCATCTATTTTCTTTATTTGAAATAACATTATCGGTATATTTTTTTGCTATTTCAACTGTATTATCAGTAGAAGCATCATCGAGTAAGATAATATCATCGCAAATTTCTTTATAATATTTAAGAAATCTTTCTAAATTAATAGCTTCATTATAAACTTGTGCTATACCTATAACTTTCATTTCCCCCCCAGAACATTAATTAACTTTTTAATATGAATATCATCTCTCCAATATTTGTGATGCCAATTATACGATTGTAGTCTTAATTGGTATAACCTTTCTCTATCTTCAACTAAATATTTTATATTTGCATAAAGTTCTTCTTCATTTCTTGGGGTAACCCAAGGAAGAGAGCCTCCCCCGATACTATCCTCAATAAATTCAATGCCCCATTCAGATAACCCCACCACATTAATCAATCCCAAACAACCATTTTCCACAGAAGACAAACTATAATATCCCTGCATATGGTCAAAACCTATTTGACTATTTTGCTTAATAACAATAGATTCATTATAGCCTTTATTTTCAATAAGAGAAAAATCTAAGTAATCGAACTCCCTCTTTAATCTACGACAAACCCTCGTGAATTCACTGGTGTTTTTTACTCTTCTGTCAGTGGGAGAATGTACGATATGAATTTTTTCTTCATAAGAAGGAGTTCTTAAATAGCGAGGATGATTATTATTAATCAAGTTTGGAAGATAGGTAATATTTTCGGCTAAATTTTTAATATTTTTATATACATCTGTCTGACATGTAATAATAGGAATATTATATTTAGTGTGCAAATCTATATAATACTGATAATTTCCCCTTAAAGAACAAGAACCAGAAAAAAATACAAAAAATTTCTTTTTATCAATATAATCATACCAATTGATACCGTACCATTGCATTTCATATGTATCTGATACAACCTGGGAATAGGAAGACCCAATACCAGGGAAAAGAGCAGCGTTAAAAATAACTACATCAGCCTTTTCAACCAAACTTTTAAATTCCTCTATTTTATCCTCTTTTGTTCTCCCATCGGGAATCGACCACATATCTCTTTGTATAACAATATCGCTATCAAATCCCCTTGTTTCGAATTGAGTCACTAAACGGCAATTATGTTCACCACCTTTATTGATAGCATTGCAGTAAGCCATACAGGCTCCACTTGCATCGACTGCTCCTACCCAAAGTATATTCATCTATTATCCCCTTCCGATTTGATAACACCCCTGTTTTTTCTATCAGATAACTTTTTAATGTTTTCTCTTGCTATTTGTTTCAGACTAAGATTAAGACAGGTACATAATTCAGACAGATACCACAAAACATCCCCAACCTCTTTTTTAATATCAAATAAATCAGACTCCGCAACAAGACCATTCTTGTTACGAACAACCTTTTTTAATTTTTCAATTAGTTCACCTGACTCTCCCGCTAATCCCATGGCAGCATAAATATAATTAGAAGGATGTCCCCCAACATATATATTTGGATACTCAGCAGTTTCATGAGCCTTTTGTTGATATTTATTAAAACCAAAATCTCCATCGGGGTCTAAATCGTACATCTTTCCTCCATAGCTTGCATTACTTTATTGATAATTTTTTTGCCATCCCATGATTCATCAAACCATTTCTTCGTTCTTACCCTGTCTTGAAAAAGGCTTTCGGGACTCTTAATATATGCACCAACAACTTCATATAAAGCTCCTTCATCAGATGTAAATGCCCATGGCATAATATCACATTCAACCATACTACATAAATAAATTGCCTCGTCTATTGGGAGATTAACACAATTAAATAATCCAATGGCGGAATTTTCCAGTGAACTTATGCCATAATACCCATAATTGGGATTAATATGGTCAACTCCGATTTGATATTTTTTTTTATCTGATAAAGACTTTTTCCAAGAAACATTTTCTATAATATCAAAAGTTGCACTATCAAAAAACATTTCTACATATGAATTAACTGAAAGAAATCCTTCGGTATTTTTATTCTGACGACTTGCGGGAGCATGAACAATACCAATTTTATTGGCATATTTTATTTTGTTATTATAATTAGCGGAACCAGTATCAATAGCAATTGGAATATAAATAGTTTTGTCTGCCTCGTAAACATATGTATCAAAGAAATTCTTAATAATGTATTGAGTAGTAAGGACGGGAACTTTTAGGTTATATTTTCTTTTTTCCTCAAAGTAATTTATATCACCATAAAAGAAAAAGTTTTTTTGAGTGACATCAAATTTCCACTCAAATGCCCGTTGTGCGAAATCAACCGATTCATAGCCATTGTTAAAAACCAAAATGTCAGCATTTGTTAAAATATACCGACATATTGTACCTATTTTGCCGTTATCTGAGTCCCTACTCTCATAATCTACTTTAAATTGATACGGATTGTAATTAACAATACAGTCGCTATGATGAGAAGTAAACTTGTTAATCAAGGAAGAATAATGCCCCAAGGTTCCTCCTCCATCTTTATCGGAAATAAAAGCAACATTCATTAAGATAAATACCTCTTTTTTAAAATCCCCTCTTCTATTGCTCTTTGTTCGGTCTTATTTTTAAAGATAAATTCCATCTGATTGTCGTGGATATTTTTGACCATTAAAGCGTCAGCATTAACAAAAGTGTCATAATATTCCGTTATTTTTAACCACATATCGTAATCCTGGGTATATTTTAAATCCTCATCAAACAAACCAACCTTATTAAAAACTTCTTTATGTACCATAATTGATGCCCCGTTAAGAAAACACGAAGGAAATCGATTTAATAATGCTTGATGTAACTGGACTGCCCCAATTTTTCCCGATGGGTAGGGGGTGGGAACTGCCTGAACTTCAGTAAGAACTCCATTTTCCCAAACCAGTTGATGGAAGGCAGTAAAAGAAAACAAAGTTTTTGCTTCTATCATATTAGATAATTGAACCAATGTTTTTTCAGGCATAAAATAATCATCGGAAGGCAACCATGCAATATATTCATTTTGAGAAGCCTTAATCCCATCGTTTAATGCGGCGGCAACACCACCATTTTCAACTCTACTTATAACTTTTATTTCTATATTACTGCTCGATGGTACAAAATTAAGGACTTCCATGCAATTGTCTGTAGAACCATCGTTAATAATAATAAGTTCACCCTCGACCCCAATCTGATTGATAGCCGACCGCGCGGCAACCTCAAGAAGATGTTTACGTTGATTATATACTGGCATAATAATGCTGATAGGTGGTAACATAAAACTTCCCTTCCTCATGTTTGCAAAATTTCTACTAATTACTCAACTAACAACAGAATGTTAATTTTGTTCTTCCCTTTTATCAAACGTTCCTAAAAAATGGAGTCGTCGAGAATATTATTTTATTAATATTAATTTCTAAGAAGACGTAAATTAAGAAAATAATATTCATAGACTTGACGACTTCTTTAGAGACTTGACGACTACTATGATGAATAACGTAATATATAGTACTCCAGAGACTGACGTTAATTAATGTTATATATAATATTATATATAACGTTATTCTTTCTCTGCCACATTCTTTTTAATAACATGCGATAATTGGGCAGTTGAGCTTGTTCCAAAAGCAAGAGATAAAATATTCAAAAGGTTTAGTTCTAAACCAAAACTAAGCATTAGAATTACTACAACACAAGCGTTCAAAATAGAGACAACTCCCAAAGTTTTTAGCGGCGACCCCTCTGGAATTTTTGATTTAATCCATTCCGCGATAGGGGCAATAACGGGGCCAGATAAAAACGAAATAATGACTGGTACTAATTGTGTTAAATCCATATTTTTCTCCTAATTTTAAATGGTGGGGAATTTCTCCCCACCGTATACAGTAGACTTCCAATTACACAAAAATGGGTAAAAATTACTCGAATTCCCTTATAAGATTACGGAATTCTTGTTTTTCTTCTTTTTTACTCTTTTTTTTCTTAATTTCTTTAACAATTTTTTCAAACTGTTTTTCTTGTTTTGTTTTTTTTGTTTTCATAATAAAATGGAGCTACTCGGAATCGAACCGAGGTCTTCGGGTGTTACCGCCTTGTCAGGCAAACTCCCAAAGAGTCACAACACCCAAATCGACACCATTTAGCCCCTTAAAAATTAACCACTAAGTTTCCTCTAACAGCCCATTGTTTTTCATATTGATTATCCTTCAGGGCAAATTTATATTTACTCAACGCCATAACACCGATTCTTTCGGTAAAGTTATAAATTGCAATAATACCCCCGGCTCCTCGGAAATAAGCTAAATAATCAATATTTTCATCTGTTTCCCCGTTAGCAACCCAATTAACGCCTGGGCTTGCCAATAGACCAACCTTTAAATTAGCCAGTTTGGGGTCTATAAAATTAAGACTTGTCATAGCCGCCAAATCAGCCCCAAGGTCTTTATCAAGGGCAATATCAAAAGTTTCAAATGTCCACAGAAAACTACTAACTTTTTGACCCAATCCGGCATTAAAAATAAATCCGGCATTACTATCGTAACCACCACCAGCAAAAGCACTGTTACCTAATGGGTTAGTCTGAGAATATAAATTTGTAGCAAAAATCGTGCCTAAAACCATAACAAAAGCAATGATAAGCACTTTCTTCATAAAACCTCCTTACCATTTTTGTGTCCTATACTATAATACGCAAAAAAAACACAAAAAATGACCATTTTTTAGAAATAATTTCATTTTTTTTGGCATATTATTCTTTTTTGTGCGTTATATATATAGAACCATAAAAACAGAGGAAAGATGATAGACTCAAAATTAGAAGAAGAAATTGGGCAAAGACACTTGTTGTATTGTTTAAGGGGAAGTATTGCTCATGGACTTTATAAACCCTCAATGGATGAGCATGGTATTGACGATATTGATTGGATTGGGGTATTTTCGGCTCCGGTATCTTATTATTATGGATTAAATAAAATAGAACAATATGAACAATTGCCAACAAAAGATAACCCCAATGACATCGTTTCGTATGAGGTAAAAAAGTTTTTTCGATTGTTAATGAAATGTAACCCTAATATATTTTCTTTGTTATGGAATGAAAGAGAATTTTATAAAACAATTACAGTAGCAGGGCAAATATTAATTGACCACAGAGAAGAGTTCCTTTATACTGATGGAATTTATCAGGCTTTTAGTGGATATGCCTACTCTCAATTACAAAAAATGCAACACGGCCATAGAGAGGGATATATGGGAGAAAAAAGAAAGGCTCTTGTTGAAAGATATGGCTACGATACGAAGAATGCCTCTCATTTAGTCCGTTTGCTAACAATGGGAAAAGAAATTCTTGAAACCGGAAAAGTTAAAATTTTTAGAGATAATGACCATCAATTTTTAATGGATATCAAAGAGGGGAAATATTCATTGGAAGAAGTAAAAGAGTTGGCCGAAAATGGATTCAGTGATTTACAAAATATAAGAGAAAAATCAGTTTTACCATCTAAGATTGATTATAAAAAGGCTGATTCTTTATTGCAAATGGTGGCAAGCATGTGTCACCATGGAAATGGACTACAGTTTAGTTTTGGGTCAAGTAACATTGGAGATATTATTGGGGTAGCCCAACGGTAGAGGCAATAGGCTTAGACCCTATCCAGTGAGGGTTCGAATCCCTCTCCCAATATAAAAGAAAGGAATTTATGAAGAAAAACTTATTCGAAAAGTATGGAGTTTGGGGAGTGTTCAAGAGTGGGGACTCTTATTGGCTTCCCCTGATTCCTACGGAAAAAACTAAGGTAAAAGAATTTTATGGCTCAACGGCTTTTTTTGATTCAATACCTGATGCCAAAAAGTTACAGAAGAATTGGCAAAATGAGCCTCTTTTGGAATCCATGGAGATTCGGAAAGTGAGTCTGCCATCATGATATTGGAAGTCAAAATTGTTGAGGGGGATGAATGGGAAGCGTTGTACTTTAATGGACATCTTATGACAGAGTGTGCCAAAATAGATACATATATTTTGTTAGATGCTCTTCAAGTTTTTCTTCGTGGAGAACAGTCCGTTGCAGATATTACGTATGAGTTTTACTATGCTTATGCATACACTCAGGATAATGATGAATTTCCGTCAGAATTTTCAGAGGATATTATTGATGAAGTTTAGCAGGGTGAAGTAACGGTAACTTATCGGTCTCATACGCCGAGTTCATGGGTTCGAATCCCATCCCTGCCATAAAGTAACGGGGTCGTAGCTAAACGAGAAAGCACCTGCTTTGCAAGCAGAAGATTGAGAGTTTGATTCTCTCCGACTCCACCAAATTGCCCTTGTAGCTTAATCGGCAAAGCACCTGTCTTGTAAACAGGATACAACAGGTTCGATTCCTGTCAAGGGCTTAAAAAGAAAGGATTTATAATGAGAAAGTGTTTGACTGTATTTTTTTTAGTTATCAGTGCGTTGGTGTTGTTTAATATAGCATGTAACGCACAAACCAAGAATGTAGAATTGACTTTTGTATGGACGGCAAGTGGAGATGATGGTACTACCGGAACCGCTTCCCATTACGACATTCGATATGGAAAGAATTCATTGGCCGATAGTACAGCATTTTTAAGTGCTACTCAAGTTCCCGGTTGTACCGCCCTTATTCCTCTTCCTGCCGGGACATCAGAATCATGGACAACTACAATTAATTTAGAATGTAATCAAACTTATTATTTTGCCATGAGGGTTGGTGATGAAATTATCAATTGGTCACCCATTTCTAATGTTATCTTTAAGACAACTCAGGACTGCGTAGCTCCGGCTGCGATTATAGATTTTGGTTTTTTCAATTAACTGGGTATAGCTCAAATGGTAGAGTCTTTGGTTTGGGACCAAAGTGTTACAGGTTCAAGTCCTGTTGCCCAGACCATAGGGGAGTAGTGAAAATGGATATAACAGGAGACTTTGACTCTCCAGATAGGGGTTCGATTCCCTTCTCCCCTGTTTTTTTAATACCATTTGTGTTAAGTATAATGTATATAGGAATAATTTTATATGCTATCAGAGACATTAACAATCAACAAAGAAAATGAAAACTTACTATTAGTTGCTTTAATTGATTTTATTATTTTTGAAGGGATAATTTTATGAAATTGATTGACAACATCAAGAAAATGGCTAAACTAAAAAATATTCATCCAAAGATTTTGGCTGAAGCGTTATTAAATTCTAAAAAGAGCAATAACTAATGTATTATAGATATTATACAATAGGCAGAACTAAATTTAGTTCTTTTGAATCTCATCATTTCTTTACTGGAATGATATTGTGTTTAATTGGTTTTGTTATGATTTTTTTTAATCTCTCGATGAATGGATGGTACGAGTGGCTTGTAATTTTTTTGTTGGGATTTGGGGGATGGTTGATGATTGATGATGTTGTTCAACATTATATCCAAAGAAAGGAATTACAGGAATATGGAAAATATTTTACGATTACATTTTGGCATTGGTTTCCTTATTTGATTTTGTACAAGATAACTAAAAAAGCAAAATACAGAGAGGAGTTTGGGGGAAGTGGAAAGATATAAAACAATTACCAAATGCCCTAAATGTGGTAAAGCAAGGTTTATAAAATATCCCAATTGTATAGAGGGCGACGACCAATTTACAGTTGTGTATATTCCTAAAGAAATAAAACTTAAACCAATGGGACATTTTACAGTTGTGGATATTCCTAAAGAAATGGAACTTGAACCAATGGAACATAGGGATACATTAAGAATAGAATGTAATAAATGTGGATATATGTTTTATGAATCTTGTGAAGATTCCGAGGGGGCATAGTTAAATGGATACAACCACTGGCCTGTCACGTCAGGGGGTCGAATCCCGTTGCTCCCGTTTAAAATTTTTTATTAAAAGGGTATTTATGGGAAAGGTTAGGACATACACAGTTAAGCCATGTACTAGAAAAGAAATTTCTAATTTTATAGAGTTGTGGCATTATTCCCATAATATGAATGGTATTATTAGTGATTATTGTTTTGGCTTATATGATGGAGATGCTTTAATAGGAGCCATGGTATATGGTAAAATAGCAATGGCTAATGTATGGAAAAGATATGTTAATAAACAGGAAGATATAATTGAATTAAGAAGGTTATGTTGTATTGATAATACCCCGCGAAATACTGAAAGTTATTTTATAGGAAAGACTTTAAAATGGCTCCAAAAAAACACGAACATTAAAATGGTTATTTCATATGCTGATGCTACTTATGGTCATGTAGGGACTATTTATAAGGCCTCTAATTTTAAATACCTTGGAATGACAAAACCAGGAAAAGTAATTCGCTTTAATGGACAAACTTTTCACGATAAAGCCATTAGAACAAAATATAAAGGGAAACTAAAACCATTTGCAGAAAAACTAAAGAGTATGCTTAAATTGGGTGTTGCATATTATTTAGATACTTTAGGAAAACATATTTATACTTATGATTTGAGGCAATAATGTTAAATAAACCCATTAAATATGGAATAGAATGTCCCAAATGTCACGATAGAATTTTTTCATTTTACCGACATGATTTTAGATGGTGCAAATGTAAAAATTTATTTATTGATGGCGGTGATGATTATACTCGGATGGGGGGAGATATTAATAATGCAATTTCAATAATTTTTTGTGATGAATTGGATATAATAAGGAAATAAAATGAAAAATACAAAACAAAGCAATGGGAAACCAATGATTACTCATCATTTTCCGTCTGATACAAAACTTGACAATGTACCAAAAAGTTATAAAGTAAAAATAGGTTACAAATTAAAATCCAAATTTGGACAAGAGTATCTAAATGCCAGATTAGTAGACAGTTCTAAGGTGGACTTTATTATATTGGTGCAAAAAAATAAGGAAATATTTAAAATTGAACCAAAAGATTTGGAAATAAATATATATGTTTAAACCGTTGCTCAAACTATGTTTTGTTTGCCATAAAGAGATGGAAAGTAGTTGTTCTCATAATTTACCAATATGTAAATCTTGCGAATCAAAAGAAATAAGTTTTTTATATAAGAGGAAGATGATGGAAATTTTAAAAAATGACGTGGATGTTAATCAAGATGAAACGGTAAATCTTAAGGATTTTACTTTTTTGGTTAATTTTATTAAATCATTTGATAGCGATGGAGATAACTTAGTTGACCTTAATGATGTCGCTAATTGGTTTAATCGTCTTGATTTAAATAAAGACGGTAAAATCAATATTGATGATGCTAAGATTATTTTAGAATATTTATATAGTTGAGGTAAAAATGGGAGATAAAAAACAAAAGAAGATTCCGGCCAATAAGGGCAGGAGACAAAAAACGTATAGTGACGAACCTGGGAAAACAAATAAATTAGACCCCAAAAATAAAAAGCAAAAAAGAAAGAAAAAATGACAAATCAAGAATTAAAAGAAATACTTGATGATACGAAAAAAATCAGTCAAAACTATCTTCAGAAGAAACCAGAATATCTTGATGAAAAAGAAAAAGCAATTTTTCTACATGGTGTTAATAGAGGTATTGGGTTAGGTTTACAACAAGCGGTTGTAATTATCCAACAATTTTTAGATATTGACGAAAGAGATAAGTTTTTAAAACAAATGTAGTCGCGGTGATGGTGTTTAACGATAGCATGTCAGTCTTCCAAACTGAGGGTCAGGGTTTGAATCCCTGTCACCGTTCCATGGCTCTGTCGTCCAGTGGATAGGATGTGAGAATTTCAATCTTACGACCTGAGTTCGATTCTCAGCAGAGCTATAATTTTTATAAAAAAATAAGTGAAAAATGTAATTTGAGCGTATAATATATAGGCAAAGTCAACGAGATGGTCGAAGAGGGTTAGCTACCCCATCCGGTTCGAATCCGGGATAGTGCTGGTTGCATGAACAGTTCGAATCTGTTGAGACTTTGCCAAAAAATTCGTGGTGGAGCAGGTTAGGGGTATAAAAGGGTAGCCACAAGCCTGTATCAAAGGGGTGGAAGCTTGATATCGGCTTATATGAGATACTATACTCCTTCTGTTTCCTAAAAAAGCAAAGTGTGGCGGAATGTAAACGCTATGATAAGTTGAAATACCGGCGATGTGGCGATGTAGGCTTACTTGCTCTAAGCCGTCCGCAAGGATTCCTTAAGGCCGAGGAACTAATAAATGCCACCAAGAAAGTCCTTTTGCAGGTTCGAGTCCTGCCACTTTGCTCAAATAAATAAGAATTAGACAGGATGGCCGAGTGGTTAGTGAACAACGGAAGAAGTTATCACCTCTTCAGTAATGGCAACAGACTGTAATGAATTACTTCAGTAAATCTGTCGCGCAAGCTTCGGAGGTTCAAATCCTTCTCCTGTCATTGGAAGGGTAGCATAATGGTAATGCAACAGATTGCTAATCTGTGGCCATGTATTTGGCCTGAGAGTTCGATTCTTTCCCCTTCCGCTAATTATGGAAGGTTGGCCGAGTGGTTTATGGCGATAGTCTTGAAAACTATTGGGGTTAACAACCCCCGTAGGTTCAAATCCTACACCTTCCTCTTTTATAAAGGAATGGAAAATGCATCTTATTTCTGGAAATATTTTTCAACAAAAAGCCGATGTAATTTGTGTCACAACTAATGGATTCGTAAAAGCCAATGGAAATGGGGTTATGGGTAGGGGAGTAGCCAAACAAGCCGTTAAATTATATCCGGGACAAAATCTTGAGGCTATTTTGGGACAGGGAATTTCTCTTTTTGGGAATAGCGTTTTTCCACTTATTAAATATAATAAATATTCTATTTATTCTTTTCCAGTAAAACCAAGACAAACTATTTGTTATGAAGATAAAAGCAATGTGGTAAAACACATGGCTGATAAATTCCAATGTGGTGATATAGTTCCAGGTTGGGCTGCTAAAGCTACTTTAGAAATTATAGAAAGGTCTTTAAGGCAGATTATTTATTTAGCCGACATAAATGAATGGAAAAAAATAATTATCCCAAGACCAGGTTGTGGAAATGGGGAACTTTCGTGGAATAGTGTTTTAGGTCTTTTAGACAAATATATAGGGATGGACAATAGATTTTATATTATATCAATATAATTCCTCATAACTCAATTGGATAAAGTAATGGATTTCTAATTGCATAAGTATTAATAAATTAAAATTTGTTTACTAATCCATCGACTACGGGTTCAAGTTCTGTTGGGGAAACAAAATTATGAAAAAACGTAGAAAACATATTCGATGGGCATATAACGGTGATGGTCGATTCCCAGAAAGACGGAATAGATGGTACAAAACCTATTGGAATAGATGGATTCGTCGTAATCAAAAAAGGGAAGACAGGGAACAATCTCTCGTAGCTCAGTCTGGTGAGAAAACATAAATATGTGGACTATAAAAAAAATTGTTAAAAAAGGCGAGTATTTATATGGAGTTGTTCCAGAACACCCAAAAGCCGATATACATGGATACGTACTTGCCCATCGCATTATTGCAGAAAATAAAATAAAAAGATTGCTAAACGATGATGAAGTTGCTCATCATATAAATCACGACAAACATGATAATAGACCAGAAAATATAAAAATCATGAAAAGAAAAGAGCATGCAAGACTTCATGGAAAAATAAGATATCCAAACGGCAGAACAACAAAAATATTTATTTGTAAAAATTGTGGAATAAAATTTGAAAGATATGCAAATCAATCCCCATTATTAAAAGGTTATAAAAATACTTTCTGTTCAAGAAAATGTAACGGCATTTTTAATGGGTTTTGTACCACAAAAGTAAAACCCAAAAAAACAACCCCCACATAGCCCAACAGGTAGAGGCAAGGGTCTTAAACACCCTCCAATGGTGGTTCGAATCCACCTGTGGGGATAAATAAAAAGGAGTGTATAATGGTAGTAAAAATTTGGTTTCAAAGAGCATCCCAACCAATAGTATTTAAAAATGCAAAATCAACCTATACTAAAGGTGATTTGTTTTGTGTTGAGAATGGTGAAGAAAGAATTAAATATCCTATTGAACATCTTTTTTGTATTAAAGAAAGTGAATTTGAAAGTTCTCAACCATAAAAAATAGGTAGGTAATTAAATTGGTAGAATATCAGTCTCCAAAACTGAAGAATGAAAGTTCGAATCTTTCCCTACCTGTATATAAAAAGGTTAAGTCATGAGAGGTTATTGCGGAATTGGAATCATAGGAAATAAGTTTCCACAAAATATAGGAACATTGTGGAGGTCGGCACACCTTTTTGGAGCTTCGTTTATTTTCACAATTGGCAATCGATATAAAAATCACAAAACCGATACCAGTAAGGCTTATTTGAGTATCCCTCTTTTTGATTATCATGATTTTAATACTTTTGAAAACAGTATTCCCAAAGATTCACGGCTTATTTGTATCGAAAAAACAGAAACCTCTCATTCTCTTTCTAATTTTATCCATCCCGAACAGGGGATTTATTTATTGGGAGCCGAAGATTATGGTATCCCTAAGGAAATTACTAATATATATCCAACTGTTTATATCCCAACACTTTACGATTTTTCATTGAATGTCTCTGTCGCTGGTTCAATTATTTTATCTGATAGATATATAAAAATGAATAAAAATAATAAGATAAGCGTATAATGTATATAGAAACGAGGGGTAGGATAAGTAGTCCGCAATCCAGAAGGATTGAAGTTCGAGTCCTGTCTCCTTGATACAAAAAAACAAAATTTAACAAGGGAACAAACATGTCTCAAATCAAAAGTCTGTACACTAAAATTGGACTTGGGATACTTATTGTATCAATAATCTATGCTAATCGAGTCAAAATTATTGGATTATTTAACTTTATTAAAAAACGCCTTGTTTCATTGTATAACGAAATGAAAGAAGAAATTAATAAGGGGAAAAAATAATGAGATTTTTGAAATGGATAAGTAATACAATAATTGGAATTATTTCTTTTGTTGTTATTATTGTTATAGGTGGAGTTTTGACTCTTGGTTATATTATGAAAAGAATGTGGAAATATTTTCTTTTTATTGGGATGGTTCTTTTCCCGATAGTCTATAATGTAATTTTTTGGGAAGAATTGATATGCCGAGAACCTTTAAATATAATTGTTCTTGCTTTAATACCATGGTATATTTTTTATAGGAGAAGAAAGAGGGTAAAAATAAATGTGGTATAAAAGAATAAGAGAAACTTGGACTAATAGAAGCCTGTTTTTGTTAACGTTTGGACTATTATTTACTTTTGTATTTGGATTAATGTGGTTATCTGCCCTTGTCAATCAACAAGATTGTAGTATTTTTATAAACATATCTCTAATAACAAGTATTTCCACAATTTGGCTGAGTTTTTATCCCCTTTTTCTCTATACGCCAATTAAGTCATTTGTTTACGAAAAACAATTGTTGAACTGGGGTATTAGTAAGAATACCTATAAAATGTTTTATGATTTCAATTTATTAAATAAAAATGGAAAATTATATATACGCAAAAATAATCCTTTTAAGAAATGCTTCATCCACAAGAAAAGATATATGGTTTTTAAGGAGAACGATGGTGGTGACACTTATTTAGTATGTCCCGAATGTTTTGTAAAATCAAACGATAAAGAAGAATATATAGAAAAAATTTTTAGCTCATATTTTTGATAAATATATTCCAATGGAGTAAAAATGAAAATAAAACATTTCAAGACTAAAGGCAAGTTACTTGCCACATTGGTTTATGATACTTATAGTAGTAATACCACAGTAAGGGGAATAGTTCTCTATCGTTTTGGACTATCCTTTGTTTCTAAAAAAGACAATGGAAATAAACAGATTGGGATTGACAAGGCTACCACAAGAATGGGTATTCCTAGCTATAGACATCGGTTTAGTGATGCCATTAAGGGTCATAGTCCTCTTTTCCAATATATCAATAAATACGGGTCTAGTGGTATAGTCAAATATGATATAGCCGATTATAAATATGGATTTGCCACTGAAAATATGATAAAAGATTTAATTTTTGCTTTTGAGAGAGCGGAAGAATTAGAAATTTCACAAGATGTGGAAAATTTCTTAAACCCAATTTTCGAAATGCCTTTTTATAGTCGCGTAAAATATTTAAAAGCAATGAAAAATTATTTGGGGACACATTGACACCACAACAATTCGAAGATTTTTTAGCAACAGCACAAAGTTTATCAATAGCTATGAAAATAATCGCCGGATGTTATGTGATTTTAACATTGTTTGTGATAATCTCAGCAACAATAATATTATTTACATAAGGATGATGCAATGTCAACACTTAAAGTAGAAACAGTCTCAATCGATAGAATCGAACCACATCCGAATGCCGACCGTTTGGAAGTGGCTTATATAAGAGGATGGGTTTGTATTGTTGGAAAGGGGCAATTCAAATCGGGAGATATTGCTGTCTATATCCCGATTGATGCCATTCTCACCCCTGAGTTGGAAGAAAAAATCCTTGGCAATGCCAAAATAAAGTTGGATAAAGGTAGAGTCAGGACAATCAAACTCAGGGGTGTTATTTCTCAGGGAATCTTAGTTGACTTGGATACGGTTCAAATCACAACCAGAGAAGAGGGGATTGATGTAACTAAAACTCTGGGTATTACTAAATTTGAACCGACTGTCTCTATTACCATGAAGGGTGGATACCAAGTCAGCAAGAAAAAAACCCATCCTCTCTTTAGAAAATATACCGATATTGAGAACATCAAAAACTATCCTAACATTTTTGATGGGGAGATGGTTGTTATCACCGAAAAAGTACATGGAACCAACTTTAGAGCCGGATGGGTTCCAACCATAGCGAATACATGGTGGAAAAAGATAAAAAAATTCTTTAACATTCTTCCTGAATACGAGTTTGTCTTCGGCTCTCATAATGTACAGTTACAGTTATTTTCAAATCGTCGAAAACATTACTATTCGAATAATGTCTATTTAGAAGCGGTAGAGAAATATAATTTGAAAAAAGCTATTCCCATGGGATGTGTAATCTATGGGGAAATTTTTGGTGATGGTATTCAAAACGGATATACATACGGAATGAAAAACAAAAGAGGTTTAATGGTTTTTGATATTATGGTTTATGAAAACGGGGAAGAACCACACTATTTAAGTGATGGTGATTTTGGAGACATGTTTTATGATATTGATAATATTGTTATGAATGTAGATTTTATTTTACCTCATACATTATACATAGGACCATGGAACCCAGAGTTGTTAGACGAATTTTTTAATAAGGGTTCGGAAATTTCAAAGGAACAACCGCTTAAAGAAGGAATTGTTATTAAAACGCTAATAGAAAAAACGGGAAGATGTGGCAGAATGGTCTTAAAACATATAAATCCTGAGTATTTATTGTTAAAAAATAATACTGATTTTCATTGATTATTGTGGTCATTCTCTTGTTATGTGAATTCTTTTTAGGGTAATACAATGACACATTATGATTTTAATAAAGATTTAAAAGATGGTCAATATCTTGAGAATAAAATTCTTGAGATATTTATCGACAACCAAATTCACGCTAGATTGATAAATTCCAGAAGTTATGATATGGTGGTAATAAAAGGGGATATAACTATCCCGATAGAGATAAAAAATGATATTATGTCTGGATATACTGATAATGTAGCAATAGAGTTTGAATACAATACAAAACCTTCTGGCATTCAGACGACTGAAGCCGATTATTGGTTTATCTCCATCGGTGGAGAAATCTATTCGTTTAGTGTTGATATCTTACAACATTTGATATTTACTTATAAATATATAAGAATCATCAAAGGAGGAGATGATAAAAAATCATTGATGTATTTGTTTGGAAAAGATTTTCTAATAGAATACGGTGAAAAATTAGAGGAATGGATAAAATGGTTTCACAAAATTTGAAAGTGAGAGACAATGACTAAAAAAGACTTTTTAAAAATTTCTCTTGAAGAAGGTGGATTTTATTATCTTTCATTTGAGGATTATATTGATGTTGATGAATTACCTGAAGATTTAGCACAAAAATGGATAGAATTTAAAGAAACAAGAGAAAAATTAGATAAATTAGAAAATGATTTATATGAGATATTGGGGGAATGATGGAATATTATGTTAATACAAACGATTTCCCATTTCTAAGAATTGAGGAAGGGAATCTCTCTCCGTGGCTTCCCAATGATAAAGATAGATTGTTACTTGGTATTATGGAACGACTTGAACACATCGCGGAAATATTGGATGCCAAGAAATTACGGTTTGATTTAGTCGAAGGTTTATATCGACAAGCAAAGGACGTGGACACCCGCCTCGCCGAGTTGGAGCGGAAACAGCCGTTTGTTTATGGCCCGATTGAACGGAAGCCAGATGATACCAAGCTGTTTGAGAAGTTCGCCAAAGACTTCCAGCCCAACAAACTGCACGTCGATTGTTCCACCGAGTCCCAGGGCGAACCCACGATTGACGACTTTGTAGAAGCGGCGGAAGGATTGGGCGGAACACCCGAACCAACTAAGAGAATGGTGACGGTTCATTTGACGCCAGAGGCTCGAACTGAAATGCCAAATCATATAATATCGAAGCCGCAGGGCGAACCCGCCGAGATGTTCGATGAACTGTCTGATGCTATGGACGCCGCCGCAGAGAAGGCGTTTCATCGCATTGATTATGAGGATGGCGAAATTCTTATCATGCCACCTGATTCGGCTGGAATGATAAGGATATGGTCAAGGGAAGACGCTATACCCCCAATATCCATTCTGGATGTAACCTCTGATACAGCCGAGGAATTTGCCGACGCGGTTAAAAGAGCCGCCGGAAAGCGAGGGGACAATAATGAGTAAGAATTTCTACATTGTGCAACAGTGTCTCAATAATGGGAAATGGGTTAATGAAATATTTACCCTTTCAAACTCGCGTCGAAGGTCGATTGAATTATGGAATAATGCCTTTGGCCATTTTCATTTTGAGCGACGTAAAATCAACGACAAAAATGTCCGCACCGTCAAGGTAAAACTGGAGGTCTGTGATGAGTAAGACATGCGGAACGTGCATGACCTGTAATTGGGCTATCCAATACCGACGATTATTCATTCATACGCTTGAATGTGCAAACGGCAAATCGCCGTATTCAGGTCAGATTGTTAAACCTCGCAACACTTGCGATGAATGGGGGGCCAATGAGTAAAGAAGCACCCGACCGAATATGGTTGCAGGTTGACCCTGAAGATGATGGGGGGGCTTCAGTGAAGCGGCAGAGATAACATGGTGTCGGGATAGGATGTATGACACCGATGTCGAATATATCAAGGCGTCCCACGTCGCGGTATTGAATAAGGGCCAAGTGGACGCCTATCAGGACGAAATCGAACATCTTAAGGCGGGAAATAAAAAGCCGAAGCCGAGGCCGAGCTTGCCCGCCTTCCAAAGGAGAACAATGATGGAATCAACATGCGCTTGCACACACGGTGATTGGAATGATTTAGAAAAAACTATTGTCGGAACAAAGTTAAGACCCGGTTATGTAGATATAATCTTAAATATTAAATGTCCATCTTGCAAACAACAGAAACACGAATCTATATCATTATCGTTTGCGGAGATATTGGGGAAAATATAAAACAATTAACGCCGCCTTCTGGCGGAAAAAGGAGAACAATGATGCTAAGTCTTGAAGAGTGCGTAAAGCTGAAAGAGCTGGGCGCAGACCAGACGCTGGATATTGGTGACTGGTATTACGATGATGAGGACGAACCCGTTGGAACTATATTGAATATTGGAATGGAAGGACTTGCATTTGACCATTATATCCACATCCCCCAGACGGGGGAACTGATAGCGTGGGTAAGAGAATTGAGGCCAGAATATCATTTGGGGATTGCTTTTGACCCGCGCCAAAATAAATATCATGTGTGGTCAACCGGAACGGGGACGTTTGACAATATCGAAGTTTACGCTGACACCCCCGACGATGCTCTCTTTGAGTTAATCGTCGCCATACTGAAGAAGTGACAACTTCGACAGTTGTTCACTAAAGGAGAAGGGATGAGTCCTCTTATTGCTTACAAGGATGATGGTAACGGTAACGCAGTATTTGATACGCGATGTCCCAAGTGCCGCCGATTCACGACCCCGCCTAAAACCATAGCCGGGTATAAGTGCATTGCTAAGTGCAAGCGGTGTGGTGATGTCGAATTGGAATATGATGGACAATATTCAGATGAAGAGTGTGGGATAAAGGAGAAACAATGACGGCTGAAACGGCTTTTTTTATCGGCTACCTCGTGAGTGGCGTCGTTTGCATCTCTGCTGTATGGTGGGCGGCAAGGAGACGCAAATGACAACTGAAAGGAGTGAGGAATGACTGAACGTCAAGAGCTACATTGTCATGAATGTGATAAATATGTTCAGTTTAATGTTGATATTAGCTTAAACGGTAATCACGTTCTCCATTGTCCCAATTGTGGCCACGAACATTGCCGAGTTGTCTTAAATGGAAGAATTACATCCGACCGATGGGATAGACGCAACGGCATACAAACATATTATGTCGCTGCCGCCACAACCAATAGTTCAACAGTCAGTACATGGGATGGTTACTCTACCGTAAATCCCAATACTACAGTAGCAACAGGATTTGTATATCGGGCATGGATGAATACAACGATAGGGACTTAAATATTGGATAAAATATATTCTCATAAAGATGCAATATTATTTATTAAGAAATATACTTATAAATTTTATGGTCATTATCTAAAAAATAAAACCGATGATTTTATCGGAGATTGTTGTTTAAGATATTGGATTCAATTCAAAAAAAATAAAAAAATTAATTTAAGAAAGTTGGTTAAGTGGGAATTTGGGGATTATTATAGGAATAATGTGGAACTTAGTCGCAGGGGTGTTAAAAAGATAGATTTTATTGAATTAAGTGATAATATTTTAAATAATTATTCTTATGTTCCTAATTATTATACAGAATTGTTTATTAATTTAAATAAAATAGATAAAAAATTGAAAGATTTTCTTATTGATACGTATATCTTAGGGAAGACAGGGATAGAGGTTAGCAAAGAAAGAGGAGTAACTAATTCAATGGCTACGATATGGAAAAGACAAGCTATTATCGCCATGAGAAAAAAAATGGGAATTAATCCCAATTTACCAATTCCAAAAACGAAATGAATATAAAGGAAAATTGAAATGGCACAATCAAGTGGAGTGGATGGCTTAACATTACTAATTTTGACTTTTATAATATTAAAATTAACCCATGTAATCGATTGGTCGTGGTGGTGGGTATTGTCACCATTATGGATAACAGGAATATTTATTTTGTTTGTTATTATTGTTATGTTAATATTTTCATTTTTAACAAGATAATCCAAAGGAAATACCATGAAAGAACAAGAAATTCGGAAAATAATTGATGATTTTTATCTTGCAGAGGAACAGATGGATATATTAAGACAAAATGCTTATTATGTTGGCCGAGATGTTGCTTCTTTTAGAGGAAAGGACTATCCATCTCTTAGTAATGTATTCCCCTCAGAAGAATACAATGGGATAAGTATCAGTAAGGTAGATATCACCATTGAGTGGCAAGAATACCACTGTGGCGAGGATGATTTTTACCATTTTAATTTTCCTTTGTTTTATCTCTGGGAAGATTGGAAAAAAGTAGAGGAACTAAGATTAGAAAAAGAGAAGATTGAGAAAAAAACACAGAAGAAAGAAAGGCAAAACAAAAAAGAGAAGACCAAGAGAAAAAAGAGATAGAAAGAAATGAACGGGAAAAAGAATTATTTGAAACCCTTAAAGCAAAGTATGGAAATTAGGAGTTATTATGGGTGATTCGTTGGCGGTAGTAAACAACTATGAGGTTGCCTCAGTAATGGACAAAGCTCTCGATATGGGAAGCGCGGCCATTGCTAAGTTAGCCGAAATGGTAGAACAAACTGCCCCTAAATTATGGGAGATAGCAATCAAACAAGTTTACGTTGATGCTATTGGGGATGTTTTAGTGGCATTAGTAATAATGGCAGGGTTTTTTACGGCAGGTTTTGTAATAAATAAACTCAAAAAGTATACAGAAACTAGAGATGGTAGGATTGGATGTGATGTCGGTAAGTGGATATGTTATATAATGGGACTTTTTATTTTTGTGATAGCTTTAATAAACTCAGTTACTTTGTTACAGATTTACATGAATCCAGAATATTATGCAATTAAATTAATTTTAGAAATGGCAGGGATATAATGGAAGTTAAACAAAAAAATGCGCCCGATATTCAAATTGAGAGTAACGCTGATAATGAAAAAAGCTTTATCAGAGTAGTTGTCATTGAAAAACCTTTTATTTTAGAAATGATAAAATTATAACAAAAGAAATAAAAATGTGGAAATATTTTGGAAAAATTTTTTTATTATTGATAACGGGATTAGAGTTGGGAATATTTATATGGTCATTATTTAATGGGAAATTTTTACTATCTTCCCAATCTTTCCTTGCTTTTGTAATATTACTTGGATTATTTTTATTGATAGTAAAAGCGGATTAGCGGATTTTATAAACAATATAAAGGAATGAGTCAGCCAAAAAATAGAGCCGGAAAATTTTTTCAAGAGGGGATTTAAGAAAAGTCCATCATATTGAGTCAATGGAAAAGGGGGGACGTTATATTTGGTGACCACTATACAGTATATCCTCGATATTAAGACCTTTTTTGTCCTGTTTAAGCCCCGTCATCATGGGCAATTATGACCTTTATTATCCTCTTTAATCCTGGACTTATCACTCTTCTTTCAATCTTGGATATATTAATCCATTATAAATATATATACATATATCAATATAATAATATATAAATATAAACATATATCTATATATACATATGCTAATATAGATATATAGTTATATATGAATATATAGTACAAAAAAAATTGCCCGGTCGATTAGACCGGGCAAGTTTTATTATTTAATCTGCTGGAAAAAAGTCATCATTACTATCGACTATCCCGACAAATTCAATTGAATAGCATTCATAATAAACAAATCCACAATTGTTGCATTTGTTTTGGTATGACGAATCGTAATGTATCAATGATGCCGAATTAAACTCAATGTCATTACTAAAACATTTGGGACACGTTCCAGCTTCGATTATTTTATACTTCATATTATTATACCTCGCTGTCCAATATAGGCAAACTTAACTCGAAGCTTCCATACTTAAAACGGGTCAAACTTGCAAGGTTAATTTTTCGATAATCTTTACAGTTAAAATCATAGACGGTCAAATAACCGTATGTATCATCGACCGCTTTTTGGTTCGGTGTCGCCGTACCTTTAACGTACTTAGCAACACCGATACGACAAGCCATATGGCGCATATCGCCGTTCTGCTTTTTGAAAGTACAGCCGAAAATTTTTCCATTTGTACTTCTTAAAAGCGCACGACGTAACGCAATCTGATTATTCAATGACAGATTAGAATATGACATTTTAGACCTCAATTGTTTGAATTAAAGACCATTTACTCATATTTAATTTGCTTAAATATGCTTTAGCTTCATATACCTTAATAAAGCTTGGATATACGGCATAATAGTATTCTATATCGCACTGAATTGACCGCGATATACCATAACCCATATATTTTGATATATCATTATAATATTCATTTTTTTTATCGTATTTTGTTGTCGCGTCCATAAAGGCATATAAGACTTGTGCGGCCTTATATTCCCAGTCGCTCGAATTGCGATATTTATTAAAATCGCGCACTAATGGTATAAGCAATGGTAAGATACCCTCCTCATAACCGTCTGTATGTTTATATATCAAAGTTTTATACTTTGATAATTTATCGGTGTCATTTTCATAAAAACCAATTTGGCATCTAGTACTCATTTTATAACCTCTTAATTAATGAATAATATTGTATATTATCCGGTTCGTTTTAATAGTACATAAATGGCATAATCTACAATTGCCTTTACATACCAAAGTATTTTTTTGTTTAATCTCTTTTAGTTTATTGGCTGAAATAATCTGGAATTGATTATCTGCCATAAAACCGGAACCATTGACGACTAAATTTCTAAAATCGTATTTTTTGACTATATTATATATATCCTTTCTAGCAGTATATAAATACGTTACTATTCCGTATCTATATAGTTTATTGCTAATGTCGATTAACTTAAAAAAATTATTGACGTTGCCAATATCACCGGACTCATTCAGCCGCAAGTACTTTATATAATCAATATTAGTTCCTGCATCCGATATTAATTGATTCACAAAGCTTGTACTAGTACAATTCTCAAAAAATACCGATTGGCGCACTCTATATGCCAAAATACCGGGATATAGTCGTTCCGCCTTCAAAGCGTAACATAGGCCGCTATAATATTTGCGGTCTAATAAATCACTTGGCATATTATCCAATTGACAATATCCAAGCTTGCGACTAGAGCAAAACGTTGACGGTTCCAAGTTAAAAATTGCCGTATTATTCGGCAATTTTCGATTTCCGAATGTAAAAAATTGACCATTGAATCTGTTTTTTTTCATAATCAATTTAAGTCAACAAGCTTATAAATTCCATTATCAATTTTGGCTTGCGTTTGTTTTGTGGTTTCGCTTAAAAATTGATTTCTATATTTAGTTGTGGTTTTGGAATAATTCCAAGTATTAATATCAAGATATACTTGCTGTTTACCATTTTCAAAAATGATTTTGACGATAATGGAATTATAAGACTGAAAAACAGTATATTCCGAATCGTATAAAATAAATTGATTATGAATTGGCTGACCGTTTTTATTTTTGAATTGAGATATTTTCATTTTATTTAACCTTTTTAATTAAACCGTTTTCCATATAAACTTCGGCATACCACTTTCGTATATATGGTGAAGGTCCCACGACACAAAAATGACCATTTTCCTTATACTCCAAGCCAAAAATGGAGGTCTCGACATAATTCAATGGCTTGCCGACGTTCTCTTTTAATTGTTTTTTTGTCTTATAACTTGCGCTAATCATTTTTAATACTCCATATTAAGGGTTAATTGTTGCGGCAACGTTTTTACATAATCGTTAGCTTGACTAATACATTCATCAAAGTCAAAAAAACCATAACACGAATCTAAAAAATTACCACTTTTGTCTTCTACAATATAACCGTAACATTCGCCGGATATATATTTGTCATATATATCGACTTCACCAATCAAATATTTTTTAATTTGTTTAATGAAGCTTTTTGTGATATTTCTACGACTATACTCTTTACGTAGCTTGTCATATGTTACGTATATTATCCCGACTTGTCCCCAATCCCAGCCTTGCGAATCTACCGCCCGAAACCGTTCAGCGTTACAAGATATACTTATTCCGCTATGTTCAAATAGATATAAAGGCAAATAAACAGACTTATTTTTTTTTATAAATTCGCATAATTCTCCGGTATCTCTAAAATCTGTTTTATCGCCTAAGACGTACCGGTCATGAAAGCAAGCCATTATACCTAAATTATCATATTCTCTAGGACTTTCCGGGTTATCATCTTGGACGATTTTTATGACATAATCGCCGTTTTTAATAATCTCTAAGCTATCCATACTTTCACCATCTTAAAAAGCTATAGGTATAGTTAACAAAAAAAACAAAAAACAAATTGTACGTATCATGTAGTTTTTACTCTATATTAAGATTAATTTTATATTCAATTTTTCCGTTTCGTCTATTATTGACTTGTTTGTCGATTTTATCACTAAGTACGGTTTTGATTGCATGTACAAATTGCAAGCCGATATACAGCAATAAAAGCGATTCACAAGCTTTTTAATAGAGCTATTTAGTTTTCAATTAGCAGGTTTCATTCAACAGTCTCAATATACTTATTATCGGTTGAGTGTCAATATAATTGAGCAAAAAACATATATATAATGATAAAAAAAAATGCAAAAAACATGCCAAATTATTTTTTATTTTATGCTAAATTTATCTTGACAAATGACGACGTATTAATTATAGTATATTGCTTATTTGTTATTTTGATAATTGACAATTGGATATACTGGACAGTATAATCCATTTTATCCGATACCGGATAAATAAAACTAAAACCGGACAAAATCGGTCTTCTATAACTATATCCAAAAATCTCTAATTCAAAAATCGTGCCAAGTCTATAATTATTTCCTGGATTGAATAATTTTCTTATTTTCGGCACATTTTTTGCTGTACCCATCAAAAGTGTGGCAAATTTGACACATACGCAAAAGATACGCAATAGAAGATTTAACAATAAAAACCCTATTAAGCTAATATACAAAATAGCAGGGCAATTTTGATTTTTTCGATTTAAGCTTATATACACAGGAGCAGCGAAAATTTTGCACTGTGAAAGGAGATTTATGTATCCACGATTTAGAGTTTCTGGAAGATTATTTTATGATGGAGAACAGGCTTGTTTATTTGCACAACATCATGCAGTTGTAACAGGCCAAAAAATCACCGTCATGCAACAAAATGATGGATATTCTCATCCATTTGTTTTGTTAACTTTTGATATGATGGGAAAACAAGTATGAGTTTTAGAGTCATCTACCGCTTCAAAAGGTCAGGTTCCAGGGGAATTAAGCTATTCGAAAGCTATAGTGATATAGTCGAATGGCAACACAAGATGAGAGATTTTATAGTAATCATCAGTTGGGAAGAGATTGAGAAATAACAATGGAAAATCCCTTTGAAAATGTTGTAGAGGTAAATAACCCACGTTTAGAAGCAATGAAAAAAGCTTGTTGGTACCGACTAAATCGATTTACCAACGTCAACGTGGTCTGCCACGTCCAGTATGCCAAATACAGCGTCAGTGCTGACAAAGTGACAGAAACCATATTCGTAAGAGGATAACATGAACTTACGTGAACATCCCCATTCCGCAAGGTGTGAGAACTGTATATTTTGCTTATCGGTAGTCAGTGTTGGCTACTGTAAACTCCACAATCGAATCATTGAAATTAAAGACAAGTGTGACGATTGGGAAGTTAAATAGGATAACAACGTCCGTTAAGAATCCCCTGCCAAAAACAGGGGATTTTTTTTAGTGAACAACGAAAGAAGTTATCACTTCTTTAGTATGTGTAAAAACTTGCATATATAAAATGTTTCACGTGAAACATTATGGATAAATGGGTATATTTATCCATATTAGGAGCAAAAAGAGAGAGGGTGGGGAGGCGTAAGTCATTGGCGTTTAAGGAGTTGTATGCGTAATGAGGCAATGGGTATCCTTTATACCCCTTTTATACCCATTTCATACCCAATAACTTACCCTTTTTCCCCACTTTCTCCCACCTTGTTGTATATTTACAACAGTTTGTTATAAATACACGACACCTATGTTCGGTTTACCGCACATTATGTAAAGAAAACTTGACAAACTGTGTCAAATTTGACACACTGCCAACATGTCAGTCGGACTGCCATTTTGTCATGATTTGAATATAATACTTTTCCCCTTCTCCGCTCTGGCAATGATGGCACGGATTCTCTCTTTGCTGTGGGGCAATATTCCGTCCCATTCGAGAATATCTTTTAATAATTCCAGCGTCTCCGGCGCGGTGGCTGGGTTAATCCCTGAAGGTCTTATTATTGTGCGATTGTCAAGATAGTCGGCCCATTCTCTTAAATTGTCTGCGGTAAATTGTTTTGATTCACTTTTCTCCAAATCGTCTTTCTCTTTAATCACCATAGCTCCTTTCTTATTTTAATAACTATCTATTATTCTATCGCCCCTTGAGAATACAGACAAAACAGTATAGCCTGTAAAAACTCCTCACTCCTTTTATCTTCTTTTATAAATATAGGGTTATTATAATATTTTTTTATCCCCTCCCATATATCGGGATTTATTACAGGCATTCCCTGACAATTATTACCAATATTATAATATTGATATGGATAACGGTAAAATTGGCAACCAAACTCCCCCAATAAATTCCACACCACCCTAATAATATCATATGAGTCCAACCTAAAATAATCACACCACCTTACAAACGCTTTACCATTAAATGGAATCTCTTTATTGGGATAATAAACCGCCTTAAATTCCTTCCTTCTCGAAGATTGACAACCTGCCATATCACCAGTAAAATACCTCATTTTAACACCTTTCTAAACAAAAGTTTGAAATTTTGTTCGAAAACTTTTTCAAAAACTAATTTGAAAATTTGTTTGAAAATCTTTTTGAAAACTAATTCGAAAAACTTTTCGAAAAAAAAGTCGAAAACCACGCAACCTCACGAATTTGACAATCTGTGATTCAGTTCACTTTTACCTATCCTCAAAAAACCGCCATATCTCGATTCTAAGACACTTTTTACCGTTATCCATACCAATCTATGGGTTAAACTAAGAAAACTCCACAGCAAGCCTCTTTCGCAGTTTTTTGCCCATTCTTACAACCCCTCTTTAACTGTTTTTTGGCTCTACCCTTCCGTTTCAAGTCTGTTAATTCTCCTAAAACTGCTCCAACCGATTGGTGGTCTTTGTTTTGAACAAAAAAGGGTAGTAGGGCATTTTCCAAAACAACTTGATTAGCCGACTGAATGGCCGCGCCCTTCACCTTACGTCTGCTTGATTTTTATTTATGCTGACCATTCATACCACCTTGCCGTCAGTATTTTAAGACCAAACGTCTCGATTTCATCCAAATAAAAAATTCGGCATAATTATTGTCACAGGGCTTCCCTGTGTTTATTATTTTATTAATCTTATTAATAAAATAAGAAACTACTCTTGACGTTATACTTGAAGAGTAAGGTTAGACGTCAAGTGTAGTACTAAATGTTATATATAATATTATATATAATGTTATTTAACGTCAGTCTCTGGTATAATGTTATATATAAAGGGATATCATTCAAAATCCTTCCTCATGTCTTCTGGCATGGTTGCTATAAAACAAGCTACCAAACCGCGCAATTCGTCAGCCCTTGTTTGAATCACTATTTGGGATAACTTCAAAGAAGGTACTGCACAACCTTCACTATCCATTATACCATCCTTATCACTGAAATTTCTATATGCGATAGTACCCATATACTTTCTTACAGGCCACCAATATGAAAATCCCGGAGAAGATGGATGAAAATAAAACAAGTAATTACTCTGCATATAAATATGTTCATGATTTAATATAAATTCAGCCCAACATAGTCCACTTTCACTAATGTCTTTCTGTACCCCGTCCCTCTCACTAAACGGAGTTAAATATGCCTCCGCTATTCTTAACCACTTATCCCTCTGATACCCTGCTTTACTTTTTGGAAAATATTTCATTTTATCTTTCCTTCCATCCATTCTTTTAATTTTTCCAAATCCTCGACTACCGATGGATTCTCGTCTTTCAATAACCTTTCAATTCTCTTATAAAGAGTTTTATGGAAACATGGAATCTGCTTCTTGCCCCTAAAATCACCCAAAGGACAATCAATACAATTGAAACTCATTTCTACACAAACAGCACAATGTTTGTAAGTACCAAAAAACTTAAGTAAATCGTAATTTTCTTTTTTCTCACTTACGTTTTGTAAATCGTTTTTTTTGGATATAACAGAATTACATTTAATACTGTTTATATACTTATCAATCGCAAACGTACTGGCTCTTATTCTCCACTTCCCTCGCTTTACACGATTGATAATAGGGATAATCTTGTGAGTAATGGTTAATTTAATTGCCTTTTCTATCATCTGTCACTCCTATCTCTTTTAATCTTTTTGATAGAACCTTACTATCCATCCAAGTTCCGAATGGAGTCTTACCCCACTCTTCGATATTATACTTTTTGGATGCCCATTCTTGTGCTTCCTCTAAACACCCCTTCTCTTCATCCCTGCCGCGAATAGTAAAAACCTTACAACCACTATCATACCAAGGAGCACTAGAATTAGTTATGAATCCTGGACGAACAACTACATATTTAGCAGGTTGTGACCATCTTCCACGGTCTTGATTTTGTTTTGTTATATAAACATTTCCATGCCCAGCTAACTGAAAAGAGTTAAAAATATGTTTCTCCCTCAATTTTTCTCTCATTTTTTTTGCTGAAACTTTCATACTCTCCTCTTTTTTATTTTCATGAACACTAAACTGTCTTTTATTTCGTTAGCAAGTTCAACCGCTACCTCATATGACCGTCTCTCTAAAAGATGATGGCTCAACCCATATGGGAAATCTTTGAACCATACAATAACATCATATGAATGAGCTACCCTCGGATTTTCTCTGACTTCTATTTCCATTTATTTTCCTATCCTTGAAAAAACCCAATTTTTTAATTCTATTAAACTTACAATCGCTACGATTGGACTACCATTTTCAAATACATAATCATTTATACTTTTGTCACACCGATTGTAAATATCGGTTTCGCAACATGCTTTGTGTGTATATTTATCATACAAGGGACAACTTCCACAATTACCCCCCTCAATTCGATACTTCTGACAACATCCACAATGTACGACAGAATTAAAAAACGTCCAAAGACTTTTCGATTTTTTCTGTGAATTCCCATCCATAATATCTCTGACTCTGATTTTTTTATCTCCCCTTCGTATTGCACCTATCAACGGGTCAATTTTATGTTGAATAGTTTTTTTAATTATTTCCCTATCGGTTTTCATCCACTTATTCATTTTTATTCTCCTTTGGTTTTTTCTATCATATTTTTTAATTTTTCCAATCTTTCATTGTCCATTTAATAACCTTTCTTTGAATTTCATATTATAATCAACACAAACATCAAGACAATTTTTCTTGCAAATAGGGTCATTTGATATATCATGACCGATTACCCACATAAACCTGTCTCGTCTTGTGAATGCACCAATCTTACCAATATAATCACCCTGCTCTCTCATGTAAATAATACAAGGGAAATGATATCCCTGAGCCACAGCCATATCATCAAGAGCCATATAACATCTGTCACAAGATTTATCAATACCCCTGACATGACGACCATCACGAATATTATTTATCCGATATTTCAAAATGGGATGGCACTCTAAGAGAGAATTATCAATATTTTTCCCTATATCAGACAATTGTTTGTTATACTGTGCCGAAGGAATAATCCTGATGTCAGCAGGGTTAAAAGAATGTCCCCTGCCGATTGTATCAAGAGCATGACCAACATTATCGGGAGTAAACACAATTCCTAATGTTACATATGTAATACGTGCTAATTCTTCAATATTAGTACAGATGGTTTCAAATGAATTACACTTCCCCGACATTAATTCGGCAGTACAACAAAAGGCACTATCAAATGATATTGAGAAATCGTTAACACCAAGAGAGTGCAGGTAATAATACTTCCCAAGAGGATAAGAACCATTAGTTGATATGGCGATGTGTTCGACCCCGGCTTTTTTGCATTTCCTGACCAAAGAACACAACAAGTCATATTTCACCATCGGTTCACCACCTGAGAATCTAATATTCTTTAGTCCCTGAGATATCCAATAATCAACAATTCGATGTGCCTCATTCCAATTAAGGTCACCTTGTATGTTTGTTTTTAATCCTCTACAATAGTTGCATTTGAAATTGCACCTATCAGTCAAAATCAATTCACATCGCCACAGGGGAGACTGTGCCGAAGCTTGACTTACTCTATAATCTGATAAGGTATAAAAACCGATATCTTCTAATTTCATATATCTTCCTTGTCAAAGACATAAAGTAGTATTCTGATAATAAAAATACCCATCATACCTTCGAAAAATGTAGGACTTGGATATTCCATAAGAGCATTTATAAAAAGCAACAATCCCAGTATAAATGCACCAAAAAGTGTTTCTAATATAGACATAATTACCCCTTAATGTTAAAAAATGGAGTCAACTTGGTTTTAATGACAATTGTTTTTCCTTGCGATTCCATAACATATTCGATATCTTTATACGCCATAGGAGACTCGTCAATATGGTTCTGGTCAGTTTGACATCCATAAACATCTCTTACCATCCTCTTAAAATCATCTACCGACAAAATCTCCTTAGCTTGTTTTCTCGAAAATCTGCGACCTGCACCATGCGAACATGCCCAATGAATTTTCTGTGCTTCAGGTGTTGATTGTACTATATAACTGTTGGTTCCCATTGACCCGGCCACGATAGCACTATCAAAAGCATTAATGGCTCCTTTATAATGAATTATTTGACTGTTAATAATATCGACGTGAAGAAAATTATGTGGAGTATCAATCCATCCCAAACTACCACTGATTAAACCTTCTTGAGCCATGTAATTAATAATCAATTTAGCCATGATGTTTCTATTTTGATGAGCAAAAGAAGTAGCATAAAGATATTCTTCATAGTAATTATCATAATCATCATCGCCTTCGGAGAACCCACCTAAACCAGTTGGGATGAGCCCATTGGTATATTCTGCCGTAGTTTTGGCTTTTTCCATATACTCCGATGCAATACGATGCCCGATATTTCTTGACCCAGAATGAATTAATAGATAAACAAACCCATCATCTCCTCTGGTAAGTTCAATAAAATGATTCCCACCGCCAAGAGTACCGAGTGAGAGTAATGCATTGAGATTGTATTTTTCGTTTATTTCGAATGTTTCACTGATAAATCTTTGCCCTGTTTTGTAAACAAAATCCCCAATACCGTCAACGGTTGTACGATGATTGAATCCCAGTGGAATATTCGTTCTGATAAAATCTTCCAATCTTGCAAGAGAGATGTTATCAAAAGGAGCATGTCCAAAGTCAAGTCTTTCACACCATATTCCACATCCGATATCATACCCAATCATGCTCGGTGAAATAAAATTAATGAGTGGAATAACCGACCCGATAGTTGCCCCCTCACCTGCGTGAACATCGGGGAGAATAATAAACGGGGCGTCCAAGTAAGGATGTTTTGAAACTCTTGCAATCTGCTCTAAAGCACTTAATTCAATTTCTTCTTCGGGGATTAAAGATATTGCGTTGTAAATTTTATACATAATATTTTCCTTTTATTTTGTGAATTTCATGTTTTTATTCAAAACACCAAATGTTCCGATACTTGGACAGTATGGTGTTGGTTTACCCTTACGTTTTGCGAAAACGTAGACTCTCCTGCCGACTTTTTCTGCATGAAAGATTGTACCATCAACCCGTCTTACTTTCTGTCTTCCGTATAATCTTTCTTTAGCTGTTTCGATTGAATATATTTTATTCATTTTTATTCTCCTATTCTGAATTCTTTTAATACGGATGATGTTTTTTCTATTTTCTTTTTCAATTCTTTTAGGCCTTCTTTTCTCCATCGACTGGCTGTACCCAAAGAACATTCCATGACCTGAGCAATTTCATGTATTTGATAACCATCGAAAAAATTAAGTTCAATGGCTCTTTTATAATTATATGGTAAGTTTTCAATTGCCTGATACAATAGTGTATAATCCTTTGGTGTTTGAAGTTGATGAAGAGATTGTTTTTCTTGAGAATAATTATAAAACCTTTTTTCTGCTCTGTCAGAATCAATCACTGAAGACCGCACTATTTGCCACACGTTAATGTCTCGTTCTTCTAATTTATTCCCATTGGTATCATCTTCTATTAGTTTGGTAATACGGTTGAGAATCCTTTCCTCAACATCAAAAATATCCTCAATGTTGGAAAAGTATTTGCTTCTGCTTATTCTGATTGTTTTATTTTGTAACTCAATAAATTTGTTCATCATTATTTCTCCCTAAAATTTCCACATTCTTAAATGGTAGTCTATATCTTTTCCTCAGAAGGGATTTGTGTTTTTCGAAATATCCTATTCCATTGGTACAATCAACCCCACCAAAATATCCTATCGTGCCGACATCATATGGACATCCTTTATAAACGACCTTTATTTTTACCGTAAAAGCGAACATTTAGTCTCCTTTTTGATAGTAGTTCCCCTCTCCACATCGTGGGCATTCGATTAATAGTAAATCACTGTGATGTAAGTTGTATTCTCTGAATCCATCTCCTTTGTATTTGCATTTAATACAATGAGCAGTTATTCCATCGGAATAGATTCTATCAGTATGTAATTCCTTAACCACCATCGGTTCCAATTCCCAATCATCTTCAATATCAGAGGGGTCTTTGTAGTTGATGTTATTTTTCTTCTTCAAGTGAAATCTTAATAGAATCTCTTCGATGATTTCATCTACTCTGAAAACATCCTCTTCTCTTGACTTAAGAAGAAAGTGCTCCCTTACTTTTCTGAGTAAGTAGTAAACTAATCCTATCTGATGTTCACTTAGATTAACTTTTTTGAATTTCATTTTTGTCCTCCTTAAAATCAATCATATAGCGAATCCTGAAAAGGGCTTCATTTTTCACGTCATCGGGAATAATGATGTTCTCAATTTTTATATTTGATTCGCGTCTATCATAGTAGTTATAATAGCGGTCTGTTCTATATTTATGCCGTGTGGTGGGGCGCGATTCCTCATAATAATATGACAGCCTGATGTTGAAGTCGATAACATCGAACCAATATCTGTGCCGTTTGAGTTTAGCCCACTTCTCTCTTATAACCTCATAATGAAAGTTCATCATTCAATTTTCTCCTTTATTTCCCAATTTGTATAAAATTGTTCCTATTTCCATAGTTTTTATTCTCCATAAATTTTATTTAATGGAATTATTCTTTCTTCACGAGTTCTTGCCATTTCAATAATATCCCCCAATATCCCCGATTTCATTTGGCCATCATTAATTCCATCGCACTTTCTTATTTGTTCGATAGACCTGTTCCCCATAGTACGTGATATTATAAGGACAAGATGGCGCATTGTCAGATAATCTTGTATTAAATCAGAGAAACAATCTTCTATGATTTCATGTATCGGAGTGTCGATATCTCTTCTTTCTTTTGGAAATACCATTGACATTGGAACTTTGGTATTATTAAATGCATTAACAATTCTTGTTGATGCATTTCTACTGTATATTGTAGTCATTGTTTATCCTTTGTTTTCTAAAATTTTTTACGAAAATATTACTGAAAATTATCCGGTCTTGATAAAAATGATTCGCAATCAATACATAGATATTCGGTGTATTTACCATTTAGCAATTCAACTATCTGTCCATTTGTATCATCTGTTTCAAGTGCCGACCATTGACCGCAACAGTCACATTGAAAAACCGAAATCTCCTCTTGGTCGTTTTTGTCTCTATTAAACCAATCCAATGCTTCTTGTTCTGAATTAAACATCTTCTTCCTCACTATAATCACTAATGATATCTTGGCAAAGATTTACTAATTTCTCTTTTGATACCTCTTCTTCAAAAGATGTTTCATTGTCCCAATTATCATAGCAATCCTGTAAGTCCTTTAATGTATTACGAAATCTACAATAACTCATGTTAGACATTATAGTTTCCTTTCTACCAACACAGTGGTTGTTCAAATGTCCATTTTCTTGGTGGTTGATTGAGATATGTAAAGTCCATAATTACCTCTCGATATATTTTGCATCAACGTGGATGATGTCGTCAATCTTTATAACTGGTTCATCACCTATAATGACCGTTCTATCGACACTGGTTATTCTTATTTTGTTTCGTAGTGCGACTACCCACACTCCATTAACTTCTCTACCCAAATCAAAAGTTCCAAGATTGTCCCCATACCCTTGAAAATTCGGATGATTAATATAACTCATTTAATTTTTTCTCCTACACTTTTAATTTCACTAACATAAACGTCGCCATATTCTCCATCACACAATGGTGATGTTACATAACAAAACCATCTTGCGTAAGGATTTATTTTTTCTTTTGACGGTGACTGGTATTTCTTTAGAACATACCATTTCCAACTACCATCATAACTTGACCATATCTCGTATGGATTTTCTTTCTTGACCGTCTTTCCACATAAATTCTTTTCCATTTATTCTCCTATCACTATAAAAGGATGACCAAACTGAAGAATATCACTGTGACTTTCATCAATTCGACCGAAATTAGTAACTCTAAAAAATTCATCAGTATTTTTATCATAGACAGTAACATCTTTATTTAGGTCATTTTGATTGAATGTTTTTATTTTTTCAAAAAGTTCTTTGTATGTCATATCTGCCCCAATCTCCTTCTATGGGTAGTAACTTCCTCTTCGGTCACCATCCCCATAGACAATTGATTAAAAAAGTTTACAGCGTTATTATACCCATTTCCATAATCAGGATGATTACAAAACACTCTTACCAAGTCTCCCTCTCTATAAACCATATAGAGAGGGAAGCCAAAGTCATAATTATAATCGAGTGAAAAATACATATTACTCCTTTTTGAATGTAATAACTGCCCCCTTCCCCCTTATTTCCATGATATTCTCAAGAATAGCTCTACGATATCCTTGGTCACTCAAACTATAAAGAGTGATTAGCCCTTTGTCAGAGTCAGTTTCAGCACGATTAGCTTCAATACCCTTAGTGTACTTACTGACCCCGGTACGACAGTTCATTTCTTTGATACGACCATCTTTGGTTTTGTACTTAATACTGAAAAAACTATCCCCCATTGAATCAAGGACACTCTTAACATAGGTTGTATTGGGTGTTTTCTTGGCTTTCTTATTTTCCTTTTCTCCGAAAGAGATAATTCTGAATTTATTACTTTTGTTATATTTAATAAATGTTTCTAAATCCCATCCCTCATCGTCCCACTTAGAATGCCCCTCTGAGGGGTACAAATATTCGAGATTGTTATTGATAAGTCTATAATAAACTACTCCACAGGCTTCCTTTGAAACAATTCCACCATTCAGCAAAATTTCTTCGGCTGTTTTTGCCCCAATTTCATCACCAATTTGCCTTGCAACCATAACATCATCCATTGTTTCCTCTTTTTTTATTGTTTTCTTTTTCTTTAGGGGATTTCCATTAATAATATATTTTGTAGTATTGATAGCTTTGTCGGTAAACGTAATATAATTATGAAAACTCAAATGCCAATCAGGACTATTCCCTCTTTTTTTATAAAGAGTACCATTATCAATTTTATAATTGATAGTACCGTCTTCGGAAGAAACTATCTTCCCGTTTTCCATTGCCTTCCATAAATCTGATAGTGTCATGTTAACCTCACTCTTAAAAATTTTGGCCGTCTTTACATTTGCCGAAGCAAATAAAGAAGTTTTTTCATAAACACTGGAAATCCAATAGTCCCGTTTATCAATTTGGGCGTATGTTAGTCTACCATCCCGTACTTGGTAAACCAAATTTCCATGTTGAATGATTCCACCACTTTCCAATTCTTTGATGATTTCTTTTTTGGTCATTTTAATCTTCTAATAAAAATGTTAAAGTGGATAAACCTTACCATGAAGGTCTTCTAATAGTTCATTTAATTTTTCCCCGATATATCTTTTTTTTCTTTGTTAATTTGAAGATAATGTAATCTTCTTTCTTCACTATATTCAGCAAGTGTTTTTAGTCTTTTAATCTCTTGGTTGTGTTGAATAAGGTACTTCCCTTTAGGAGCTACCCAATAAGCGATATCAATTCTATTCTCAAATACCCCACGACAACTATGACATGCCTTTCTTTTTTTGCCAAGGTACTCATTGATTCTTCCACAAACCTGACACTGTTCTTGTTTGAAATTAAGGTCGGGTAATTTTGGATTATTCATTTTTTATCCTAATATTTATTCTTTAATCCAAAACAATCATTTGTTCGATATTTTTTATCTTTTTTTCTATTTCACTATTTTTCAAGTGAAAAGTATATTCTCCTTTTGGGTGTCCATATTCTTCAATCCCTATTATATTGTCCAATCGCTCAATATAGGGATAATTTTCATTGTGAAGAATAATTGTCTTTGGAGTTTGAAAATTATCCCTATATT